CTTCACGCCAGAGGAAATGGCTGACACTACAGCCACAGATGAGGAGATTGAAGAGTCGATGATTACTGCCGGATTCATGACAATGGATTGCTTTAAGATCAACAAAGAAGACGAAGACGAATAAGGAAACACTATGAAAACTCACACAATTATTATTCTGCCAGATGGCGAAACTTGGAATACAATCGGCGACTGCACCATCATGGTCATAGACGATAAACAATTCAAAGAACTTTGCGAGGATCAAGTCAAAGCATGCGAGATGAAACCTGTTGCAGCACTTTCGTTCAATGATTTGGAAATTAGTTCATAAGGAGACACTATGGCAGACCGAGATCATTGTATGGAAGTAGTGAAGGCGTATGACAGAGTTACAATCGTAATGGATTGCATCATGGAGCATTGGTTGGAAGGCAACTGCAATCCACCCAAGGAACTGATTGACCAGTACTTTGAAACTAAGGATGAAGCCTTTCAAGCATTGTATAATGACTTTGACCACATTAAAGAGAATCAACGCTTTGCTGAAGAAACTCGTGGTATGAACAGAGAGTTTTATAAAAAAATAGATCAACAATTTGGAGTGACTGAAACGCCCATGTTGTTTGAAGAAGATTAACTTAGGGCGCGGTGGCGGAATTGGCATACGCAGCAGACTTAAAATCTGCCGACTGTAAAGTCTTGTGGGTTCAAGTCCCACCCGTGCTACATATATTCCCGTAACTCAGTTGGATAGAGTAACAGATTTCTAATCTGTAGGTCGTTGGTTCAAATCCAACCGGGAATGCTTGACAACCAATAGAAAGGTGCTACAATGCATAAGAATAATTTATATATTATGTTTTGGCGGTAGTTCCCAAAACCGCATAGCGGTAGCCTACGGTTGCACGGTTGGACACTAGCCGTATGATTAGTGTCGTACAGAAGGGTGGCTGAAACGTAGTTAGAGCGCATGCCTTATAAGCGTGAAAATGTGGGTGCAACTCCCGCCCCTTCTATTTGTTCCTGCCCGTGTTCAAGTCGTCTGGGTCATAGCATCTTAACCTTCTTTAAGGTTAAGATAACATGGGATATGACGTTCTTTTTTCACACGGGCAGGAACTTTTTATTAAGCTACTATCAGAGCCTGGCCTCCCAGGCTCTGATGTTTTTTTATATTATTATGATAGTAGTGGACGGTACCGGACTGTTATCGGACCTGGATAAAAAAATCTTGGAGGTGGGGTTGACTTTAGAAAGTTTGTGTGGTAAAATTGGGGCATGAACAGCAACATTGATAACCGTAAAAAGAACTTCCTCGCAGCCCTTGAGATTCTCAATGGTACACCCTCTACCTTGGCAGATGCCATCTACAGCAGGGAGCAGTGCATGGCAGCACTTGACCGTGCATGGCAGGATGCTCCCCATGATCCACGCTACAGCGTTCTTCCGGCTTGGCTTGTGCAGAACAAGAGCCGCCGTGCAGGTCGTGGCAAGTACCACATTCCGGAGATGGTTTCATTCGACTTTGCCGATGACTTGGACATCCCTACTGAAAATATTCCTGAATCTTTTTCTGAAACCTTGACTTCCTCTGAAACTTGTGGTACAATTAGCAACATGAACAGTAACACCTACAACCTCGCTATGCCGTCCTCCGATGTCTCGCTCGTCCCTACCAAGAACGACACTTTCGTTCCTTGGGGTCACTACGATGACATTGCTACCATTCTCGCATCCAAGCAATTCGCTCCCGTCTACATCACGGGTATGTCCGGCAACGGTAAGACTACGATGGTGGAGCAGATCTGTGCGTCTGCTGCACGGGAGTGCATTCGCGTCAACATCACCGCCGAGACTGACGAGGATGACCTCATCGGTGGTTTCCGTCTTGTCAACGGTGAAACGAAGTTCGTGTTCGGTGGAGTGGTTCAGGCTATGCAGCGCGGTTCCATTCTGCTCCTTGACGAGATCGACCTTGGTACGGAGCGCATGATGTGCTTGCAGCCTGTGTTGGAAGGCAAGGGTATCTACATCAAGAAGATCGGTATGTTCATCAAGCCCGCAGTTGGTTTCAATGTGGTTGCGACTGCCAACACCAAGGGCAAGGGTGAGTCTGATCGGTTTGTCGGTACTCGCTGCATGAACGAGGCTTTCCTTGATCGCTTCTCGTATTGGTTTGAGCAGGACTACGCAGATCGCACTATCGAAGCGCGTATCATCATTCGTAAGATGAAGGCGTTCGGCAAGGAGGACAAGGAGTTCGCTCAGTACCTCACGAAGTGGGCAGAGACAATTCGCATGGGCTTCAAGGAAGGCGGCTTGGATGACATCATCACGACTCGCCGTCTTGAGGAAGTCTGCAAGGCATTCGCCATCTTCGGTGACAAGGAGAAGGCAATCAAGTTGACGCTGACTCGTTTCGATACATCAACCAAGGAGGCGTTCTACAACCTGTACACGAAGATCGACCCAACGATTCTTCCTGTGCCGGAGGGAATGCCGGAGGCTCCGGTGAAGGCACCTAGCGCGGAGCAGCAGAAGATCGCAGAATTGAAAGCACAGTTGGAGAAGTTGTCCAATGCTTACCCTCACATGGCAGAAGTCATCCCGTCCATTCCGTCCGACGATACCAATACCCAGTACGCAGTTAACGCCTAACAAAGAAAGAAAAAGAAAATGCCATATCTCAACAAGCGCAATCGTTTCATTTCCGCCGCCAAGCAGTTTGCGGATACCGTTCACAACGGTAACACCAACAACTTCAGCAAGACGGATCTTCTTGCAGTCGCACATTCCATCAACATGAAAGGCATTCCCACTTGGGTGTTGAAGGATTGCCAGACTAGCACGAAGGGTGTTTACGATCTCACTCCCCTGATCGTTCCCACCGTTACCGTCTGATGCTGTTCAAGCCCCACTCCCCGCAAGGGGAGTGGGGTAGCATTATGTAGCTACTATCAGAAAGGCCCCTGGCCTTTCTGTGTTTTTGTATGTCCCTGATAGTAGCCGGACGTTATGGGACGCAAAAATAAACTTTGCGTGAGGCTTGACTTCTTGCCAAAGGTGTGGTAAAATTGGGGCATGAATACATCTCTCTCCATCTTCGCTAAGGCACTCGCGTCCGAAAACCTCTCCTTCTCCTTTTCCAAGGATGCCAATACTGCATCGTTCGATGTTAAGTCTCGGCACCTCGTTATGCCCATGTGGGATGTGACCGATACGGTCAAGACCATGTTGATCGCCCATGAGATCAGCCATGCTCTGTGGACTCCCTACGAACGCAGCGAAGAGTTGCTTAAGGCTGCGGAGGTGGACGGCTACAACCTCCCGCTCCTTCAGCGTATCGCCAATGTGATCGAAGATGTTCGCATTGAGAAGTTGATGAAGCAGAAGTTCCCCGGCACTCGCCGCGACTTCTTCCTTGGCTACAAGGAGATCGCAGAACTCGACCTGTTTGGATTCAAGCAGATGGATCTGCCGAAGGCAGGGTTCCTCAACCGCCTCAACATTCACTTCAAGTTCGGTATTCCCGGCTTCATCCCCATGACCTTTGAGGGTAACGAGCAGGAAGTCGTGGACATGGTGGACGGTGTTGTCAATTTCGATCAGGTCTTTGAGGTTGCCAAGTTCCTGTACGAACATCCTTCCATGAAGGAGATCCGCGAGAAGATGGAAGCCGCTGCTGCTCAAGGAGACAAGCAGGGTGAGAAGGATCAGAAGCAAATCTTGGCAGACAAGACTGAGGTTCCCGGTGACTTCGTGAGTAAGAAGGGCAATCACTTTCAGGATGGTGTTGTGACCATCACGGGCGTGAAGGATCTGTCAGACTACATCATCAGCACCGATACGATTCTCACCGATTTCAACGGCAATGAAGGCTGCAACACGCTGAACATTGAAGAGTATCGCAAGTTTGTTCGTGAGTCCGATGCGTTCGTTCGTCAGATGGTTGCACAGTTTGAGCGCAAGAAGGCTGCGGACGATATTCGCCGTGAGCGTCCCAAGCAGACCGGAATGCTGAACCTTGATCGTCTTCATCAGTACAAGACGCATGACGATATCTTCCTGTCGAAGATCGTCAAGCAGGACGGCAAGAACCACGGGATCGTGTTCATGCTCGACTTCAGCGGTAGCATGGGTCAGACCATTGGTCATGCCTACCTTCAGGTGCTTCAGTTGGTTTGGTTCTGCGAGAAGGCAAACATTCCGTTTGAAGTGTTCGGCTTCACCGATGTCTACTGCCTGAAGATTCCCGGCTACGAAGAAGCGTACCGTGAATGGCAGAAGACCAATCCTACGGGATTCAGCCATGACTTCGATCATGTTTGGAACGCGGGTAAACTCAGACGCGAATGCCCAACGGCATTGGAAATGGGTTCTGCTCGACTGATGAACATTGCTTCATCCAAGGATGACGCAGCAACCCGTGAGCGTCTGTGCGCTTTCATCTACGAAGCGTATGTCACGCAGACTCGTCCTGCTTCTCGTCTGATTTCCTTGAACGGTACGCCTACGGTGGAGTGCGTTGCGCTTGCTTCGCAGTTCATGGTGAATTGGGTGAAGGAGAACAACATTCAGATTCCTACGATCATGGTTGTGACTGACGGCTGCTGCAATGGCGTGAATACGCTTGAAGCAAACAACCTGTATCACTTCTGTTCGCAGGACAGTACCGCGACTGTAACGAATGAGATTCTCGATACCATTATTGTGCTTCCGAAAAAGTACACGAAGAGTGGACTGCCTAACGCGGTGATCGCTTCAATGCTTGATTCGCTTCGCATCAAGTTGAATGCTCGTTGCATCGGTATGTATGTGATGGCGGGTCGTACCCTTGGCATTCGTGCCTATGAGCAGTTCTGCATGAGTCAGGATGAGAATGAGAAGTTGCGTGAGGCAGGATCGTATCAGGAGTCCCCATTGGAGACTTCGGATCGCTTCAAGGCTGCATCAGAAGCGTTCAAGGAAGGTTGCTTGATTCTGCACGAAGATACTTTCCCCGGTTACGATTCGTACTTTCTCATTCAGACTACGAAGCCCGTGAAGGATGAAGAGGCTGTTTCGACCACGGGTAACTTCACCAAGGTCAAGAATGCCTTCATCAAGACGATGGGCAAGCGCGCAGGTAGTCGCGTGTTCCTCTCCCGGTATGTTGACATTGTGGCGGGTGCGCCGATTCGCAAGATGGATTCGGGAGTCTACGGACTCCCTGCCTTCCCGGAAGGATTCAAGTTTCGGCAGAGATAAGATTTACTGAGTTGGTGTTTGATTCATTCATACATAGTCACCCAGTACTGGAAGGAGAGAGCCAGTCCTGGGTGGCTGTGTACCTGGAGACTACTATCAGAAACCTCCGAGGTTTCTGATATTATTTTATTCCCCCCTGATAGTAGCTCGGACAGGACGGACGGGATACACCTGGCCCACAAATAATAATTAATTTCTTTATGGTCTCAGTGTTCACCTGGCACCTGGCAGCTGGGACCAGCTCTCACGTTATCGGACTTGTGGATTAGTTGCTTGACTTCCCCTATATCTGGTGTATATTATAGGACTGTTCATGCGACCGATAAACTCCCAGTCCCTGTGTCCGATAATCATTATAGGTCGGGCTGGGAGTTATCGGGCGTGGGTTGTTATCTGGGCTATACTTATCGGACTCCTGGTTATCGGTCTGCCAGGTGACGAGGTTATTCGCTACCTCAGAGGTTATAATAATAATTTAATATTATCGGACGGGATTCAGGCGGACAGGATTCGCATCGATACATGCAGCTACTATCAAAAGGGCACCTGGAGGCCCCAGATTAATAATATTAATACTCTGGACGGGATTCAATACCCTTAGAGAGCTCCAGGTATGTGGCCTGGACAGGATACAGCTAATCTGGACAGGATTGTTCAAAAAATTATAATAATTTACTCAAATTGTTCATAAAGGACCCTGAATTGTCCAACCTGGATGGACGGTACGCAGAAACTGTAAGAAATTGTAAATTTTTAATAAAATTTCAAGTATTTGCTTGACTCCTAGGACTGGATATAGGCGATTGGTGCCTTAAAGGGTCTCTGGAGTTCTTTTTGACCCTCGGATGGCTCTGAGAGGCGTATAGAACGCTTAAAGAGGCTTTGAGGAGTGGTCACTAAACTCCATACTCTCAAAATTTCTTTAAAATTCATTACCCCACACCACCCCATACCAACCCATTCTTACCCACCCATTTTCCAAGTCTTATCTTTAGAGTCATATTCGTACATACCACCCCTAAAACGTCTGTTAAAGTCCGGTGGTAACTTTGGTAATGGAGGAAGTGTCTTGTGAGGTGGAAACATAGGTGGAGGTGGTGCTGCTGGTGGTGGAGGCGGTGGTGGAGTAGGCGATGGAGTAGGTAAAGGATTATTTGGTGGATATCCTGGTCCTACTGGCACTAATACTCCATTGTTGGGAACTTTCCCTGATGGAGCAGATCCTGTTGCACCCGGTGTATTTACTTCATACAAAAATGTTTTAAATTTCTTCATTGTTTTACCTTTTTAACTTTTAACTTCTTTAGTTTATCTGCTTGTGGTGTATACACTTCTGTATCTGTCTCTGAATTGGTAATATCCTTTTGTTGAGATATATTACTAAATGGTGGTACTACATCAAGATACACATCATAATTTTCTAAAAATTCTTTAAATTTTCTCATTCTCTTACTCCATGTATCATTCCATGCTGTATTGTTGCATTCGGAAATACCTTCTTTACATCATCTAGGTATGCTTGTGTTGGGGAATTGTTCTGCCATGAATCTTTCTTTGTTTTTCTTCCTTTGCCTGACTTATCCCCTTCGTATATGCCAATAAAGATTCTACCACCGGGTTTGAGTGTTGAGTGTGCTGTCCTTAAGGCTTCTTGTCTGTACTCCGGTTCCTTAATAACATTCAGAACATTGAAGAGTGATGCGGTATCTGCTCCCTGTTTGCCTACAGTCTCCATGACTCTCTTATTGTGATCTTCGGGTCGGTTGAACGGGTCATAGACATGAGCATTCACCCCCAAATTTTTAAGAAATTCTACACCATTATCAAACTTACCCCCACCGATATCAATATGCGTAGTTCCCTTCTTCCAACCAATCTTTCTATGCACAGTTGAGTATCCTGTTGGAAGTTTGTTTTTGTTGATGCTGGTTCCGGCTGATGAGAACTCCTGTGCATCTTCTCTTAAAAATTCTTTAAATTTTTTCATTTGTTTTCTTTATCCGAATATCCAAACCTAGATCCTGTTGTTGGTGAAGCCACATAATTATCGTCAAACGGGCTTGGTGTTGGTGTTGGTGTTGGTTTATTTGGTTTTGGTTTTTGTATAGGTGTAATACCACCAAACACCTGTCCCATTGCATTTAAAGTTCCTCTTGCGGTTATTGCTGCCATATCCAAAACAGACATTTCTTCTTTATCTTCATATTCTGTTTGAATTCCTTGAGGTTTATTCATATGTAATTCATTATCAAAAAATTCAGGTGAACCAGAAGGATTCATAGCCGTTGTTCGCAAGTTTTGTTGATTTCTAATCAGTTCTTGTGCTTCTCGGTTTTTTCTTTCACGTGGGGTTTCATTTTGGTTTGGATTCATCGCTGCATTTTCGATTTCTTGTTTATCAAAATCAGTAAGCGAATCATTTTCTCTTAAAAATTCTTTAAAACTTTTCATGTGTTTCTCTTTGTTGGTGATACTTTGTTACCCGATGCTCCCTGCATTCCTACTCGTGACTTCTCTGCCTTCTTGCGTTGCAATTCCTTTGATGACATCTCTGATGATGTCTTTGGAGTCTTACTACTGACTCTCTTGCTTGGTCTGCAATACTCATTCTTACCCCCTGCACCACAGTCCTTACCAGTCTTAGTATCCTTCCAATCCTCTGCTTCCCATCTCTTCAGGTTTGCACCTTCTTTAGACTTTTTGACCTGTCCCTTGCCTTTGCGGCACTTGGCGGTTGCTTGGGCTGCACGGGCTGACCACTTACCATAAGAAGCCATTGCTTTACGATAGCAGGCATCTTTCTCTTCGGTAAGATCATTTGACTCAATTAAAAAATTTTTGAAACTCTTCATGTAGATATTTATATCTTGACTCTTTAACCATATGGTGTATACTAACTCTATGATTTCTAGACTCTACTCTACTGGTCAGATGTTTCATGATTCTGTGTATGAGGGTTCTATGTATGTGGAAGTTTCATATACAAACAGGTTGACCTTTGACTCTGCATATACCATGATGGAACCTTGGGCTGAAGCCATTGAGCCCCCTACAGTTGCCGTTACAAGTTTTTCATCAAATTTGTTTATGGGAACGGCTGATGGTCTATGGATCTATAAAATCTACAATGGGGGAGTATTGGTCAAGACCATTCAGATGGTTGATCAGCAGTTTGCTATTCCAATCATGTATGATCGAATCGAAAGCATCTCAATGGGTTCGTTGCAGATGACAGAATCAGGTGGTGTTACGCCTACTCCTGTTCCTTCTCCGGGCATGGGGTTGATGTTAGGAATGGCTGCACTTATTTCATTAAAACGTAAACGAGTTGTTTGACATTCACTCTAGATATGGTATCATATTGGTATGAACACGACAACCAAGACATCAAAGATTGGGAGTAACCATGCCACCTTTAGCGGCAATGAATATATGTTCATTGAGTGGATGTATAAGGTGAAACCTGAGTTTGAATACAACTACATTAGGCTTGAAGATGCTTTCACCATTCTTTTTGATGGTGATAAGACTTTTGCTGATGACATTCTTAAGTTCATTCGTAATGACGGACACTATACTCTTATTAACAAGAATTGGAAATAACATGAATACTAAAACACTTAAAAAAGTTAAAGCCAAGAAGTATTACTACTCATTCATTTACAATCGTGGAAATTATTTTCAAATTTCACGAGGACTTGAGAATCGTTACCCGAAGCAATTTATGGGTTCGGGTATGATGATGGGTAAGAATAGTTTTGATCTTGGTTTTGAATGTACTGCTTTAGAGTACAAGAAGATTGTTGCCTGCGCTCGTCGTCGTTATGGAAGAATTCAAAAAATCAAAAGGAATAAAATTGAGTACTAAAAAGAAAATCACTAAGCCTGCTCCTAAGCGTTACATTCTTTCTCTATTGCCCCCACCGGGTGCATTCTCTGTACTGCTTGACTTGGCTATTCTAGCCATGCTCATGTTTGCTGCCAGTACATTGTTTCTCATGAGTCTGCAACTCTGTCAGAAGGTTACCATTACAGTAGGTAAGTAATATGACTAATTTTGTAAGTTTTGTTGCTATCATGGCTGCTCTTGTACTTGGACTTGCAATACTTTCAATTGGTTTTGCCGTTGTGGTAGGAATTGCTATCCGTGCATTTGAAGCAAATTAATAAGGATTCTAATGGCTGTTAACTTTGTAGGCGACAATGATCACGGTGATACAGTTCCTTCCACTGATGTTCTATTGCAAATGATTAAAACACTCCGTGAGGATGTTGTGCATCTTGCCTATGAACTTAACGAAATCAAAGAGGGCTTTGAGGGCTGTTGTAATGCCTGCGAACCTGTTGGCTTGATGAACAAGAAGTTGCGAGAAGAACGCGACGAGGCAAGGCGTGAAGTTTGCAGGTTGATGTCCATGTTTAATGCGGAAAACTCAGTCCAAATTGCAGCATCTCGTAGTTGGGATTGCTTCAAGGAGGACGGCAAGTGAGTGACAAACACAAAATGACTCAAGAGCGTTGGAATTACCTCATGCAGCCCTTTGATGGCGATGAGAGCGTCATGCTGACCGCACAGGAACTTGCCAATGGATGGCATTGGTGCGATGAATGGGATGGTCTTCTTATTCACACGGATGACATTGAGTTTCATCATTGCAAGTGTGGCTTCATGGAGAAGTTCCGTACACCGGAGCGCATGGAGAAGATAAACCAGCAGAAAGCGTTGGACACCATTGCTGATCTTGATATTGCATTAGGATTTTTTGAGTCAGATGATAACGAAAGAGATTCCTTTTAATAGGCGTATCTTTACTTTACGAATATAGAATACATTATGGACCTAAGTTTTTTAAATAATTATTGGACTCAGGCTCATGTTGCTAGCAATAAACATTTTAACTCTCTTAATGTACATTTACATAAAGAAGTAAATTGTAATTCAATTGCTGAAGATAAAATAAAAACAATGTATAGAGGATCAAAACAATGGGATATTCATTTTCCATTGAAAAAAGTTGCAATAGAGTATAAGACTATTGCAACACAACAAAAATCCGAGTTGTTTTTAAAAACCAATCAAACCGTAAAGCCATACGGAAATTTAAGAAGAAATATAGGAAACAGAATAGAAGAGGCTATTGGTGCTGCTGTTGATGTAAAACATTATGATAATGAATATAAATTAGGGTATCTGATGGTTTTTACTCTGCAAAAAGAAAGTAATTTATTAATACCCAAAAAAATTATTGATAAAGTCATAGATCAATTTGATAAAATGATTAAAAATAATCTTTATAATTTTTTCTGTCCTTTAATTACTTTTGGTATTGACGATCACATGGAGTTATCTGAGTCTTATACAATGCAAAGATTTATCGAAGAAATTAAATCTGTAGAAACTGTAGAAACTAATTCTTTAGAAAAGTTTTTCATTGATACTTGATCGTATTCAATAAACAGCAATAAATATTAGATGATTGAAACAACCGTAAACATCTATTGGTTTACTCTTGCTACGTTTCTACCCATTATTTCAATGGGTATTGCAAATATTTTAATTTATTTTAAAGAAACATATAAACAAAGATATTGATTAAGCCTTTTGCATTCCAGAAATCTTCTGAGATACATCAGATCCTTTATTATTCTTAGCAATCATATCAAATAATTTTTTACCTTTAGGATGCTGAAGCATATCAAGCATTTGCATGATTTCAGGTGACCCTTGAAGTTCTGGGAATTTTCCTTGTTTATACTTATCCAATAATTCTTTACCAAGATTCTTAGATGTTTCAAAGGGCATGTTAATATCAATATGTGGTAGACCTTTTTTCTCCATCCATGCTTTTGCACTTGTAATTTGTGCAGGAATTTCTCTATTACTTAAATAGTCTCTGCTACCAATTGCATTTTTTAACGCGGTATCTCGTATATATTGTTTTAATCTAGGAAACTCTGTTTGCAAATCATAAGTTCTAGTTAAATGTTTTTTTAATTCAGCATCCATAAAACTCTGTGATTTTGGTGATAAATCACTAAAGGTTTTAGCCGTATCAACTTCTTTTGCAAATCCTCTTTGCATTTTGTGAGTGTGATCTACCGTGCGGAAAGCCGTATCAAATAATCCTGCATCTGTTGATGGAATAGCATCAGCATAATATGAACGAACATCTGTACCAGTCTTTTTATAGACATCATCAATTTTACCTAATAAATTTTTAGTAATATTTCCAGGTGTAGTATGACCATAATCCATAACACCAGCTAATGCAAAATTAGGATTCTGATGTCCAGAAACATGTGTCCATTCATGAGCAATAATACCAGGCATTTCCCCTTGTAAATTTGGATGTGCTACTTGTGTAATGTTCATATTAATTGCTGGAACTCTTTGACCATTTAATATTCTTTGTGGTGCATCCATAGAAAATGCTCCAGCACCAACACCAGGAGTTAAGTCAGCACGCCCTGGTTTTACTTTATCTGTTCCATAATGTGTCCCAACGTGAATATCAACAGGTTTTTCTAATGCTGCTTTAGTATAATCTGGAGGTAAAAATTCACTAGGTTTTTCTGGCTGTAAATAATTTCCTCTTAATTGGAGTTTTTGTGCTTTGTCTGCTAATTCAGCATATGATGCGGCTTTCTTTCCATATATTCCTTGTAAAACGTCCATTCCAGTTAAAGTTGTTAGAGGTTTGTCTATATCAGGAACAACACCCCCTATTGATTCAACGGATTTAATATTTCCTGGAGTTGCAGCAACTCTTGTATTTAAAAACTGTTGATTAAAGGGATCCGTCAGATTAAAATCATAAACAGGTTTTCCAAATCGATTTTTTTCCCACGTTTTAGCAGTATCAATAACTTCAGTTGCTGCTTGTTGAAGTGGTTTAAATTCTTTTGCAATTTCTCCGGGAACTCTGGCAACCTTAGCAACCTCTGCTGCTTTAGATATTTCTCCAGCCGACTTTACCATTTTAACAATATCACCTACTCCACCTTCATTTAACAAATTTTGACAATAATTAATTTTTTCTTGAATATTGTCACAGCGAGTTTTGTATAAATTTGTTAATTGATCCATAATATTGCCTATCTCATACTATTTATATTTGACACGGCTCATTCTATGAAGTATACTAATGAGGATAAATAAACAGTATGTTAAAGAATACAATAGACAGACATACAGTTAATTTGGTCCTATCGTCTAGCCCGGTTTAGGACCTGAGATTTTCAATCTCAGTACATGGGTTCAAATCCCATTAGGATCACTATGAATGACATTGAACAACGTTTGAGAGATATGGCTGATAAGTGGCGCACAGTAAACCAAGAGGTTTATAATATGTGTCGTGATGCAGCAGAAGAAGTACGTGTACTTCGTGTACAGCGTAATTCTGCGGTGGAAACTAAAGACTCTATAATTGATGCCTACAACCATGGAACTGGTTGGGGGAAAGGAAAAGACGAATGAACCCGAATGAAGTAAAAGAATATACAGATCCACTTGACAAATTGATTGCGGACTATCCTTCTGTGTTTAAAGACATGGATCAGAATACTGCATATGGTCTTCCTAGCGGTTGGTATGTGCTTGTAGACAAACTATGCTCAGATCTTGCTATTCTTCTTGATGAAGAACACAAGAACGTTCAAGAGAATCCTCTAGAGCCTTTGTTTACTGTTTTACAAGTCAAGGAAAAGTTTGGTGGTCTTCGGTTTTATTACAGAGTAAATACGGAGAATGAAAAACTATATCATGAGATTGGAAAATTGGTTGATAAGGCAGAAGAGGCTTCATACAAGACGTGTGAGATAACAGGAAAGCCTGGAACTCGTTGCAGTTCTGGAATGTATTATCACACCTTCTGTGAAGAAATTCGTATTGCTAATCACTTTAACCTTGTAGAAAATGGAAACACGTAAAATGAAACCTATTGGTAAATGGATTGTCGCAAAGTCTTTAGTTGGTGGAGAAAAGAAAAGTGAAGCAGGTATCATTTTTCAAGAAAAATCTAAGTACAAGATAATTCGTGCAAAAGTTCTGGCTGTAGGTAATAAACTTACAGAAGACATTAAAGTTGGTGATGTAATTCTTTGGGACGTAACAAAGATTAAAGATGGTCATGCTGGTAACCATATCGTACATCAAGACTGGGTTGAAATGGTTGAGCGAGATTAAAGGCTCAGATTTTCATCCTGTTTTGTCTTGATATATTCATTCATCTTATCAAGATAACCAAGATTACGTAATTCTTTGAAGATGAGATTTCCATGGGAGAATTCGCCATACTTGGCGATACTCCCAGTTCTCATTTCTTTAAACTTCTCTTTAAGTTTTTCAAATGCTTCATGCTCTGCATTTGATGCAATCAAAGAATCAATTTTTTCAATATATTCTTGAACCTTCTTAATAATATTTGGATTATCAAGATTAACTTCTTGATACACTGGTTCTGCAATCCATTGATTGTCTGTAATACTGAAGACACCTTGATCCTTGGCGTAGTCATCATTCATGTCTTGAGCATAAATTTCTACATCGTTACCATGAATCTGAATATCATGTGTTAACGACCATAACTGCTTCTTATCTTTTAGATAATCATCTATAAAATCTGGGCAGTTTGGAATAGCATCAATATCAACAAGAATATGAAGATCAATATCAGAATGTGGTGTGTAATTATAATTTGCATTACCACCAACAAAAATCATTTCTTTGACTGCTTCAATTGGAATGTTTGCCCAAGTAATCCAAGTATTACCAATCTCAATAAGTTTATTTCTTACATCATCCTTTAATTCAAATCCATTCCATATTGATGGATTAAGTTCTTGGTGATATTGAAGAGTAGATTTTAACTCTTCTTTTAAGAAATTAGAAAAACCAATTACTCTAGATTCATTTTTATGTTTTGATATTTCAATTGCCTGTAGTTGTGCAATAGCCTTTTTCTTTGAAGGGTGTTTTCCAAGAACTTTTTTGCCCGTGGAGTCCAACACATAAAATTTATCGCCTACAGCCTTGATCATACAATTATTTATGGAAAAGAAACAACCCCAAATATATTGGGGTTGTTTAACCTAAGATATATTCTTAAGTAAATTTATTATGAACCATAATCCACTAAGTAACTACCACCGATTCCTTGGTGTTGCACTTTTAGTTTTCTAGCTTTTGCCATTTTAATAAGTTGATCTTCAAATTTGGTGTTTTCCTTGTCTGCATCTAACTCACTTTGACGAATATTTTCTCTAGAATCGGCAGCATCCATTCCGGTTCTAATACCTCTAATGTGCCGTAATGCTCCTGACAATCCTTCGTCACTACCAACATCATATTCCACTGGCTTTCCACCGTATCCGGTAAAAAGACTAACTCTGGATAAATCTGGTTGAGTAGCAACTTGTTCATCGCCTGGTTCGTCATCTCCATCATTAAACGCATCGACTGCGCTTACTTCATTAAGAAGTCTTGAAACTCTTGGGAAACCACCATAGTTCATGATACCACCATGGATTTCACGACCTTCCTTGATCATCTTCTTTTTCTCAGCCATCTTCTTCTTGATAGCCTTATCCTTGGATCCAAAGTATTCATCTTTTGATGACTCTACTTCACCATCGCCATCATAGTCCTTGTTAGCCTTTTTATCGGCTTTCTTGCCAGACTTTTTGTCATCCTTTTTGTCACCCTTTTTGGATTTCTTAAATTTACTAATATCAAATTTCTTCTCAAGAAGATTGATTTGAGAAGAAAGTTCTTCGGAAAGGTTCCGATAAGAATTTTCTAATTGGGACTGAAGTTGTTCGCAAAGATTACGGTAATAGTTTTCTAAGTGTTTCATAATATTATTTATATCTTTTATGGGGTTACAATAAGCTTTGTAGTTAAGCTAAATGTATTTCCTGCTGGAATAAGCCCAACGGTACTTATATTAAGCATTTTATGAACTCTAGGGTTACCAATATTTGTACCACTTTGAACTAATTGAGTAAAATCATTAAAACCAGTTTGTCCAATTGTAATGCTAAAATTACTAGTAATTCCCATTGTCACGTTATCCCAAGCAGCAGTCCATCCAGTTCCACTTCCTGTTATAGAAATTCCATTTGTATTTCCTGTATGGAATCGATAAACTTCTAATCCTGCTGTTACTCCGATAGTTTTATTAAAGTTATCAGAAATTGTTATTGTTAACGGATTATTAAAACCATTTGAATTCCAAATAATATTTCTTGTACAATTATTAATATTAGTGTATGCACAGGTTCCATCAATAGTAATATTACCAGTAGTTGCACCAAGTGTTGCAACTGTAATAGGAGCAGCAACTACAACACTTCTAGCAACAGCATCAACCTGCATCATATTATGACCAGTAGCTTCCATTAGTGTGTCCATAGGATTTATTAATAATGGATTTGAAGTATCATAATCGACACCACAGTCCATAAGAATAACTTTATATCCTTGATACACACTTATATGTGCTTGATCGGTATGTTTGTGTCCTTCTTTAACTGATGATCCCTTTGCCCAGATAGCATAATGTGGTGTAGCTGTATTACCAAATGTACCAGAATTAATAGCATCATATGGATTACCAATGACTGATGGTTTGTCTCTACCAGTTCTCCAAATGACTTGTTGTTTATCTGGATAAAATTTATAATTTGGAATCGTTAATGCTGCAGTAATACCTTGAGCCGCAATAGTATATTGTAAACCCTGCAAATCAGGAAGACTTCTGGGGAATAGATATTTAAAATTAGCTAATGCTGTATTACCTTGGTATGACAATACACTTGCAAGAATAGACGGCCAATAATATCCTATAGTATAATCTGCTTGTTGACCACCTCTATTATCTTGACAATTAATAATATAATTTCCAGGTAATTGAGAATCAATAGCCCATTGCCAATAATTTTGTAGAAATGGGAACTTGACTGGATCTACGAGTCGTGTATCTCCAGTTGCAACCATATAATTAACTGAATTGACCATTTCACCAACAGTTTGTTGGGCATAACCAAATCCTTCAGCAAATCCACCATCAGCACCTTCATAAGCAAAAGATTCAGCTAATAGTGCAACACCAAGATTATATGATGGTAAGAACTTTTTATCTCCAAGATATAAAGAAATGTTTAGTAAAGCCGCCGCTGGTTCAATCCATTGATTGGTATTTGGTTGTCCGGATCCAGTAGGCAATCCTGTTAACTGTCCTTTAGTATACCAAGCATATTTTGATTCCCAGTTGGCAACTAAACCATAAATTTCACCTTCTAACAATCCTCTTAATTTAGTTTCTAAGCCAGTTGTCATACCAGCCGTACCCAATGCATGCATCATAGAAATTACACCGTTGTTATACCATGCACTTCCTAGATATTTTCCATCATTGACTGGCTCATTTCCAGAATAAATTAATAAATTAGGATTGAAATCACAATCACTAATAGTCCATCCATATCTTTCAAATGGAACGTGAGTAGAAATTTCACTTAAAATTGTATTTGCATTATTTAATACTGTTGCTTGATATGTTGTACTGCCAGGAGATATAGAACGTCCATCTGCAACTCTTGCATCACCAACTTTCCAACCAAATGCTAAATTAAACCCTGATGTACGAATCCAGTTTCCTATATTAGTATCTGAGCCAGTCAAAGCAACAATTTGTGTAATCATTGGATTACTACAATTTGACAAAGAACCATTCGGTGTTATAGTACTAGAATATCGATTATATAATGGAACATCAGCATTTGTATATGCTCTCGTATATCTTCCAGTCTCTGTTTGTAATGTTGGAAGATAATTATTTGCTAAAGAAGCCAATTGAGCAGTAACAGTTGAACCCGTTGTTGTAAAGATACTTGGGTCATATGGCACATATGATAAGTTTCCATTATATGCAGTAAGACCTTGAATGAATGTTGAACCTCTTGAAATAACAAGAGCACAATCTTGTGTAAGTGGTCCTGTATCTCCGGCATAAGATTTAAACAATCTTGCTATTTGAACTGCTTTAGATATTCCAGCTTGGAGTGCCAACCTTTGTACATCTGCAGTTCTTCCGTCTACATTAGGTGGCATTACACCCGTTGTTCCTCTCCATACTTCATCATTACCTAAAGGTAGAGTGTATTTAAAGGCATAACTTGAAAGAGCAGTTTGTGGAATTGTATATATTGAAGTTTGTGTATCACACCAAAGATCATTTAATACTTTTCTGGCTTGATAAATGTATGATCCAGCTACACCAAAATTACCTGGCAATACTCCCCAACAATTTCCTGCTGCAAATTTGGAAATATTAATAATATATTGTAATGGGAACCATATAAACATTTTCTTAACACCGGCATCGGTTGCTGGTTTAAGAGTATAAGTTCCCAAATGAGGATTAAAGCTTACAAGTGATTGGTAATTTTGTAATCCAGTATAACCTGTTATCGAATTACTAGCTGTGCCGGTTAATATATATTCACTCCCATCCGAAACAGTAAAACTACTAAAGATTTGTGTTGGTACTGATTTTGGATAATTATTTAATAATACTTGACTAGCACTTAAAGTATTATTATATATAAGTTGTGATGAAGCTGCATCGGTATCCTTTGCATATTTAAAGGCATCGGTGTATTTTGGATAGGCTTCAATATCTACACGATCTGTGTTAGCTTTGAATAAGGATATTTTATTTTGATGTTGTGTCTTTAATCGAGTTTTTTCATTTTCATAATCAACAAGCGTAACTGCAGTTGATTTACCAGCCCATGTGCATGCATTACCTGTAGTAAATGCAAAATAGTATGGTAATGATGGGCAGTTATATTCATAAATTATAGAATTAGGAGAAACGGCTTTAGTATAAGCTAATAGATTATTAAGAAGATCAATTGCTTTTGCGCATGATAAACCAGCAATTGGATCAACATCTCCATTAATATAATTTGTCATATCAGATTCATAGTCAAGAACTAAATGATATGGATCTATACCAAAATAATTTTTATTTGCTGTATTCCCATAAAATTGATTAAGAGAAGTTCTTACCAAATTTTGATACGATGCCCCATTTACTGTAAAATTTGGTCCAAAACTAGCAGATACATTCTGTTCATATAAAAGTTCACCATATTTAATATTGTTAGCCAACATCGGTGGAATCGTTGCGGCTCTTTCGGTAGCATTAAATGATAGATTAACAATATCAGTAACAACCTCAATACCATTGGAAGCTTCTACAGCTTGTGTCATTGTTAATGGGTTATAACTAAATGCCGATGCTCCAGGAAGATTGAGAACTCCTAATCTTTCTGCTTCTGATACTGGTGGGTTTTCTACTACTGGAATTTCATAACGGTCTGTATTCCACCATATACCAAATTTATTATTAGGAGTTCCAATATAATTTGTAATACCATTTACATAATATGCTGTTGTAATACCACTAACAGATCCTCTTACAATAATTGGAGATTGTGTTGCTGGATGAGCAAAGGTAATACGCCAAACATAATTACCATCAACCTTCTGTGCCCCCGAGATAATGTATGATCTTTCATCCATATTCATTGGAGCAAGATATGTTGTTTCCCACACAGTACCATTACCAATAGTTTGGCATTCTCCAATAACAGTATTAATTTTTCTTGCGAGTGCCATTTTAATAGCACCACATATACCCATGCAAGTAAGACCACCAATTTTTGTTGGAGATGTTTGTGCTTGAGTGTATCGTCTTCCACCAAAACATACTGATTCATTCATAAATGATAATGGAGTTCCATCCGAAGCAGTCATATCATATATACTAGGATTCCAATAAGAATAACGTCCAGTTTTATTTAAATACTGATGGCGTATATTTTCATAATACATTGGTCCTGCTTCACCATACATAAATGTAAAGCCGTCTAATTGAGTTGATTCTGCATCAACTCTAGTACGATATCCAAATGTTAATCCTTCAGGAATATAATATGCACTACCAAATAAATTAGATTCATCACTAATGTCTAGGCTAGCATCACTAGTCCATTTTTGATGAGCAACCCATGTATTAATTGGTTTTTGTATTCCGTACCAATTACTTCCTGTTATCTTGGGATGATTGTTAGGATCATTTCTTTCATATATTGCTTTCGCTACATTTGATTTGGCTACTTGTCTTCCCCACTTAACGTCTGACATTAATGCCATATATCCCATTGGATACCAATGAGTCCAATAATTATTATAAATTGTTCCAGCAGGCAATGTATTTCCTGGGAATGGATTACCACAAGGATCTACTTTATCAACTGAAATAGTAGTATTGGCTCCCGTCCAATATTTTGTTTTGCCTCCAAAAGATAATCCATTTAATGTATCGGGACCATATAATGGTATATAATTAGCTGGACCTGCAACATAACCAGACGATAGTCTATTAACATTAATTCCCCATACTGGATTTAAATGCCAGGAAATATAATGTGGTGCTCTATCAAAACCAACTTTAGTTATACTTGCTGCGCAGGAACCATTAGATCCTGTAGGATCATATCTAAAGAACCCAGTACTTCCCATTATTTCAGCACATGAATAGCATTGAAGTATTTGTGCAGGTCCACTGATTCCGACCCAATTTGCAGGTACCCATTTTTTAGCATATGTTGTACTTGCTTCGGGAGAAGAATATCCATATTTTCTACCCATTGCTCCCCACGACCAATACCAACCACCAACATTTTTACCATATGTAATACCATTGATGACTAATCCGTATGTATTACCTCTCCAATCTAAATTTCTATCAATAATTCTTGGAGAATTGCTATTTGGGTCAATATCTGCCATTATACCGCCGTAGGCATGTATTGAACCAACATCACCTACTTGTTCTGTATATAAATTTTGACACGACTCTAAACTAAATGCATCATTATACTGATAATAATCTTGCATTCTTTTATCAGATGCTGATGTAATATTATTAGTAACAAACGGAACATAATCAGTACTTGTACGAGTTAATGCATCACTAATATGATCTTTAGTATTATTTACATAAAAATTATTTGTATAAGATGGATTTGTAAAATTAATTACTGCATTATTTAATTTGTAATATCCATAATCCGCAGATAATGAATTGTCGGCAACAATTCCATTATATAATTTAAAATCATCTACCATATCAGTCCAGTGACCAGCATACCAATCTTTAATTGCAGCTTGATGTTCATATCCTAAAATTTCAAATGACCCATCACCTGCAAGATTTCCTGGTACATTATCAATAGATCCACCTATGGCAGTCAAACCTTCAACATATCTCCAATTTGATGGATTACTTGTAAATCCCTTTGCCAAAAGGTTTGCTCGCATAGAAGTGATGCCACGAGTAATAAAAGAATCTGGAGCAGCAGATGCACCATAAAATGTTGAATACCATTTAGATCCAGTTGGTGTATTATTAGGATAGAGCCATTTTGAATAAAAATTGGAATCACCAATACGTATTCCTCCGGATATACCAATACCACGATAGTCTAGATAACCATATATTTCATCATCTAAATCAAAATGTGCCATGGTAAAACCATTAGCAGAAAGATGTGAATATATTGCCTTTAACTCGGCACGTAGGAAATTCATTTTGCGTTTTAACCATGGGGTTTTAAACGCGGTAGAAGATCTACGATCACCAGTTAACACAATAGCTTCGGTATCCATAATCGGACTATTAGATTCTGCTCTCCACCACCTACTTGCCATCACAACTCTATATTTGTTTGGAATCCAACTGTGGTCTTGAATTACTCGGTTTAATCCAGCAATACTATAAAAACCAGTTGCACCAAAGGTTAAACCAATATAACCTGTTGCACTATTCCATGGAAAGGTTGACATATCGATATCAACATCAGGAAAATTATTATATCCAACACCAGTCCATCCTTGATCTACACCAGCACTCGGTGGAAATATTCCTGCATTTAAATCACTTTGACTTGGGCCATTTCTTCCACGAATAAATTCTACATTGGGCCACATATATGTCAAACCATTTTGACTGCCCCAACGTTCTGCTTGATTCCAATAACCATATGGTGAATTAAGTGTGCAGAAAAGATCTGGGTTTACATAATTTTTAGGAACAATGTTTCTAGATTCAGCAGTAGTTTCTGCATTGAACATAAACTTTGGATTTTCTGGAAGACTTAATGTATTCAGTCTTTGTGCTTCAGATACTGGTGGGTTTTCAACAATTGGAATTTCCAGATTTCCACTATTCCACCATATACCAAATTTATTATTTGGATTATTGATGTAATCTGTAACTCCACTGATATTGTATGCTGTAGTAATACCAGAACACATACCACGAACTATAATGGGTGCAGGATCTGTTGCTGGATGTGCAAATGTAATACGCCAAAGGAAATTAGTATTTATTTTTTGTGCACCAGAAATCAAATATGATCTCTCATCCATATTTACTGGAGCAAGATATAATGTTTCTTTAACAGTACCATTACCAACAGTGTGGCATTCACCAATAATTGTATTAACTTTTCTAACATCCGAAAGCATCATCGCACCACAGACACCAAATGATGTGATGCCACCAACTCTTTGTGGAGTTTGAGTATTAGCTTGTGGATAATACTTGGGAAAAACACCATTTTGTGTAACATATGGTGGAGTATTTGAAATTGATGTTGTAGTATAATGATCTGGTGGATTATAATATGTAAACTTACCAACTTTATTTAAATATTGGTGTCTCATATTTTCATAATACATGGGTCCAACATCACCATAGATATATGTAATACCTGTAGCCATACTTGTTGTTAAAGTATAATTAAATGTTACTCCTTGTGGAATATACATATAATTGGAAAATGGTTTATTATCAGATATATCTGTACTATTAGTAAAATATTTTTGACTAGCAATCCATACTTGAATTGGTTTTTGAATTTTATTCCATGCAGAACCACTTATTCCAGGATAATTGGTTGGGTCATTTCTTTGATTTACTGCATCAGCAACATTTACTCTGGCAACGTGTCTTCCAAATCTTACTTGTTCAAGAAGAGACATATATGCCATTGGATACCAGTGTGACCAATAGTTATTATAAATTGTTCCAGGTGGTAAAGTATTACCTGGAACTGGATTTCCACATGGATCTAAAGCACCTGTTAATGTACTCCAAGTAGTAGAGCCACCAAGCTTTCTTTTAGATTCTGCACCAGCTGATAAACCACCAAGTACATCAAATCCTCTGATTGGAATATAATTTACTGGTCCTAATGTAGCACCACCATTAAAAGTCTGAACATTAATTCCCCAAACCGGATTTAAATGCCAGCCAATATATGCTGGTGTCCGATCAAATCCAACTTTATTTTGGTTTGCAGCACTCGATCCATTAATACCAGTTGGATCAAATTTAAAGAAACCACAATTACCAAGAGTTTCAGCACATGTAAAACATGTTACTAACTGTCCTGGAGCAGTTGATCCAAGATAATTTGCGGGTATCCATTTACGGGCATCATTTTGATTCCACAACGAAGGATTTGAAAATCTGAATTTACTATATAAACCAAAATAATACTCATATACTTGAACAAGAGCTTTACCAAATGTATTTCCACCAAAAGCAAATCCATAACTATTGCCTCTTTGATCTAATGTTCTGTCAATTTGGTATTCGCCATTGGCATACACATCAACCTCTGCCGGACCATAAAATGCAGTACTAGAAATATCCCCAGCAACTGAACTATATGTATTATAAAAAGAACCTAAATTACCATGATCATTATATGAATAATAATTAAATACACCCAAATCTTGAAAGGCTGTTGGTGAAGTAAATGGAACATAATCGGAAGCAGATTTTGTTAAAATTGTTGGAGAATTTGATGTACCACTTGGTGTTGGATTAGAATAATTATGTATTTCGGCATTTGTCTTATAATAGTCATAATCAGCAGATAAAGAATTATCGGCACAAATTCCATTTATTTGTTTAAAATCAGTAATAAGATCCGTGATAAAATATCCAACCCAATCTTTCCATGCACTATAGTATTCTGGTCCAAACCACGATGCAAATGGAGTTCCACCTGCAGCAATATTTCCTTGAGCAGAACAATTTCCAAGAGCTGTTAACCCATCAACATTTCTCCAGTTTCCATTGGTAGTAGTAAATCCTCTTCTTAAAAGAAAAGCTCTATTAGATGTAATTCCTTGTAATATTAATGAATCTGGAACCGCACATATTCCATTAAAATTTGCATACCAGTTAGAACTATTTTGAGAATTTGCTGGATATACTACGTTATTAATAAAACTATTACCACCATTAGTAACAGAAGGACGAAGCCCAATAGTACCAATACCTCTCATATCCCCGATCCCAGCCATACCAAAATATTCATCATCTATATCAAAATGAGCACAAGTAAATCCAGATAAACCCATATATCTATAAACAGTATTTAATTCATTACTAAGAAAATTTATTTTACGTTTTAACCAATGAGTACGATAAGTTTGAGTACCACCCGCTGTATCAATAGTAATATATTCTGTTCCAGTAATACCTATTGGTCCTACACCAATTCCGTCTAAAGCTCTCCACGATCTTGGTGGGTAAAATGTTCGGTATTTATTTGGAATATGCGAATAGTTTCGTATAATGTCATCAACATCTGATTTTGTTATAAAACCTGGAGAACCAAATGTCATTCCAATATAACCAGTGGATGTATTCCATGGACTTATAGACCAATCAATATCAGAAATATTTTGGCTTCCCGCTCCAGGCCATTCTGATACCGTTGGTGGAGTATTTGTTCCATCTGCTCTAGGAAATTGACCTGCATCCAAGCAAGCACCCTTTGGTCCAAGAATACCAGTAGGATACTTAACATAATGCCACATATAGGTAAGCCCAGCTGTATTACCCCAAGTTTCACCTTGTTTCCAATATCCAACCACAGGATGTTCAATGAGACCAAATAATTGAGTCGGCATCAGAACAGTGTATGTAATATTAGTATTAAGTAAAAGTGGATGCATTATTTGACTTTTAAGTATTGTCTCGTATACTATTTATATTATGACTAACAAGAAATTAGAAGAAATGATCTACGACTATGGTGAAACTTTAAAGCACATTGGTAAGTGTGAAACCGATGGAAAGACTAGTTTAAAGGAATATAACAAATTAGTTGACCATAAGGAAAAATTGGTAGAACAATTTAATGAACATTTTAACAGCAATTCAAAAATGGCACAAACTTTAGGAGTTATATAACTACTTGCTAAAAGTTGTTTTTATAATTTCTTTGGCTTTTTCAGGTGTTACATTTTGACGAGCCATAGCCTGCCAAAATTGATCCATCATAACTTTAGTAACATCTTTTAATTCAGAACTTCTATTTACAGATGGCTTAGAAGTTTCAACGTTATATACATTTCCTTCGTTTATATCTTTCATATTATTATTTATGCCCAGACCTCGCAAAACATCTACTCAACCTAAACGCAAATACAATAAAAAGCCTGTGGAAATCCCTAAAAAGATTTACCCAGAATTTGTTCAAAATTTTATAAATGAGGTAGAATCTAAAACTCCCTATAAAGTTGTTGTTGCCCAGTATAATGAAGGTTCTGGATACCATGTGGGTGTGTGTAAGTCCGTTCCTAGTAATTGTTATCATTGTATTTGGATGGTCAATCATGCCAAAACTAAAGAAGAATTAGATAGATTTTGGAATATAATATAAACTCTAAATATTTGTATCATGTACGATAAATACTTCTCAGCAAATCCAATTACAGTCGGTTCAAGAATACCTAAGCATAAAGGTCTTTTAATTTCTGGTGGTGCAGCAGGAGTTACTATGTCTGTTCAGTTTGTAAGTGGTACAGGTAATACATTAAATTCTGTTCTTACAATTAATAACACGCCCTATATTTTACCTTTCCAAGTATATGCTGTTAATACATTTAATGGTCTTACTGGCTTCTATGTAAATTAATATGCCTAAAGACATTCGATGTCTCATTACCAACAACCTTCTTAAGAAGGGTGAGTGGTTTTGGCTATCGTGGGAAATGGATGCTGCAATCTCAGCACCGGGTCTAGCAGAATTAGAAATGCGCCGTCATGATCCTGACGACGATTTCGCTAGAATGTTGTGGCAAGAATGGGAATGGTCCCGAGAAATCGGGTATCCTGATCTTTAATCTTTTTTCAACTTATCTTGCATTGTCTTCAAGGCTTCGGATGCCCATGCATAGGCTTCATTGCCATGCTTTTTAGGACCCTCTTTTACAATAGCCAAGATTTTTCCAAGACGCTGACTTGGTTGTTCAGTTCCTTTGAACATTCCTTTAGGTGCTCCGCTTGAATTTGGACTTTTTGATGGAGTCTCGGAATCAGAACCTTTAGCAACACGACCACGCTGTGGTTTAGTCTCTTCATCTGAATTTTCATTCATCATTTTTGAAATTTTAGAGGTAATTGATTCTCTTACTGTTTGCCAGTTTGCAGTTGGAATAGAATATTGGTAGCCATCTTCTGGGTCTGCATAATCATGAGCATCTTCTTCTGCTTCGCGTCTTTTTCTATTTGCCAAAGCATCTTTACGAATTTCTGCGGCTTGTACCATTTCATCTTCAAAATCTGACAAATCCGGATCAGCCATGACACCATCTTGTCCATCTACAGCAACTTCATTTGCATTGCCATCTGGCTTTGCATCAATTGGACCTGTGTTCTGTGCCATTTGAGCCAATCGTTCTGCTCGTTTCATTTTAGTAATATTTACATATGCACCAACATCACCATCTGCCAATGCAATGCTAGTAGGTGAAGGTTTACCAAGACGAGAAATTGCGTCTTTTACATCCTCAGGATGTGCGCTAGGAGAATCTGGGTTAATAACTGGGGCTACAGGCATTTGACCCATTAATGCGGCTCGTTGAGCAGGGTCTGTAATTTTTGCAGCCTTGGCTTCGTTAATCATACGAAAACCATTTTGTTGGGCTTCTAATCCAGCACGATTTAATTGGTGAATCCAACTGTAATAACCTTTATTGTTCTTCATATCAATATTTAGATTTGACTTCTGTTATACATGATATATACTTGTATCATGACTTATGGTTCAAACGGTGCAGGTAAGGGAAGTTCCCCCAGACACGTAAATTTGGAACAATATGGCAAAAATTATGAAGCAATTTTTAAGAAGAAGCCAGTAAAGAAAAAGTCTAAAAAATCACCTAAATAAACTACGCAAGAGTACTCAAGCGGTCAACGAGGGCAGACTGTAAATCTGCTGATTAATTTCTACGAAGGTTCAAATCCCTCCTCTTGCATTCAGCCAAATAATATAAAAATGTATACATCTAATAAACAGCATGAATATGATCCATATCTACAAGACTTTGGATCAAAACAAGTTGGTATCAATCAAGCACTTAATGATAGAATGAAAATTATAGAACTTCAAAATTCTGCTTTAAATATAAAAATAAAAAAACTTGAGGAAATGATTGCAAAAATGTCTATTAATACTAATGAAACGTTAGAACAAAAATTAGAAGAAATGACTGATAAACTAGATGATCTTCAATCTAGGATTGATTTACTTGACGAATAAATAAACCGGAGTATACTCTTATTATGCCTAACTCAAAACAACGTATTACTAAACGTGCTCATAAGAAGCGTGAAGAACGCATGAAGCGCAATCGTATTCAGAGCCTTATGAAGGCTCGTGTTGGTACACTTCGCAGTCTTGACGCGAGTGGACAACTTCCTGTATGTGTCAAGGAAAAGAGACTGCCCAATGGCTAAGACTGTTATAAACATGACTCTTGCAGATGTTCGCAAGAAATATGATTCTATTGATTGTTTTTTCACTTACTATGATGGTGAAAAAGCTTCGTTTGATTTTTATGGTACTGATGCATCAGGTGCTGAAGTTCGTATTTCTCTTGGCGGGTGTTCTGCCTGGATTAAGAACATGGCATTTGGTCCAAAGGATCCACTAAATATTAGTGACGCAATGAGTCGTCACGTTCGCTATGTTTCTGTCACGGATAACCGTGCTAAATTGGTTTACGAACAAATTTTTGATACTAACTAAGGAAAGATATGAATAATTCAGATTTTAATGATTTTAGAAACTGGCAAAATGGCGATGATGGCGAAGAAAACAATCCAAATAACGGATTCTTCTTCTTTGGTAATTCTAGCCCAGAATTCAAGAAGATGTGGGATCAAATGCGTAATGGTGAAAATCCTGCAGATAGTCTTCGTGACTATCTTAACATGGATGACATTTTAAATCAATGGACTAAAGAAAATCAAAAAAAACCATTTAATAAAAATAATCCACCAAAACATTCTCGTAGACCTATTCGACATAAGCCTAAGACTACACCATTTACTCAAGAAGAATATTTTAAACTTATTGAGATTCGTGGATACCTTGCTATTCAAGAACAGTATGCACATGTTAAGGCATTAGATAAGTTGCTGAATCAGATTATAATTAAGCCAATAGATAATTCAGGAGAATTTCAATGACATATATTCCAGGTGAAGCGTATAAAAAAGGTTATGCAGCCCGTATGGGTGGTGCAGAAAGAGCATCGAATGTAAATGAGTCTACCAGTGTGTATTGGGAAGAGTGGGCTACTGGTTGGGACGATGCTAACACTAAGGTAATTACAGAAGCCAGACAAAATGCTGGTTGTTCAAAACCTAAGTGTTGTAAGACATTTATTCAGGAATAAAAAAACCCCCGAAAGGGGGTTTTTTTATCTGGCTCTTCTTAGATTTGGTGCTAAAATTCTTTGAATTTGTCTATTAAGTTTAGGACTAAGCATTTTTTCCATTGCTGTAAGAATATCTGTTTTTGATGTTGAAACAGAACCTGGACCAGATAATTCTTTTGCTACTTCTGCAACAGTAGGTTCCCGTCCTCTTACTTTATATTCAACTCTACCTTTGCTAGGTCTTGCACTTAATTTTGGTTTAGCAGATGATCCACCATATTTTGTAATAAGATCTGGTGTAATTTGTGTAACTAATCCTGGAAAATTATAAGGTTTTGTGGATCTTCCTGGTGTAACCACCCAACGTAAATCTGGAGATATATCTAAAAGACCTTGTTGAAATATTTTTCCAAGTTGTTTTTGCGATCTTGCACCTATTTGTTCAGTTGTTTTACGTATTTTTGATTTTTGATCAGAAGTTAATGTACGCCCACGTTCAAACATTTTTTTTACTGTTGCGTCAAATTGTGGTAAGCCTGGAAATAAATTTTTCTGATCATCGGAGATATGCTTAAATGGAGATGTATTATCACCTTTATAGTCTGCTGGTGACCATATTCCATCTTTAAATGTCCAGCCATCTGCACCACCAGTACTTACTTCACTTGATGCAACTGGAATCAATCTGTCTGCAGTTTCATCTTGATGACTTTTACCACCCTTTGTTAAATCTGCTGTAGCAGAAAACAAAAAACCAGATCTTTGTGTTTTTGCGCCTCTTTTTGGTTTGCCTGTATTTGGATTAATATCTTTTTCAGGTGGCTTGATAATGTTTTGTGCTGCTATATTTACCAAGTCTCTAGCAGCACTAGAATATGATTCTTTCAATTGTTTCTTTTCTTTATTTGAAAAGTTAATCCAATGAACATTGGAAGTACCTGTATCAGGATCAACTGATCTTAAAGCAACTGCTCCGGTTGGATTTCTTAATTGATATCTACGAACATATTTTTTTGTCTCACTATCGGGAACATATTTCCAGTCGCTGGCACCTTGAAATTGTTTAAATTCTTCAGGACAAACATCAAACATCTCACATGAATCTAAACCCTTCAACACAGGCTTACGACGTTGCATAGGAGCCATTACAGGGTCCATACCCGATACTTGACCCGTATTGTAGCCAGGAGAGCCTCCAGCAGCTGCCATGCCTCCTGAGCTCATATCCTCCACTAATGCAATATAGCTTACTTCTGGGTATCCTTGAATAACCAATTGACCTTCCATGAGTCCAGCATACTCTGCCTTTGTAATACCAAAAGTATTTGCTTCTTCTCCAAACAATTGCAAAGTACTGAGATAATTTCCAAGTTTGGCTTTTGTCATGCCAAAAGGAAGTTCCTCAAATATTTTCTTTAATTTAATAATAAGGTATTCTAAAGGATCAATACTGCTCTCTGGCTTTAGAAAATTTCCTTGAGCATCTATGGCACCAGCTTTGAATGCCTGAAAAGATGTATAAGAAGCCGAAATTCCTTCTGCAAACTTGTAAAAGTAAAACGATGGAATGTATGAAGGGCTTCCCATATATTATTATTTATTGTTCTGTCTGTGTCAACTTTCTATCTACTCTTGGATCGGTATTTAATTCAGAGTACTTTACTTCTGGCAAAGTTTTGATGTTAAATTCCAAAAATATAAGAAAGGATTTAAGATAAGAATAGAGTCTAGGCTCAACTCTGAAGAATAAAATACGAGCAGTATTTTCTTCTCCAAAGACATTTTTTAATATTATAATGTGATTAAGAATCAAACGTTCTCTGATGGACTTGAGAGTCTTGTGTTTATGAATTTTCTGTAATAATCTTTTAACGTATTTTATACGCTTCAAATCATCCATGAACTCTGCTTTACCAGAGCATTCTCTATTAAAATAACAACCCTGACAGAATTCTGTAAAATTTTCTTCTGTCAGGGGTTTATTCATTTCAATTAATGTTTCAATGTTGGCACCCGCAATCATTTGCACTCGTTTCCATATTATATGAAGAAGATTCAGTTGGAACTATGACAAATGTTACGCGTCGCAAATGGTTTGGTTGTTTTTCAATATTTACACTAAGCGCAAGAGAATAACCAAGTTTTTCCTTGATTCCATCTCCCTGACTAAAACCAGTTTTGTTAACATCATCATAAGGATTTTGTCCGTATATACCTAGCTGTGGGCTACCATATTGGACTAACTCTAACATATTTAACCCATCACTTAAACTCTTTTTGGGCATACCAAAATCTAGTCCAACAAGATTTAATTTATTTTTTACAACACCAAGAACGCCATCTGGATCAATATAATCTCTAGATGACAAAGAGTATAACATTGCGTTTATCGCATCAATGTGTCTTGGCATCTGAAGATTGTGGGTACCTTTGTCGGTAAGCACAGATGGACCTAGTTTTCCTTGTGGATCTCCAATATAAAGACCACCACCAAAGGTGTGTTCACCAGCATTTTCGACAAGTTCATTGATTTTATTGAGAAGGGCTTTAAATTTCATGGCTTTCCTTTATTTAGTTCTGTATTTTATTAGTCCATATAAATCTGAATTGTATTCAATATTATTCAAATTTTTGAGAGTATCGTGGGCAATACTTTTAATAAAGTCCTTGCACTTCCCACCAGGTGAAACGTTTTCTTTTAACATAGAGGTTACGGATTTAGTACTCCATGTTTTGCATGCCCAATACCGTGCTTTCCATTTTGGTCCCGGATTATCACAGTTATGACGAGCACGAAAGTTTTTGCGACGAGCAGGATCATCGCGTTTAATTTCCATGGTCTTATCTCCAAAATTTACTTTAACAACATTTCCTTTATCATTCTTGACGTAAACTTTATATTTTTTTACATCACCTTTCATGATCTTATTGAGCTTTACTTTTTTATTTGCTTCTTCATGAATTTCAATGATATCACCGTATTCGTTGTATTCTTCACCCTCAGTTACATCAACAAATCCAATAATTTTATTTGGAGCAAAAGTTTCAATTAGTTCACATCCGTTTTTATCTGTGAACGTTACCTTATAGTTATTTTCATTAATTTCAATTGCATCAACATTTAAAATGTTTCCAGATTCATTTATAACAACATCACATGGTTTAATATCTTTAATTTCTATAGATGAAAAAGGAACAGATGGTATATAAGTCATTGTTTCAACAATGAATTTGTTGGAAGATTGTTGAATGGCTATGACACGTTCATTCAAACCAACTTTGGTCTGAATCTTGTTCATAATCATATTGACATATTTCCTACTCATTTCCAGCTATCCTTATTTTGTTTTTCACCTTCGTGATGACCATTATCAGATCTATTAGCAGAACGATCTCTTACACGTAAATTATTTATACCGTTTGATCCACCACTACGAAGAGCTTTTTTATGGTCAATGTCTTTACCATCTCCTTTTTTAGCTCTTCCTTTTTTAATCATTTCTTCTCTGGCTTTAGTTCGTGATGCACGCTCTTTGCGTTGCTTTGATTTACCATGATAATTCTTGTATTCTTTTTTGTAATCTCTTTCGTATTCTTCTTCAATAAAATCTTTTATTAAAGTTTGTAGCAATAGTGGATTACTTTGAATTCTTGCTTTTGCATTTTCAAAAATTGATTTCATATTGATCATTACATATTCAGAATCTTCCAAAAGCATGTTTCGTGAATTCGATATTAATGCACCTTCAGAATCATTTAAGATTTCATAGTTTACCAAATTAGCTAAAACAAAATTATTTGTAAGTGCTTCAACAAGAAGATCATTTAACATTATAATTTCTTCACCAAGAACTTGGTTGGTGACATTATCATCTGTTAATACTGGAATCTTAGTTGTTTTATTGTCTATTGTAATGTAGTTATATTGAATCGAATTAAGATCTTTTGGTTTGAAACCAGGCAATAAACTGGCATTTAATGAGAAATCATTATTACTAGTTATATAACCAACCATGATCTGCATTGGATCAATTTTGGTTTTATCTACTAAGATATCTTTCAATCCCATTTTCTTTTGTTTGGGTTCTGTTGCTTCTACTACAGTTGTAAATTTCTTTAACTGTTCTGCTGCAGCAGGATTATATCTTTGTATGTTGGATGCAGTCATTACATCTTTAGCCCGTTTGACATCTAATGTAGCATCATTTGAAATGCTATCAAAATAATCATCTGTCATCGGTAAAATACCATTAACAGTTATAAGATGATTGGGTGCAGTCTCAGGAGGAACAATTCCATCACCACGTAACATAGTTTTTAATAGGTTTGATGATACATATTTTTTAAGAGGATTATCTTTTTTACCTTTTAATAAATCGTATGCACCGTCTTCCCATGCTTTTTGATAATTGATCATAGATGCTAGAGGATTTAAATTTCCTTCTTCATCTACTACAGTTCCTATTTGTTGTCCGGATGCATCTTTAATAGGAGTGTTTTGTAATTTTTTCAACATTTCAGGATCCTTGCGAATCTCTGACATGGCGTTATCGGGAACAAGCATTTGAGAGAACTGAGAAGCAATTTCACCAGTTTTTTGTAGAGTCTCAGAAATTCTTGGATCTGATGCTGTTAGATCAGGGTTGCTTAAGGCTTGAGTCAAAGCGTTAGCCACAAAGCCTTTAAAGTTTTTATTTGATTGATTGAAATCGGTTGATGAAAAAGCTATTTCACCACCAGCAGCAACCTTGAAACGGTACTCACCACAAGACATATCGGAAGCACCTTCAGAATTAACTGGCTTACCTGTTGTCTCAACGTTTGTTAAAAGAGTTTGTAGGCACTGATCACCAATCTGTGATAAGATTTTTCTGGCAGTAAAGAACGCAGTTCTGGTAAATTCTCTACCACCTGGAGCCAATGCAAGATATGTTTGCATTTCTTGTTCGCTTGCGCCTGCTTTAATCTTAGCAAGAAAAACAACTGCATTCAATACTTGTTGGTTGTAAGGAACTCCGCTTATGTCACTTAGACCGTATGCTACAGTTAGTTTTTCATAAGTTAATTCATCAAAATCAGAATTAGGAGTGGGCTGACGCATCATCTGGAAATACTGATTACGCAGTTCAGGTGGCATTTGAAGCAACTGTTCTGGTGTCATCTGAGTCATGGTCTGGAACATTTGTTCCTTATCCATTTTCTTTGCTTTGGTTTTTTCAGACTTTTCAGTTTCTTCTGCTGACTTTGGACTTACAGATTTTCTCTCTGAAGTTTCTTCTTTTTTCTTAGATCTTTCGTCTTTATCATCACTACCTTGTTTCACATTTCCAAATAATAATTTAGAAGCTCTGGTCTGTTCAAACCCCTTTTCTTGGGTAGCTCGCTTGGCTTCATCAACAGTCATGTCTTGTTTATTAAGTTTTTGGTGATATCCCTTGTTAAAGGAATCTTTAAAAATTAATTGTACATTTCCACTGTTTGTCTTTACTAAAATAACATCTTTAATAAGTTCTTGTGCAGGCTTCTTATCTCTTGGTATCTGTTTGGATCTTTCAATTTTTTTACGGGCTGCATCTTTAGCTTTATTGTCACCAGCACCAGCTTTTGCTGTTTCCAACTGTCCAGCCATAGCAGAACCATCAGCCTCATTAAGGATTGCGTGTTTGGCAATTTGATTTAAAAAAGTGTTAAAGTTCATCTCAAATTATTTAGGCTCCTGGGAATGCTTATATTTTTCTAAAGGATTATAAACTTTTAAATTTTTATAAGTTTTAGCTTTGCCGTTTACCAGTTTTTTAAGAGCAGAATAGTCTAGATTGTTTTGCTTGGCAAACTGAGAAAGATTGGGAATAGTCATAACTAAGTCAGTTGTAGTATCAACCAATATGTACAATTTTGTAGTCATTATGGTTTTGGCTTTTGGTTCTTCCAATTTTTCATGAGAACCAATTCCATCTTTTACTTCACGAATTTCGACTGCTGTCCAACCTTTGTAAGTCTTTCGTTTACCGTTTAACAGTTCACAAATCTTTACAGAAGTCATGCCTTGACTTTCTGCAAATTGAGACATATCTTTAAAAAAAGTCTTTTCTCCAGTATCAACTCGTTTTAGCCAATACCCATTTTTTTCTGCAATTGGATTGGTCCATTTCCAATATCTTCCATTTCTAGTAAAAAAACCACCATGTGTGTCAATGAATTGACTTCTGTGTTTTATAGCCTTAGAATTATCATTCATCATCACCCAAAGTTTTGTTCCTCTGGTATTGACAGTTTCTTCTAAAGTTTTTTCTTTATGAAATTCCATTTAATTCCTTATATTCAGTTATCAAACTTTTTAAATATTTGACATATGAAATTGGGTTTCCTTGAAAAACTTGGCTTAATCCATCTTCACACGCAATTAATATAGCAAAATTATCTATAATAATTCCAGTTCTTTCTTGAAACATCAAAGAATACGCACATGCTTGGGCAAAATAGGTATCAATATCTTTTTCACGTTTTTCTTTTGTACTTGCTTTAAAATCTATAATTGATAATTTACCATCATATTCTGCTATACAATCAGTTCTTCCAGCTAAACCAAGAGTCTTTGACCATAATGGGGTTTCTAATGCAATTATATTATTTATTTTATGTAATTCTGGTTTCATCAATGAAAACAAACCTTTATAGCTAGAATGAAGATTGTCATAATCTATTTCTTCATTCTTTAAATATGATTCTATTATGCTATGGAATTTGGTTCCTCGTGTTGTAACACGCATACTTTCCTCTGGATTTTTTGCTCTCCATCCAGCAAAGAATTGTTGTTTCTTAAAACCAACAACAGTTGTTACAGATGGAAAAATTCCCTCTGGAGTTTCGTACAGACGTTTTCCATCTGTTGAAACTTCTTTGAGGGAACCAAGGATTTCGATAGGTTTATGTACAAACGGTATTGATGAATTTATTAACATATATTTACACACTTTAATTATAACAGCATATTTAAACTATGCAATTATTTATCGCATAACTTGTCGTCGTGCATATTTACCAACCAATTCTAAACCTAAGCCAAGATCAATTTCTTGTTTTCTACCTTGTTCTTCATAAGGTTTACTTTTAACATCCGAAGATCCAAACATAAAGAATGGTAAGGATTCTTTTGGTGTGGGTTCCTTTGGTAGAGGTGTCTTTGGGGGAGTTGGTGTTTTTGATGGTGGTGGTGGTGGAGCAGGGGGAACTGGACCTGGTGGTGGAGGTACCGGTGGTGTTGGAATTGGTAAAGGAATTGGTCGGGGAACTGGCACCGGTGCTGGAACAGGTGCTGGAGTTGGAGTCGGAGTAGGCGTTGGAGTCGGTGTTGGAGTCGGAGTCGGAGTCGGGGTAGGTGTTGGAGTAGGCGTTGGAGTAGGCGTTGGAGTCGGAGTTGGTGTTGGCGTTGGAGTCGGAGTTGGTGTTGGAGTCGGGGTAGGTGTTGGAGTAGGCGCGGGTGCTGGAGCAGGAGTTGATGCTGGTGTGGAGGCTGGAGCAGGAGTTGATGCTGGAGCTCGTTTAGTAGCTCGTTTAGGAGTTGAAGAAGGTGTTGGCTCTGGAGCACGAATTAGTTCAGGTGGAGGCTCTACCTTCACAACAGCTGGTTTTAATGAATCTAAACTTGATTGATAATCCGCCCACTCTTCTGGTGTGAATACTCCTTCAGGTTTTTCTCCTTTAAAGTAAGAAGATGGTGTTGAATATGGTTTTCCACTAGAACTATTTCTAACAATATCTTCGGCATTTTTAATAATTTGTTCTGCAGCATCATCAACTTTTTCCAAAGCTTGTTGTAGCTCTGGTTCTAATGAAACATTTTTTAACGCTGGATGTTCTTTTATTGTAGAACGAATAAGCTCTCTTAAATCTGATCCACTCGCAACACCTTCTTTAGAATAATCAAATGCTAATTTTTGAACATAATCTAAAAGTTGTTCTGCATATGCTTTTGCAGATTCTCCAGTAAATTTTGGAACCCAATCAGTTGGCGGTAAACCAATTTCATTTGGAAAGAATTTTGGTTTTGGAGCAGCAATTAATTCTGGTGTTACACCAAGTTTTGGTAATGTTTTTGCTGGCTCTGTTGATAATCCTATTTTTATTGCTTCGCCTGCTGTTTTTGCTTCTTTAGCAACTGCAGCCTCTTTAGCTAATTTTTCTGCTTCTGTTGCTATTTTAATTATTTCTCGACCACTACCTTCATTTAATGAATAATATTTTCTTTTTGGATATGATTCTTCACCCAACATAACACTATGTGTTTGTTTAATAACATTCTTTAAAATATTCTTACTTAATTCTTTTGAAATTCTAGATTCAAAATAACCGCTTTCTAATAACAATGCAATATATGCATTGGTTTGATAACGATATTCTAAAATTGAATGAAGAAAAGAACTTTTCATATTATTATTTATGAGGCTGGTGGAACTGGAGGAGTCTTTAACAACTCATCTGCTCGTTGAAGAATTGTTTTTAAGTCTTCTCTATCTCTTGGTCGATTGCTTTTAGTCCAGTTTCTAGAAAACGCCGTTTGTTCTTCAGGAGTCATTTGTGAATAATCTTTTGCACGAGCAGATAATGAATCATCGTAAGTTTTATTTTTTGCAGCAGTTTCTGCATCTCGTTCTGCTGCACGGCGCGACATATATGCTTCAGTATCAGCAACTTTTTTGTTTTGTGCTTCTTTTGTTATTCTATCTAACTCAGCTTGTTTGGCTATTTCGGCTGCTTCTTTTTCTGCTTGGATTTTTGGTGCATTATAAGATTGCAAATCCATCATAAGTTTTTGACGTGCTGTTAATTCTTCTGGAGAGAAAAGCGTACTTTCTGCTTTTCTTCTGGCTAATTCATAATTTAAATCTGAAACCTTTTGTTTGACTTCATCATAATATGGTGAAAGTTCTTCAACTGTTTTTGAACCTTCTGAAGCTCTAGATGCAGCAGCTTTTTCAGCAGCAGATATTGTGCTTGATATTTCGGCTTCAGGCATTCCTATAGAGCCTGTCCAATCTATATTTGGTTGGGCTTCTTGTGCTCTTTTTCCTGTTTCGATGTCAAGTTTAAGACGTTTTCCTTCTTGTTTTAAAAATCCTTTAAGATCAAAAATATCTTCAGGAGCCATTCCGGTTTCTTTTGTAAGTTCCCCAGCAGTAGTCAAATCTTTAGTTGCTCCAGAGTAATCACGTAACATACTCGGATCAAAAGATCTTCCGGATTTTTGAGCATCCGCAGCTTGTTCGGCTGCTTTTATTATTTCTGGAGCCGCATTATTTACTCTTGTTAATTGTCCATATACAATTGGATCCGCTTTATCGATTCCTTGAAATACAGGAAGATTTTGTATATTTTGTCGTACTAACTCAGCTAATTCATCTCCACGCTTTCCTTCTTGTGCTAGTTTTAATGCTTCATATTGAACCCGATTCATTAAAACATTTGCACCAGCAGCTACATGTTTTGGAACTTCAGTAACTGCAGTTATACCATCTCCCACTGTTGGAAGATCAATGAATGATCTAATTGGTTGCTTTACAACAGCAGTAGATACAGCTTTCGCTGCTTCTCCCGCTTCTGCACCTAATTTTCCTACTTTGGTTGCTGCTTCAAGTTCTCTTGCAGTTCTAGCGGCTTCCATGGCTTTCATGGCTGCATCTACACCACGAGCAACTTTTCCGACTCCAGCTTGTTCATTTAGCTGATATTTCTTTACTAAAGATTTGGGGTACGGTAATACACCCTCTGCAATTAAATTGGTGCTTTGTATTACTTGCTTAAGAATATCAGCACTGCAACTATTTGAAATTTCAGGGCTAAAATAATTATTTTCATTTAACAAAGCAATGTATGCATTTGTCTTATAACGATAATTTAAAATGTGTTCTGTTATTGTATTATTCATGATATTCTACAAAGTATTTATTATAATTTTGGAGCTCTTACAAATCCAGAGGATGGTTTATTTACCTTATCCCATGTAGTAGACTGCATTGGAGATGGAATCTCTGTAGCTAAATTTCTGTTTCTTTCTCTTTCTTTACGTGTGTGATATTCCAATTCAGCACTAGACGGGTATCTAGTTGGCTCTGGAGCATATTCTTGTTGAGTTGGCATACCTCTACGCATACGATATTCTTTAGCTCTATCAGTTTCACTATCACCCACAACATAATTTACAATATCTTCCCCAGTTTCTGCATATGTTTTTGGTCTAGTTTTTCCCGTAACTTTGTCAGCAACTTCAAGACCTAACATTTGTGGAGTTTCAAAATCACGCAAAGCTTCTCCAGCTTTAAATCCACCATAAGCTACAACTGGAACAAGAGCACCACCTATTGCACCAGATACTAATTGAGTTCCTAAACCTGATACTAAAGGAGCACCTCTCAAAGCATTCATATATACCTGTCCAGCACCAGACATTGCTGACCAATCTGCAACACTTTGTATTTCTTTGCTTAAATTTGGTAATTCATTCATTTCAGTAGCTGGATCCATACCAATATAATCAGTACCTAGTTCTGCACCTCTACGAGCTAATTCACCAGCAACTAAAGGGACAACTAAGGCACCGCCTACTTGTAAAGCAGTTTTTCCAACAGTTGTTGCTGCTGGAATTGGATTTTTTACAGCATATTCAACAGCAGAAACACCTTTTTTTGCCATGTTTACTGCAGATTTTGCAGAATCTACAGGATTCATTACTGTATTGGCTACACCTTTGCCTATACTAGTAAATGTAGGAACTGGATTTGGATTACCAATTAAGTCTGTACGAAGTTCTTTTCCACTAAAAAAAGGAGGAGGAATTACAACTGCTTCGCCTACCATAGCCACTCTTGTGGTTTCTTTACGTTTTCTTTTACTTCTTCTAGATGTCTTTTTGCTATCTGATGTACCAAGATTTTTTAATATATCATTAATTTTATCTTGTGTTGATTGTTGATCAGCAGCATCTTGGAAAGGTTTAATAATATCTTTTACATAATCTCCAGCAGGTTTTGATGTTGTTTCTTTTTTATCAGGAAAATCAGAGAGATCCATTGGTTCATTCATTCCACCAGTGGATTCACTATCATCTTTTATATTATAATCTTCAGCATCTAGTTCAGTTTTTATATCTGGATTAAACGGACTTGGAATTGTATATGAGTATGCTGGTGGTTCTGAAGGAGTTTTTGCTTGTGTATCCATCATCGGAGCAGATATATCACCATACAACTTATCTTGTATAACATTTGGATTAGTTTGTGCTGTATTTAACTTCATTATTCTTTGTAATTCAGCTGCAACATTTTTTCCAGAAGCTCCAACAGATGTAACCAGATTATTAATAATATTGGATACTCCAACACCAGGAGGTTGTCTATAAGTAGAATCTACTTGACCTTCAGGATAAATTGGAGACTCTCCACGGTTAACATCAGGATTTACTCCAGTTTCAGGATAGCGAACACCTGGAGAATTCAGTGATTGTTTTTTCATCCAATCAGATCCGCTTCTCATCATATCTTGAAGTGTATTTGTTGCAGTATCAGTAACAGAACGTTGAGCGTCTGATATACCTGTTCCAGGTTTGGATCGGTCTACATAAGGACTATATCTAATAGGATCAGCAGCTGTTCCACTTCCATACAAATTTTCATCATTATTATCTCTAAGTTGAACATCAAAATTTCCACCACCATCTCCTCGTATAGGTTCTTTAATTGTTCTAGAACCATCTTTGTTTAGAGTATCACTAATTTGATCTATGTAGCCTTGTCTTTTTTCTTTTGTATCTGTAGCATTTTTCAAGGCAGCAGCTTTTTGTTCAGCACCAACAATTCTTCTAGCTTCTGCTCTAATTTCTGCATCTCGTTTAGCTGCTTCCGCATCAATACGTTTTAATGCTGCAGCATCATCGGCATCCCATTGAGCTTTGCCTCGTGATTGTGATGTTGTATTGGCTATGGTACCATCTACAGTATCATACCTAGCCTGTGGAGTTCCAAATTGTGGAATATTGGCTGGTCTACGACGCATGGTATGGTATGCAAGACTATCGTATGCAGGCCCCTGTCCTACACCAGCGGTTGGAGCAACATTTGATTCACCTGAAGAATTTAAATCAAAAAATAATTGTCTGTGTTTTGCATTTCTTGCATCATAATCTTCACCAGTTGCCTTTTTAAAATCATCCTGAGTAACCCAGTACATTGGACTAATTCTTTTATTTGCATTTACAGTAGTTAATGCTCTTTCTTGTCCTGCTGCTTTATCTTGTAGTTGTTGTTGATATGCATCTGGGTTTTCTCTACGAAATTTATCAAGTTTTTTTCTATCATCTATATCTTGTTTATCTCTAACTTTTATTCCCTGTGCTATATTTTCTTCTTTGGTGTGTTCTCTCCAATTCCAATCACCTGCTTTTTCATTTAAATTTTTTGGAGTATTAGCAAAAGCATTTCCATAGACATTACTACCATGTGCTGCACTATGTGAAGCCCCTAAATTCTTAGATTGTTCCATTGCACCAATAGCATTATTAATAGTATTTGGAGAACTAATAGATGGATTAAACGAAGATGGTCTATACAACTCATTCTTGTTTAATACATTTTTTATGTTTTCAACCAATGAAGGAGAATTTTTCTTTTCCTGTGGAACAGGATTTGGAGAATTCCCCATAAATTGCTTGACTTCCCAATAAAATTGTCTATCTTGTTTATTATCCATGGTTATTAAATATTTAGATTTACATAAATACTTAAAGAATATGAAGAAACAAGTACTCTTGCTAAATCAAGACAATACTCCTCTTAATATTATTACTATTGGAAAAGCATACAAACTCATTGCCCGAGATAAAGTTTGGAGTGATGAAAGTAATGAATGTTTTGAAGTTGTCTCTATTTCCAAAATTATAAAGATTCCTAAAGTTTTAATTTTAAAATATTATGTAAAATTGCCTTATAGAAAGGCAGCTTCTTCTAGGCAAAATATTTTACGTAGAGATCAATTTTGTTGTCAATACTGTGGAGTTGCTTTAAATAACAAAGATGCAACAGTTGATCATATTATACCAAAATCAAAAGGTGGTGCATCATCTTGGGTAAATATGGTAGCAGCATGTAGATGCTGTAATTTGGCAAAAGGAAACAGAACCCTTAAAGAAGCCAAAATGGAATTAAAAATCAAACCAAAAGAACCTTCTTATGGATTCTTGTTTGAAGCCATGCTAATTACCTTTAGAAGGAAAAAAAATGCCTAATTATGCTTTTAAATGTGAAAATTGTGACCATACTTTTGATGAAATCTTAAATCTATCAGAGCGTAATACTCCTTTAGAGAAACCCTGCCCAAAGTGCAGTAAAAAGAAAATTATAAAGGATTGGCAAGCAAACACACCATCACTTGCAATGGATTCCACTCTGACACCTTCAAAAGTAGTTGGAAGTCAATTTAAAGACGTAATTGACAAAATTAAGGGTAGCGGTCAAGTACCTAAGAGATTTCATGAAAAATTAGATAATAGTGCCAGAATGAATGCTGGACGTATTGTTCGCTAATTTTTAGACTGAATCATTGCCTTTAAAATATAATAACTGTCGATAACATCCGTAACAGGATTACTCAAAGTTTTCTGATTAAAGACCGATAAAAGATTGGTTTTTGTTTCTATTGAGAAGGCTTCGTACATTGCCTGTTTGTCAGCGTTACCTTTGCCCGTAGCGCATTTCTTGACTCGGGATGGCTCAATGATGGTCACGGGAATGGCGAGCTTGTAGAGCTTATGCTTCAAGATTCCCATATTCTCCGCTAGATTGAATACTCGACCTTTAGAACCGAATGAATATCCTTCTACGGCTATATCTCCAGCCCCAATACAAAGATTGGAAGCCCATTGAGATATAGTGTCAAATCTATCAACATCCAGAATATATTCCTGAAAAGATTCCCCAGTAATATTTGGGGCAATTTTATCAGCATACTTTTTGGTATTTGTCAAATAATAAAAGAAACAATTTTCAAACTTAAATTCTCTACGTTCATCATAAAGACAAAGGCAGGGGCAGGTTATAGAGTAATCAATGCCGATTAACATGTGGAACATATGTACTTATACCTTGGTCAGAAGTGGTGGTTCCTTAGCAGTCTGATGAAGTATACTTCGATTATTTCAAAAGGATTGCGTGGAAGCCCAACCACTTCTGCCTAAAATATTTAGGCATATCGTCTATCTTGTTTCGATGAAGATTTTTCTACACCTCTATATATGGCTTTACCTTCTGGGGTTCCCATCATTTCAAGAGCTTTTACCGGTGCTAGATCTTCACCTGGTCCATTTTGTTGAAGAAGCTTATACATTCTATCTCTATCTTTTTCTATTTCTTCATCTGTTTGATCACTCATAGGATAACTACCTGTTGATTTTAATAATCTACCTTTAATATCTCTCATAAATGCAGGCATTTCAGCTCTACTCCAAAAATAATTATTAGGAGTTTTAAATCTATTATCTGGTGAAGGAGTTGGAGTATCCATCTGATCTAATGCAGTTTTTACAGTCTCTTTTTGTTCTGGAGTCAATTCCCAACTATCTAAAATTCCTCTTTTTTCTAATTCTTCATAACCAGATCCTAAAGCAATTCCACTTGTCGAAGGTTCAATACCATATTTAATAGTAGCAGGAGATTTATATTCTGGTTTTTTTTCTAAATTAGAACTAACTGCATTTTCAACTGCAGCAACTCCTCGTAATTGAGTTCCTATTGCATGTTGACCTTCATGATTCATAACCTGAATATATTGATCCCAATCTTTAATATTATCTTTATTCATATCAATTGTAGTTTCAAAAGTATTTGGCGCATTACTCATTTGATTATCAATTAGTTTTTGAACAGATTGATCAACTGGTAATTGTGGTGTTTTCTTATCTCGTTGAGCTTTATTAAAAGTAGAATATGGATCTAGAAGATGTTGAACATTCCATGTTAATTTAGCATCAACTAATTCAGGGTATTTTACGTTGTTTCTTCCTAAGAAAGCTTCGGGTGGATCAAAGTATCTGTAACCAGTTTTATCAAAATGAGTTATCTCTAATGGCTTATAAAGCATTGCTTCATCATGTTTTGGATCTCTTAAATCTGCATATTGTCTAGCTAATTTTGCTTGATCACTATAATCTAAATCATTTGGTCCAGAACGTTTCAAATATTCTTTTTGTTTTGCTAAAAAGTCATTTCTTTCTTTGGTTTTATCTTTTCCAAATTCTAAAGAAATCATATCAAATGGAGATAATTTTTGATTTTCTTTCTTTACGAACATAGTATTAGCATTATATAAAGTATTTGCAATTCCTGTTATTCTATCAAAATAATCTTGTGAGTCATGATAATTTTCAGGTGGATTTGGATTAACAACTGAAGGAGTTACACCTAACCTTGCATTTCTTGCTTCTTTTTCTCCGGCTTCATTGTGTGCTTGCCATAATGGACTATTTAATTTTTTTCTTTCTCTATAATTTTTTGAAAATGCATAATCAAAAGGATCATTACTACGTAAAAAATTTGTGAAATCATTAAATCTTTGAGATATCTGAGTTCCTTTATCTTTGACTTGTCTTAACAAATCAGTATGCAATGATCCAGCGTCAAGTGGATTATCTGGATTTAATATAGAACCCAACCATCCTTTTTGTCCTAAATCTGGAGGTTGATTCATAGTTCCTGTACTGGAGAATGTCCTGGATGATTTCATATCCTCAGGTGAACGTGGCTCGTTCTCCTTATTACCTGGATCCATCACCGTACTTTCAATATATTTCCTAGTATTATTAAATGCATCTTCAAAAGGAGTTTCATCAATTTCATCAGATAATCCAAATTTTTGATTATTTGCTAAAATTTTCTCATTTTTAAGTTTTAATGCTGTATCATAAGCATCACGATCTGTTCGTGTATATTTTACAGGATTCAAAGCTGTACCAGAAAAATTTACTGGACTTATCATTGAACCATTTTGATTATCAGGAAAATCAGCAAGATCTAATGGTACATTCATACCACCATATTTGGTATCTTCTTGTTTTTCTATTAAGTATTGTTTAAATGACAGCATACCAATATTTATAAACCCCCAGGATTTCTCCTAGGGGTTTATTTGTATGCTCCTCCGACTGGATTTGAACCAGTGACCCGAGAGTTAACAGCTCTCTGCTCTACCAACTGAGCTACAGAGGAAAGTAAATCAGACGATCTGACATCCACCTGCGCTGCAGGCAAACTCCTTTGCGGATTCAGTATTGTCTTCTGCCTCGTATGTAGACAGATCCTTAAAATTAACTTTAACCTTAGGATGTGCTGCATAGGTTGCAGAATCAATCTGCTCAAAGGGTGCCTGAGCGTAGGTGTGACTATCACCACCGGGAAGGAATGCTATTCCTGTTGCAATATCAAAGTTTTCCCAAAGCCAGTTGCCCACTTCAAGGAATTCAGAGTCCTTATAGTTGACGGTGATTGATGGCTTGTGATGACAGAAGTGTTCTTGATAAGTTTTCCACAGATCAAGATGGTCTAATGCACGAAGTTCCTCAGTGGTCATGGTTCCCTTTGGAGCCTTCATAGCAAATGTAAAGACGGCAGTAGAAGTTGGGTTGATCACATCATCCTCGCACGGGACTCCTTGATCCTTCATCAAGTTATATAAAGGATCTTTCTTGTCCAGACGAATTCGGCGGAAATAATAATCCGCATAGCGAGGATGCAGACCCGAGGCAGAGTCCACCAAACACGATGTAGTACCTTCAGGCTTCACGCAAGTCACTGACTTGCTAGGGTTGATTCCCAACTTCTCTGCCCACTTGAGATTCGTCGCAGTCGCATGATCACGAAGAGTCTCAAGAAGACGAACAAGCTTTGGCTTACCTTCTAAGCCACTCGTAAGCTTGTTATCAAAAATTCCTGTCATAGATACTCCAAGTAGTCTTTCCTCTTCACAGTTCTTCTTCCACTCCGGACGAAGATATGGAAAGTGAGTAAAGGTTGATTGAACTGTACCGATGATTGTAGCAATCTCAATCTTTCTCTTCAGTATTGCTGCAGTATCGTCTTGACGAACTACAACTGTAGAAAGATTACAGAATTCAAATGGCTTAAGAATGATCTCGGAACATGGATTAGTTCCATATTCACAGTCAGGATCACGACCAGACTTTTCAGCCTGTTCTTGCAGTGCCTTACGATTGATCATTCCACGTTCACCACTGTGACTATTGTATAGTGATGTCCACTCTTCTAGGAATTGACCCATTGGAGGACGACCATTATAAACAGCAGAGTTATTAGCATAAGAACGAAAGCCAGCCTGTTCCCACCATGCACCGCTCTTGCAAAGAGCCATTTCACGGTCAGCAAGATCGCTCAATGAAATCATAGCAGAACGACGAACACCACCAACAATTACTGCATTAGCAATAGCACAGCAAACATCATGACATTCAAGTGCAGACAGTCTGCGTCCTTGTGCATTGTAGAAAACCTTCACGACAAACTTGAATAGATTGTCTAAAGGTGCGGGACCACTAGCACGACCACCAAAAATTTTAAGTCGTGCACCAGATGGTCGAATCTTTGACAAGTCCCACTTAGGGTGCTTACCAGAATAGAGATCATTAAATAATATTTTAATAGCATCTCCCCAACCTTCCTTTGAATCTTCAACAACAATTACATTATCAAAATTCTTTACAATCTTGCTAGCAACAGTTGGAAGTTTATCAGTGTATTTTCTTTCTACAGAATAGCCAGTACCTGTGCCATTCATAAGAATAACAAATAGTTCTGCAAATGAGTCAATAGAATCAATTGGTAGATAGGAGCAATTGTATAAACAAGTATTGTCGTGATCCAATGCAGGACCGGCAGTCATAAGACTACGCATAGAAGGAAGAACTTCTAAGTTCAGAATTGCTTCCTTGACATCAGGACGTTCTGCAAGTTGTGGAACTTTATTCGTAAAGTATTTCCACCAACGGTCTACACATTCATCCCAAGTCTCACGACGATTTTGGTCATTGAGCCAACGAGAGTAGCGAGAGATAAAAATAAACGATTGAAATGGTGATAAAATTTCTGCCATAGTTAAATCCTTAAGTGGGTGTCTTATTTAGTTGTTAGAGTCTGCCACGAAACCGGGAAAAGGGGAGCAATTAATTTGTCAATTGCTTTTGCATATTCTTGAATTTCCCATTGGGCATGTGCATCGATTCTCAAATTATAAACACGGGCAAATGCATAGAGAGAACCAGTCCATACAAATTCTGTATAAGTTCCTTGTGGTAATATTGAACGGGCTTGCTCAGGAGCAACACCATCTACCAAAAGTTTATTATAAAGATCTAAACATTCTTTTGCAACTCCATCATATTCTTGACGAAGTTTAATACAATGATCCAGATCTTCAATAGGACCACTGCTACCTTGCTTGGCTCCATCAGTAGGAGAATTTCTCCACATAGGAGTATAAATCTCAGGCTCATAAGTGACATACCTACGACTGACTTCATTCATCACAAGACCAACTTGGTGCTTTCCTAGTTGAGCACGAACAAAGATAGGGCACTTGATACGAACACTGATCTGTGGATGACAGAATGGTGTAAAGTGATTATGCTTTGCCAGATAACGAATTAGTTTTGCATCTTTATCAGATAGAGAACGAATTGGAACATGGCTATCAGCATAATCCCAAGAACTTTCTTTATTAAAAGAAACTCTTGCTGCATTTGCCACACTTAAATCCGAACCCATATAATCCACTAGATCAACGTGACCGTGATCTAGGACAAAGTACTTAGTCTGCGCCATTTTTATTTGTGCTATCTCGGTCATCTTCATCCTCATCTACATCTACAAGTTCAACTCTCACACCATCAATCTTTGTAAAGTCTGCAGCGTATTCTCGTGCTCGGGACCATAAACCTGGGTCCATTTCTTTTACATATTCACCAAATCTTTGCACAAAAGTCAGATAGGCTTCACTAGCCTTTAAGATATCTTCTTCTGTCATATCTTCATTATTATCCATTTTAAACCTTCTTCCAGTAAGTATACTTCATTTTAGCTTTAAGTCCAGAATAAACATTATTAATAATCAACTTCATGGTTAGATTCGTTCCATAGACTTTAACCATATCATTGACATCTTTTTTATCAATTTCACTTGGCCAGATTACTACATTTCGTCCAGCATCAATATATCTACCAATTAAATTTACTATTTCAATATTTCTAGGTTCATTATCAAAAACAAAAACTATATTTGCTTTTGCAATTTTTTTAGGAATCGTGTCTAACCAACCTGCACCCTGCATTGCAACTCCATTTGGAATAAACATGGAGTCAATAGGACCTTCTGTAACGTAAACAGTTTCTCTTGGATCTACTTTATCTAGGTTGTACCAAAGCCGTTCTTCGCCGTCTTTCTTGAGGGTAATGTAGCGTATGGAATCCCTCTTTTCTTCAAAGGATCGCCCCTGTACGCCAAGTAGTGACCCATCCTCGTCATAGAACGGTATGACGAGTCTGTCTTCCTTGGTCCCTTCACGGTCAAAATCCGCCATGATCCTACTGAAATCAGCGCAGTAATAAAAACTACTATACTTCTCTTTAGGAATTTCTCTAGATTGAACATATTTTACTGCTTTATGGGTTGGATCGAGTAAGTCAAGCCTTGTTCCGAGATTCGTGAACATAGGTTCACGCACAATTGCTTCCTCTCGTTCAATCGGTTCTGGATTTTTGTCCTTGAAATTTTCAAACGCATATTCTTTGCAGAGAGATGGGCTGATACTTTCAAGAACAGAATATAAATTACAAGCAATACCGCAATTGTGACATTTATAAACATATTTTCCTTTGTTCTCAAAGAAATATCCCCTTGTCTTGGATCTATTTTTCTTTGAGTCACCACATGCGAAACATCTGCATGTGGCTAGGTTATCTTTCTTCCACTTAAACTTCTGAAGTGAACCAGAAACCATATTCACATATTTCTTATCAATATATATGCTCATTTTGGTGCGTCTTGAAAAACCCAGTTTAATGCCTTGTTCTTTTTAATTCCAAAATCATCTGAAAATACTAGTGGACCAGAACCTGATCCAAAACTTTCTTCATTTGTATTGTTGGCATTGACAAGATTATTATTTGAATTTTCTACATCATAGAACTTCATCTTGGATTTGTTTACACCAATAAGAAACTTACGATTCTTAGTTGTATCATTACCACGGTTCTTTAACTGCTTCACCATGAGTTGACCATTCTGTGCTAACTCTTCAGTCTCAATGAGTGCAATGAAGAAGTCTGTAGTTTGTGGTAGACCAAAACTTTCAGATGTGTCTGTCATCTCCATGTCACTGCTCTTTGCACCTTCACGATTTACCTGAGTGGCAGACCATAGTGGTACATTGAACTGCTTGGCAAGACCACGAAGTTCTTCTGCAATACCCTTTACATAGGTGTAACTATTCATACCGTTGCCCATCTTGAATCTTGCACATGAGCAGATGTTTAGATAATCAACAATAATAATATCAGGCTTGAACTTCTTCTTGATCTTCAGTTCTTCCATAAGATTACGGAAGTGTGTGACATTGGCAGCAGCAGTAGGATATTCTTTAATAATAAGTTTACCACGGCAAGTCTTCTTGAGATTGTTTACCTTGTTCTCGTACATAGCAAGAGGCATCTTCTCAAGAACATGAATGTCTGTATCTAAAAGATTTGCATCAATACGTTTAGCAATTTCTTCTTCAGACATTTCAAGTGTGATATACAGCACATTCAAATTCTGTGTAAGACACGCAGCAGCATGATGGCATAAGAATGCACTCTTACCAACACCCGATGCTGCCATGACAACGTTGAGAGTCTTCTTGCGAACTCCACCACCGGTGATGAGATTAAACATCTCAAGATCAAATGGTACACGCTCTTCTACACGATGATAGTACTCATAGCGTTCATCAACATCTTCAAAGAAGTCGTGTCCTACCCGAGTATCAAAGGATACAGACAGAGCCTTAGACATGATCTCAGGAATTGCATTCTGAGTCTGTTCCTTATCCTTACCTTCAATGATACCAATGGATGCCATGATACCATTGTAAATGGCTTTCTCTTTGCAGAACTTTTCAGTATGTTCTACAAGCCACTCAGTATCAGACTTCTCACCTTCCTTATACATCTCATCAGAGATAGCAACACACTTCTTGAATTCACTTTCTCCAAGAGTCTTGTCATCTCCAAGTGAAATGAGTACAGCATCCTTAGTAGGAATGTTATTGTACTTGAGAAGAAACTTACTTACGATATTGAATACAGTCTTTTCAGACTTGTCGTGAAAGTATTCATCCTGAAGGAACGGGACAACCTTGCGAGCATAGTCCTCATTGAGGACCAAGTTCTTTAAAATAACTGTTTCCATGTTTTTAGTATATCACTGATTTAGGGTTTGTCCAGTGGATCTTCATGAACATCTGATTCAAGATCTCTGGGTTCTGCTTCTACTTGATTTTCTACAATATTAACAAATATTTCACCAGCAATATTTGTAAAATCTTTATCTTGTTGATCAAATCCATCTGGTGATGTAATGATTTCAATATCCATCGTTACATTTAATTCGTCATTATCAGTTTCTTTAAAGGAAATTTGCCCATAACGATAAATGATGCCAGAAAATTTACCCGATGTAATTTCAATAGGGCAAGTTTGTGTACTGTCTATTGATACTTCAGGAATAAATTTATATTCAACTGCCTTGCCCATACTTAAATCCTTTTTGAATTTCTATATCCAACTTGTCAAGAATATCTTTTGTAAAATACTTTTCAGGATCTTCATCTATATTTTTCTCAAATGCTTTTGTACCATCTGGAAGTTCTACTCGTGTCGAAACCTTCTTGAATATATTATACTCAATTGCAAGGTCTGTCAAGCCATAATATCTACTTAATCCAGACGTATAGTTAAGTCTTGTCTGAACATGCATATTTTCTTTGACAAAACGATTCTTATAATTGGTACATTTAATAAAGTTACCAACGATACCATCATCAGTCTTGTCCTTACTCTTTGATAACATGATGATGTTACTTGCTGCATACTTAATACCAGTACCACCACCAAGATCCTTAGTAGGAACATATGAACCAATAACTTGATATGTATGGTTTGTAAGAAGAAGTGGTATCTTTGCCTTACCAAGTTTCAATGTAAGAACACGGAAAGTAGCCTTAGTAAGTTGTGCCTTGGTCATATCACGCACATCCTTACCTTCAGCAGAATCATTCATTTCTTTGTTTGTCGATAACATTCCCAAAGAATCAAGAACCATAAAGATTGGCTTGCGGTCTTCTTCAGGTGTTTCAAGTACATCATTGACGATCTTGAGAGCCTGGTTCTTGAACTCTTCGATTGTTGCAACAGGAACAACTGCAATTCTTTTGGAATCAATTCCCCGCTGTGCAAACATGTCTGAAGTGATTGCTTGCTCCGTGTCAAAGTAGATGACAACACCATCTTTGTGGTCTTTGAGAAATTGCGTAGCGATTCCAATTGCATAGAAAGTTTTTCCAGTAGCAGGATCTCCTGCAAGACAAGAGATTTTGTTTGCTGGTAGTCCACCATATATAGATCCTGAAAGCAAAGCATTCAGAACATATGAACCAGTATCAATAAAGCCTGTAACATCAGCCCCATCAATACCATCGGCTACAATGGCTGCATCAGGATTGTTTAATTTGCTTAGTAGATTTGTTAGATACTTTGACATTCTTTTCCTTTTCTTTTTGTGCGTGTTTCCAATTTTCGTTTTCCCAATACTGAGATGCCTCTACAGCATCACTAAGTCTGTGATAACACTTTTCAAGTAAATCTTCAATAGCAATAATTCTTTTATATAGATCAGTACTATTTTCTTTACTGAATTCTGGTTTACTATTTAACTTAGTACCCCGATACTCACAGTGTGACCGGTACTCATGCATTAACAACTTAAATGGCATCTCTTCAATTGAATCTATAAATTCTTGATATGGAATTCTTAAAATATTATATTCATATTGCCACGGAATTGTTTTAGTAATAGTAACTTTAGATTTCTTTGTCACTTTGCTTCTTACCTTTCTTATAATTTTTGGTTGTAATGATAATCCGCGCATAGTTTTCTTCAACTATGGTGTCATCAATAGTAATTGATTCTACGATTACGTCATCTACGTCATTGACAATGTCAAGTAGTCTAGCACCAACCATAACGCATGGACCACCTTCAAAGTCAAATAAACCATCGCCACCCCTAGAAAATAAGGTGTGACCTTCGATACTATAGTTTCCGTCTTTACGTTTTGTGAGGATTCGTTCATCACCATATCTAGATTTAAAGGTCTTTACCATTTCTTAACTTTCCATTTCAATAAAAGATTTTAGATCTGTCTTCAAATCTTTAATTTCTTCATTCAATGAAGTAATTTCTTCACGCAATTTTTTAATTATATCGTCTTTTATTTTAATAATTGGATAGTCTATAGTAGGAGGTTTTGCCTTTGTATAGTGATTATACTTTTTTTGATAATTTTGCATAAATGTTACTTCAAATTCCTTGATTGTTTGTTTTTCTATTCTCTCATTCATATTATCATTATAACTCATCCAAAGAAGGATTCAAGTGTTACTTGTTGATTTATTGACCACTTAATTGCTTGTAAAATATTGTCAAGAGGTTCACCAAAAGTTTTATCAAATTGTTTCTTTCGATCAATATACTTTTCAAGATTAAATTGTGGAGGAGCCTTGCCAATGAATCCCATTACTGCATCTCTGCCGCCCATACCATATGGATTTGGAACACGAACAAATATAAACTTGATCTTGTCGTTTTCCTTAATAGGTGGAAGTTCTTTATCCAAATTTATCTTCTTGACGTATGCATTGTGTAACAATGCAGCCTTGGTAGCAATCGGGGTACCTGACTTATATATGTCTGAGAAGTCAGTATACTTGCTGATACCCTTAACACCCCGAGGAGATGCTATAACATCTATAGGTAGTTCCATAAATTCATCATAAAATGCATCCACATACTTACGCAACTCCTCGGGGGTCTTGGTCATGATGATCATGATGCAATCTTTGAGTTTAGTACGAACAATACCGGGAGTACTGCTTCGTGCTGTCTCAAGACCCATGATCTTTAACTTTGGTTCACTGAAGCGAACACCTTCAAGATCTGTCATCAGTAACGCATATCGCTTCTTGGCAATAAACATTCCACTTGATGCAATGGCTTCACGCTTGAATGAAATCTTGTTGGTGAGACAATTAAGTTTCGTGGTCAACTCTTTCATTGTCCCAGTCAATTCTTTTTGAATATTCTTTTCACAGATATTATCAATAAAGGTTGTGATGTCACCGATATCACTCTTGCTAGAAACTTTAGTAATAATATCTTCAAGATTTAGATAAACAGAATCTGTATCAACGGCAATAACATAATCCTTTGAGTCAGTATTCTTCATAACTCTATTGATATAGGCATTCATCTGATCTTCAGCAGATCGAATGATAACCTGACCAGTAACAGTAACTGCAGTTGCGAGTTCCGGAGAAGAGTATGTGAATGCAGGATTACCAAGACAGCCATACAGACTGTTTGCTAGAATCTTCTTAACAGACTGACGAATCTTAAGAGCCGCAATCAAGGGAGTAAGTTTCTTATCCTTGGAGATTTCATATTCTTTTTCCAACTTAATCATCTTCTTCTTGGCTTCTTGTCGTTGATTGAAAGTGATCTCAATCAAAGTAGGAATGAATCCCTTGACGCTATTGGAGAAGACTGAACCATTGCATGCCAAGCATGCATTCTGATCAATAGCATCTTGAATCATGTCTGGAATCTCTTTGCGTTTACTACGCAAAAAGTCATCTGCATTCAATGATGAATTCTTGACAATGCATGTCTCGGGTGAAATGTTCCAACCAATGATAATAGATGGATATAGAGATGTTGCATCGAAACTCACAACATTTTTATACAGACCAGGAATTACATCCTTGACATATGCACCAATGAACTGATCATCCTTGGCATACTTTGTCTTTAATGGTGGAACAATGTTTTGCTTGGCAAGATAGTCACAACAAATGGTTTCCCAAATACGTGTGGCGAAGAAGACGGTATCAAAGGTGATCTTGGCTTCATATGCAATCGAAACTGCAAGATCAATTAACTTTAATTTATCCTCAAGTCGCTCAACCAAGACCACGTCTTGGACATTGTACTCAGCAAACTTTTGAAAGTTTTGCGTATAAAACTCACGCAACGACCCATATTCGGTATAGTCCAGTTTTTGTTCATCTAGTTCTACCTTTGCTATATTATTTAGAGCGTAACTCTCCTGGTTGGTTCCAGAAAATTTCTTATATAAATCCATGTAATCCAGGATGGTATATCCCGGAAACTCATATAGAGTATAGTCTTTACCACCAATATTGGTAATACGCATCTTCATGAAGCCAAAGGGCATCCATGCCTGAATCTCCTTTTCTTCAAAGAAGAGTTTGGCACGACCAATGATATAGGGCATATCAAAGAGTTTGATGTTCCAGCCAGTCAGAATATCTGCATCACATTGACGAAGAATGTCAAAGATCTTCTTGATCAACTCCTTCTCGGATGCAACAAGCACAACTCTACAATCCGGAAGGTTCAGGGGTTTCATGGTGATAACATAATTGACACCAGAGATACGAATCGTCACCAAGTTGATGCGTTCATTAGGCGCATCAAGATTGGGAAACCCCCCTTCCGTCTCACATTCAAGGTCCAAGTAGGCTACTTTGATCTTGGAAAGATCGTATTCCACCTCAGACGGATAAGTCTCCATGATATATTGAGTGATGAAATCAGTGTTTCCATAAATTGGACAATCTTCTAGTTCTCTGTATTGATCAAGGAATTCACGAGCCTCATACAAATTCTCAAACTTAATACGACCAACATTGACACCGGTCAAGGTTTTGTGTTTACTGGGAGTGTCAGTACGCATATACAATGATGGCTTATAGGTAACGGTATCCGTAAAACGAACACCGTTGTTATAGCCACGAACAAGAACCTTGTTCCCCTTAAGTGCACATGCTGTATAAAATTTCATTATTTTGTTTCTTTATCTTCCAGCAATCCCTGAAGTAGAATCATATAGTTAATTACGTCAAGAATGCTGTCTTGAACAGTCTCATTTCCCACTTTTAATTCACCCTTCTTGAGGAAGGTGGAAATACGTGAGATTTTATCGACTACTCGCAACATTAACCCTTCTTCGGCACTTGCAAAGCCAAGAATCTCTCCTCTCTTAAAATTAGCAAACGGATCTGTTCCGGATGCATAATCTGCGGACTTGTGACGCATTATTACTAATGCTCGGCGGCAAACGTCTTCGTGTAGTTGAAATAGTTCATCTCTAGTCATGGCAGTAGTATATACCCTATTATGGGGATGTCAAGAATATAAATATTAATGCACCCAATGGAGTTTTAAAATATGCTGTTATCTCTCATCGATTATACCAAATTTATAGACATTATTTCTCTTATTATGGTAGGTGTAATCGGTGGTGTATATGGAATTATGAAATTTGTAAAGTCTAGAATAAAAACAGACAATTATATTGCAATACATACCGAAATACATGAATTATTAACAGAACTTAGAATTACCACTAAGTCCATGAGAGCAAGTATTTTACAGTTTCATAACGGGGAATATACAATGGATGGAATTTCCATGCGTAAATTTTCTGTAACTCACGAATCAACTCACAAAGGTTATACCTCACAGGTAGGGCTTCTCAAAGGAAGTTTATGTTCAATGTTTATTCCCTTATTAGTCCATGTAGTAGAAAACAAAAGTTTAATTTATCCTCTTCGATCATTACCTGAAAGTTACACTAAAGGGTTCTTTGAAGATGAAAACGTTTCAGATTATGCGTGTCTTCCATTAAAAAACAAAGGAGCAAATGTTGGATTTGTTTTGCTTCAATGGAATGAAAAATTTGAACCACAGATGGAAGAACATGATATTTTAATGAAACATTTCAAGGCTATCAAAGAGTCAATCGAGATTCAACTTTCACATCAAAAGAACTGAGGTATATTATGTCTGAACAACTCATATCATTAATTGGTGGAACTGCTACTGGATTTCTTTTCAAATACTGGGCTCAACGGGCTCAAGATCAAAAAGAAATGTTTGAGCAAATGCTCAAGGCAAATACTCAAACTACTGAAAATCAAGATAAGGCTGTCCAGCGTGTACCAATTGACGTTGGTAAGAACGTTCGCCGCCTTATTGTACTTTCCTGTCTCTTTGCAGTTGTGGCTGCTCCATTCGTCTTACCGTTCTTTGGGATTCCTACATTTGTAGAAATTTCACAGAAACAACCTGATTCGATCTTTGGATTTATCCCAGAAACAACTCGTAAATACTTTATTGAAATTCCAGGATATTTCTTGGCTGAAGAAAACCGTCAAGTTCTACTTGCCGTTGTTGGGTTCTACTTTGGTTCAGCAGCAGGGAGCAACAAATGAAATATTTACTTCCAATCATTATTTTTCTCGCCTCATGCACAAGTCCTGAATTTGTCACATTAAAGACAAAGACTGGTGAACATATTCACACAGTCTCTGAAAATTCTTTTTTCAATACTCCAGACAAGGCATCAGAATGGGCATTCTGGTATTTTCCAGTTGTCGTATTCGTAGTCTGGTTGGTCTGGAAAGAATTTAAGTCAATTAAATTTTCTAAAAAGAAATCAACTGACTCCAGTACTACCGAACCCACCGATACGATCTGACTTCAGACTCGGTTCTGTATAAATTTCCATGAGTCTTGGCTGTTCGTACTTCACTAGTTCACCCTGTGCAATACGATCTCTATCATAGATTCTAACAGGATCTGTGCTAGTATTAATCATGATAAGTTTGGTCTCATAGGTGTAATCTTCGTCTACTACACCTTCGCAATTTGCAAGCGTAAGACCGTATTTAAGAGCCATTCCAGATCTAGGGTGTATTCGGACAGAATATCCTTGGGGCACATTAAAAGTCAAGCCTGTGCGAACTAGAGCCCTTTCAGAAGGCATTAGGGTAATGTATTGACCCTTTTCTCCATCATGGTCTGGAAGAAACAAATTTTCCTTTTTTCCGTCATAAATTTTTACTTTTTCATTTGCTGGAATATATGCGGCAAGGTCAAAACATGCAGCCATTCTGGTCTGAAAATTTGGATCTGGAATATTTGGAGAAACTTTGAAGTAGTCTAGGAACATGCAACTATTATATCATGTAATAATCAAATGTCAAACATCTATTGAACCTTGAAATTCATCAAGTGTTTTGAGATAATCATATGCAGACTTAAATGGATTTGCTGTGTCTAATACACTATTGGCAAAATAAGTGTTCCAGGCTTCACCAGAAACACCATATGATTTTGCATACACATTTCGTTTACCATCTTGTTTGGTCTGTTCATTTAAATATAACAATACACTAATTTGTGTATTTGTATTTTTATAAATTTCAACATTATTTACAACCCAATAGTTTGCTTCATATCCATTATCTAAAGTTATTGATTTTTCAAGTGCCATATTATTTCCTTTAATTAAGTTATTTCAAGTACAGAAACCAAGGTATGAAAATATCCTGTTAAACCTGATGTTGCTCTGAGCGTGTTACCAGATTCTAAAACCAATGGAGCATCCAATACCTGTAATGATGTGCCTGGATTAATGTAGACATTACTTATAACTGAATAAGCAGTCGATCCCTTTAACATTTCTACAGTTATTGTTGTTGATGCGTTTGCATTAACATTGCTAACATTAACAGCATTTACTAATGCGGTTCCAGTAACACCTGCATAAATTGAAGTTGCTGCTGTAGTACCTAAAATTGTTCCAAAACTTTTATATGTTTCTGGCATGTGATTGTCCTATGTTATTTATGGAATCGGTGGTGGGATGTATGGTGGAGTTGGAACAGGTGGTGCGGGTGGTGTTGGGATTGGAATTCCAAAATAATTATATGCTTCTTCTTCGGTATCAAACCAATACCATCCTTCAATAGGATAAGTATAGGTATCTTTTTGTGCTTTGTATAGACTATATGAACCACCCAAAACAAAATTAGGTCCATTTAAAACCATACCGGAATCATTTTTAAAAAATCCTGAAGTATCCATAATTTATCCTGTTACAGTCCATCCTTTATTGGTGGCAATAGAGGGAGTATCGGTTGCAGCTCCCCAGTTTCCTGTTATGGTAATAGTTTTAGCTCCGGCTCCACTGGCTCCTACAGTAGCCAGACTTGTATATAAAGCATTCAAAGCCGTTGCACCCATTTGACAGTTTGTAAAATTTACATTTTGTCCAATTCCCGTAATACCACAACTTTGTAATGAACTTAAATTATTAAAAGCTGGCATAACCGCACCAGAACTTACACCCATTGTTGGAATAATTTTTAAAGCTTGACAAGATGTAAACATATTAGTTAGTGTTGGAGCACCGGTTAAGGTTAATCCTGTAAATGTTCTAAGTGATCCAGCCAGTTCTGCAAAACTTGTAAAGTTAGTTCCTGCACTTGTATTAATAGCTGGCAAAGTCTGTAATGATAAAGTATAATAAAACATTTGTGTAAAATTTTGCCCTAATAAAGTATTGAAATTAGGAATTGATACTAATGCGCTAGCATAACTAAACATATAACTAAAATTTGTTACCTTGGACGTATCAAACAAAGGAAGAGTTTTTAAAGATGAACAACCAGAAAACATTTCCGAACAGGTTGTAGCATTAGAAGTATTTGTTATTATAGGTGCTTCCACCAATGACGCACAACTAAGAAAAAGTTGACCTATATTTGTTAAAGATGAACTAGTTGTTAAAGTTCCAATCTTTTTAATACCTCTACAATTTCCAAACATATAACTTATGTTTGTTGCTACTGGTAAATTAAATGGAGGAGCTTCAACAAGATTATAACAATTATAAAACATCAAATAGGTAGTAGTGGCTTTATTCAAATTGTAAGGAGGACAATATCTAACACTCTGGGCACCATAAGCAAAAACATCAAAACTTGTTCCATTAGAGGTATCCATCCATGGAAGATATTGAAGAGAACTGCAATTATAGAACATATATCCAAAAGTAGTACACTTTGATGTATTCAAAATTTGAGGAATTTTTGTTAAAGAAAAACAATGGTAGAACATTCCATATACATTCGTAACATTCTCTGTTGGTGTATTTACTACTTCTTGTAATGAATAGCACCACCAAAAAAATAAATTATAGCTGGATACAGTACTTGTTCCAATCCAGTTAAATCGTTCTAAAATACCATGTTGAACATAACCAGCACCATTTCCACTGAAAGCTACAGATGTTACATTTGGTGCAGATATCAATATATCTAAAAATCCAGATGAATATTGATTTGTTACTACACAGGAAGGATGTTGATGATCACGAAAATTAAATAAAGTAATAGTTGCACCACCAGTTGTTGGTGTTATCGTAATCATAGCCATTCGATAACCTCTACTGCTTGGCGTAGGATTAACTACACCGACAGTAGCATAATCATAATTTCTTGAAGCAACATTTCCACTTGTATAGGAAGTAGTCGTTCCATCTCCCCAATCAACTGTATATGTGCCAGTATCTGTTGTAATTCTAAATGATACAAAGTTAGTACCAGTATCAAAGACTGCATGAAGAATACAAATCTTTTGATCTCCTACATTTACTGTAGGCATTGCAAGCCAGTCAGAAGGTCTTACATATGGAGCAGTAATAAAATAAGATTTTAATCCAGTATTTTTATTATTGTTTAATACACCATTGGAACCATTATTTAAATTATTACTTCCAATTACACCATTATTTGTACGGTTACTTCTACTCTTCATAAAAACCAACTCCTAGCATTACTAGTAAGTATATAGCCATTTGCTTGAACATTATTGGTAAAGGTAATACCACCTGCAGCACTAATACCAGCAGTACTGAAGAGTGCACCATTTTGGTCAATACCTGCAACCATATTGGTTGTAGTAAAACTACCTGATAACTGTTGACCATCACTTGTTTGTTTATATGCTGCAAAGATTGGTACTGATTGTGTTGGAGCCGAATTTATTCTTAATGCGGGTCTACCAGCTTGGTAATTATAAGAATTATTAAAATCGGAATATCCAAATATATGAAATCTTTCATTATTTGGAGAAAAATCAACAGTTCCATTACCAGATCCTATTACATTTCCACCAATTTGGAATAGTCCATTTTTTAACCACATACCACCATTGGTAGCTGATGTAGATGGAATAAATTGTAAAAATGCTGATGTTGGACCAAAGAGGAACCCAGTGCTTCCTGTTAGATAACCATTTAAAGTAATACCACCAGAAGCACTAAGTCCACCAGCAAAACTTGCAAGACCTGTATGGGATGAGGTGCTTGTCATTGCTACGGTATTAGAAAATGTAGAAGGAGAACTAACATCAAAAGACGAAGAGCTTACACGAACAGTTGCTCCAGCAACACCACCAAGTGTAATACCACCCAAAATAAAAACTTTACTAGAAGTATTTGCTGATCCAATTGTTATTTGGGAATCTGCACCACCACTAAGATTTCCTGCTATATTAATTGTTTTTGTGCCAGAAAATGATGTTTCATTCCCTATATTAAGTGTAAAACCTGAAGATTGTGTATTTAAAATATTAAGAGTAGTAGCATTTGCATTAAACAGTGTTGCAGTTGTTGATGTAGTTGTGATATCACCACCGTTTACTGCAATATCACCAGAGAATGTTGCAGTGGTTCCCTGTAATGTTCCGGAAAGAGTTACACCACCAGCAGCACTAATGCCTTTTGATGCGCTCAATAGTCCAGTAAAGGAAGCAGTGACACCAGTAATAGGTCCTGCAAAATTATTTGTATAACCAGCTTGCTGTGAGTTGATACCATTGTTAAAAACATGTTGAGCACCACTATATACATATGTTGGAGTTACCGAAAATTGATCACCACCAGATGCATGAAATATAATTGAACTACCAACATCACTCGTTGGTGTTGCTAGATGTAGATTAGCACCATAAAGATATCCACCATCATTAAAAATCCCCTTTGCTGTTATAGCAACGCCACCACTTTCATCAAGACCTAATCCATAAACACCTCTTTCAAACTCCAATCCCATTGCTTGTTGATTACCAAAAAGATCATTTCCATTTGTTGCACCTGATAGAGTGAATATATCTGTAATTTGACCAAGATATCCTACAGTAAGTCCAAAATAATTATTTGCAGTAACACCAGAGCCATAACGAAACTGAATGTTTCCTGTGGTTCCTGCATAGGTGGTTACGGAACCTGTTGCACCATTGACCGAAGTAACAATATTTGGTGCAGAGATGTTACCACTAAAGGTTGCACCAGAAGCACTAATGCCTGCAGAGAACGATTGTAGCGCACTAAATGATTGCGTTATACCAAGACCAGCAATAGTAGTTGAAGTAGTGGGAAAGGTAACAACAGCAGAACCCGAACCAGCAATGGTTACATCTCCACCAGTAATACCCAGTTTTCTAACTGTAGTACCACCTGAGATGTCAAATCCATCTGCATTGTTTGTAATATCGAGATTGACTGATGATTGCTTTGCCATATGTGCTACCTATATTTATAGACCAAATCTTCCTTTAAAAGTATTAAAGTTTGTGGTAATTTCGCCTGCCGACAAAGCGCGATTATAAACTGAAACTTGATTAATTCTTGCAGTAGCATATTCACCAGCAATAGGATCTCCACCAACATAAAATGGCATAGCACTAGTCCTCAAATCTGGTTGATCAGCGTCTCGTAATCCTACTTGTGTGCCATTTACATAAAGTTTCATGTTAGATGTTCCGCTTTGTGTCCCGTCATAAATTGCGGTGATATTTTGCCAGACATTGAGAGTGAACAGATAAAATACTTCAGCAGGATACATCTCAAATTTTTGAGTGGTTAATTTGTAAAACTGTAATGGTGTAGTTCCTCTGTAGCCCATGAGAACATAGCCATCTTGATTTGCAGTAGGATATGTCCAGATGTCCCAAGTAAAAGCCGTAGCTGCTGATTGCACTGGTGTTTGATAAGTGAAACTGGTTCTCTGTGTTCCACCACTTCCGAAACTAAGATAACTACTGGCTCCAGCAGATACATATGTAGGACTATTAACTATTGTACCGTTATTACCATTACCACTTAAATCAGTCCAAGTAGTTCCCGATCCAGAATAACTTGCAACATTTCCTGCATCAAGATTGAGAACCAAACCTGATCTAATAACAGTAGGTGTATTAGTAATACTCCGCACACCAGTCATGGAAGATATTCCTGTAAATACACTCATACGATTGTGATATTTCCTACTGAACTAAGAACATTCCATTCATTATCGGCAACACAGCATATCAATTCAACAGCATCTCTTGCCAATGTACTTTGAATATATCCACTAACACCTACTGTGGTATCAATATTTCCGAAATGAATGACTTCAGATGCATTTTGTGCAATCTTCCAACCACTTGCAGTCATTCCACTTACACGAAGTACAGAACCAACTGCTGCCGTGGTTGGAAGAGTAAGTGTAAGAAGAGTTGCCTTGTTTGTAAAATATCCTTTGTTTATTACTGCGGTTTGATCGGCAGTAATGACTGACCATGGAACTGCATCGGCAAGCACATCACCCGTAAGTCCATTGAATGAAGTAACGACACCACTAGTAAGCGCAACTGTACCAGACGCATCAGGAAGTGAAATTGTACGAGCTGCTGTTGGGTCTACTACAGTTAGTGTAGTTTCATTAGCATTATCGGATGCACCTTCAAATATTATATTAACGGGGATAAAATCTTCACTATTGGTTGTTTTTGTACCAAGATAGAGATCACCACCAGAAATTTGAACTTGCCCTTGTGCATTACCACCATTTGTTACAACCAATGATGTCAATGATCCAAAATTGAGTCCACTTGTAGTGGGTGTTAATAAAAGATTACCGTATGGAGAAATTGCAAGATAATTTGTTGTTCCACTATTTGTTTGAATAGTATTATTTGTATTACCTAAAGTAAGCGTAGAATTTCTAATAGATGCAGTACCTGAAGTACCACCCATTGTCAAAGTAGTAGCAGCACCACCCAAATTCAATGTAGTTGCAGTTGTGTTTACGAGAGCAAATGAGGTACTTGCAGTTGTTATACTTGTTGTTATAGTTGGGCTTGTATTGAATACTAGTACACCACCACCACCAGTTTCATTGGAAATAATCGAAGCAAGTTGTGCTGATGTAGTTGATGCAAATTGTGCTAAAGTATCAGTTGTACGAGCAATATTTATAACAGTACCAGTTAAACCATTTACCGTTAAAACACCAGTATTACTGAATGTTAATGTGTTTCCAGACAAACTCAGATCAATTCCGTTGCCGTTGGTAATTCCAACAGCACCAGTAAGACCACGAATAGATGCTACACCAGTAACCGCACCTGTGAGTCCATTAAATGAAATTACATAATTGGTTGGTATTTCACCAGTTGCACCAGTGTTACCTTGAGGACCAGTACCACCAGTGTTACCAGTAGTTCCCTGAATACCTTGTGGACCAGTACCACCAGTGTTACCAGTTACTCCATTAGTACCGTTGTTACCAGTATTTCCTTGTGGACCAGTGGGACCAGTGGGACCAGTGTTACCAATGGTTCCAGTTGGACCTGCGGGACCCGTGGGACCAAGCTGAGTATACATAACCTGATTTGCTGAAAGAATTACAGAAGGAATTGCCGGTCTAGTTGGGTTTGTTCCTGCTGGATCTGCGATAAATTCTAAACGAGTATCAGATGTTCTCCACATTAATTCAACATAATCATTAGCATCAACTTGCAACATGTAGTTCCAAGCAGCAACGGTTTTAGCTGCTGCTGCACCACCCGAAACAGTTACAATGGTGTTACTATCTGCAATATCTGTTCCGTTTTTACGGAACCATATATCAATAGTGTCTGTACCAGATCCAGAAACTCTATCAGCCTGTGCAGAAAACTCAATGTTATATACGCCAGGATAACTGAATGTAATTCTTGAATTGGAAACAATACTTACACCATTAGAATTTGGATCTGTATTATTGTAAGTAATTGCATAAGCAAGTGTTGTACCTGCTGCTGCTTGGTCTTGAGTTGACCAGAAACTACCCCAGTATCCTAAAGCTCCACCTGCACCAGTAGCACCAGTGTTTCCATTATTACCAGTATTACCTTGTGGACCTGTTGGACCAGTATTACCAGTGTTTCCTTGAGGACCAGTACCACCGGTGTTACCAGTAGCACCAGTATTACCACCACCACCTCCACCACCAGTATAGGCAATTGTTAGTGTATTGCCTGTTGGTGTTACAGATATAGAAGTTCCTGCAGCAATATTAATTGATCCACAAAGACCATTTAATTTTGAAACATATTGCGTCAGACCACCTGCAGGACTATAAACATCCCATGCAATACCGTTCCATTGCCATGAACGACCACCATATGAGTAAATTTCATTAAGTGCTGGTGATGTAGGAAAATCTAATGCCATGTGTTAATATTTATGTTATATTGCATACTTACCAGAACTTAAGAGTACGCCACATTTCCTGACCAGTATGACGCATGACGTACAGATATGTTAAACCATCAACAGTTTTTACAATTTCAAATTTATTGCTGAGGGTTGCTGTGCTATGAGCATACGGAATAGATGTTGCTGTTTCTACTTGGAACTTAGAAAGGTCTAGTTGATAAATGCGGTTTGTAGCATCTTTGGTGAAGTAATACGAATCAACTCCGTCATAGACATACATGGAACCTGTAGTCAAAGTAGTTGTAATTGGTGTAATGAATGGCGTGAGTTCCCAAGTTGATGTTGGGATATCAAATATATCAAAAATATTTGAAGCACCACCACGGGGAGAAATCAACCATCTTCCTTTTTTATCTACATCAGAAACACCAAACAGCCATTTTATATCAATACCTGTGCTTCTTGCTGGAATTTCATAAATTGCATAGAACGTAGTTATGTCGTTTGAAGACAATGAAGGTATAGTAATTACTGTCCCAGTATTTGACGTTACTGAAACTTCTACGGTTGTTGTACCACCAGAAGAAGAAGCGGTTCCTGCAATATAACGAATTCTTTTTCCTGCCAGATAGTTTGTTGGGAAATTTTTATTTGCATCAGTAACAGTTGTTGTTCCTGCACCAGTAGTTACTATTCCATACGAGTCCATAATCTCATACTTTGAAGTTGCATCTGGTGTTGCAACGTTCCAAGAAGCCACGGTTAGAGTAGTTGCACTGTTGGAAGTGATTACAACATCATTTCCTTCTCCCGTTCCTGAAACAATTCTGACACGGCAGTTTTGATATTGATTGATTCTCCAGTTTTTGGTTGTGTCAACCAAAGTTGTCGATGATCCTGAAGTCGCCCAACCCAACGGAGATCTTTCTGCTACTTTATCAATGCACATTGCACCGAATGGTCGTGCTTCTTGAATTATGTAACGAGATGTTCCGTTTGTCATTGCTGAAATTGCAGATGACAAAGTTAATGTTGTTGCAGTATTTGCGGTAATACGTTTGGCACCCAAGTTAGTTGGAGACGTTCCCGGTGCTTGTACAAATACCACTCTTCCGACATGTTCGTTTGTATTCCAATTTTGAGAAGCATCTACAATCAAAGATGTGGTGAGTGAGCTGGCCGCAGTTGGGCTTTGTGTTGCGGCAGAATTTGCAGCAATGCTAAATGCGGTTAGAGAGTTTGTTCCTATGACTGCAAATGTATTGTTAAAAGTTGTTTCTGTGGCACAACCAGCAATAGTAACAAATTCACCATGCCTGAAATCGTGATTTACTGCTGTAACTACGTTTCCTACTTTTCCAACAGTAAGAGTTATTGTAAGACCAGAACCAGCACCACCTGAAGTGGTTGAAGAACCGTTTGCATAACCGCTTCCAGATGCAGCAAGTTGCAAAGATGTTACTAGACCACCACCAGTGACTCCGGTAACATATACTTGACCGTTTGATCCTGTGGTTGTACAAGTAACTAAATCTCCTACCACATAGTTTGTTCCTGCTGCATTTACTGCAACGCTTAAAATACCGCTTGCGCTGTATGTTATGCTTGTTATTGCATATCCTTCATGTGGTGGTCCATAGGAACCAGTATTTCCGGCAGCAGGAGTTGCAGAAATTTGTCTAGCGACACCAGTATCTACGATTGGCGCACTTGACCACAAATCATTTTCAACCGAATATTGATACAGTGCTGATGAAGCGTTTCCAGCAAGCCACATTTTGTCGGTATCTCCGTATATTGCATAACCCGATGTGTTATCTGGAGTAATATCCCATTTCTTTTCAACATAAAAAGTATCTGATGAGTTTGCAGCAATTCTTCTTCGTTGTCCAATTCCTTGACCAGAAACAATTCTCAACTGATAATTTGCATAGCGGTCGTATTCATAAGTTGCTCCGGTTTGAACCAATGTTTTTGCAGCAGCAGAAGAAGCAGTCACACCGCTAATAAATACTCCACCAGCCTCACCTGTTCTGTCAATTGCAAAATCCGTACCTAAGGCAGCAGCATGATGCATTGGACCTGAAGGGGTTTTTGTGAACCAAGAATCCAAAAGAATATCATAGTATTGAAACGCAGCAAATGGTGTGGATGCAGCTGCTGTCATCAGCCAAATTCCACCCGTCATTATTTGGTATATTGAACTTTCATCGGGAGTAACCGTCCAAGATGAATCTACAGTCAAAACACTGGATTCAATTACAAAGTTAGTTTGCGCACCAGCAGTTGTAACTGGTACTGCAAAGGGGGTTACGGCAGAAAAACCAGTATTGTTAAAACAATCTACTGCTTGATGGTTGGTATCAGAGAATGTCAGAGTGGTTGTATCATTGTAAAGAATTCTTCTTACTTGAGACTGACCAGTACTGAATGTCAAACGACAGTTGTAACCGTCCCATTGATTAACTCTCCATTTTTTGGTAGAGTCACCGATTTGAGTTGCGCTGGCAGTTGTTGCCAAACCATTGTCGTGAATAATTCCATCCGAGCAAGCAGTAATTGTTCTTTCTTGTCCTGCACCAGTACCATAAAGAATTCTAATTTTATTTCCTACACAAACATTCCCCAGTCTACCAAGTCCACCAATTTTTATGGTGGTGGAAGTTGCGCTGATTGTATGTCCTCTGCTTCCAGAGTATGCAGCATATTTTCCGGCAACGGCAGTGGCAGGAGCAATATTTGGTGCAGCACATTCTTGCCATGAATCACTATAGGTATCATATCGCCACATTGCCTGACCGACAATGTAGTACATATATCGTGCGGTTTCATCAGAGGACAACAAAGTAGCGGTGCTGCTTGTTGCTGTTGGGGCAAAGCGCATCCACTCAAATACTGGTTGATCAACTTGTTTCTTTAAAAGATTTGTAACTGGCATAATATTTTCCTATTAAGTGAATGATAATTTAGAACGAATTGCTTGAGCATAACAAGCTTGAGCGTCATTGGCTACACGCCATAGTTGGTGAAGTGGTGCTTCTGATATATATCCTAGAGTAGCGTTTGTATTTAAACTGTAGGGATTTCCTGTCGCAGTTTGTGCAAAATTTCCTGTGAGAATATTAGCGACTTGTGCTGTAACTGTTCCTGAAACAGGCATAGTTGTATTAATTTCAGTTGGGTTGGATGAATTGTTTGCGCCAATTGCTTCAATCGTAACTCTTTGTCGAAGTTTGCTATCTACAACAGCATTGCTTTCGAGCAATTTATTCATGCGGCGAAGAAGTGTTGCTAGACTTTCTTCATAACTCTCAACATCAATGTAAATTTGCAATGCATCAGTTGCATTCATGGATGCTGTATTATAATCTAAAGTCAGCACATTGCTAGCAAAACTTACTGCACCATTTGTAGAATCTGCAAAATTATAAATTATTGTGTTTGCAGTGGTATTGGTAATAAGAAGAATATTTGCAAGTGTAATAGTATATTGAAGACCTGTAAAAGTTACGGTCTTGGCTGCTGGATCAAAGATGTATCCACCTACTATATCTGTTCCGACTAATCTTTTCATTTGTGTTCCTCTCTATTTATAGCACAGTTGCCATAGCAATTACAAACGCATAATTCACAACACCATCTGCACCGGTGTTACCTTGTGGGCCTGTAGGACCTGTGTTTCCTTGAATACCAGTGTTTCCTTGAGGACCAATATCCCCCGTAGCACCAGTATTACCAGTTACACCTTGAATACCTTGAGGACCAGTACCACCAGTGTTACCAGTTATACCCTGAATACCTTGAGGACCAGTGCCACCAGTGTTACCAGTTATACCTTGAATACCTTGAGGACCAGTACCACCAGTGTTACCAATTACTCCTTGAATACCTTGAGGACCAGTGCCACCAGTATTTCCTTGAGGACCAGGAACAACTGAATCAGCACCAGTAGCACCAGTGTTTCCTTGAGGACCTGTTGGACCTGTGTTTCCCTGAGAACCAGTTGGACCTTGAACAGTAGAAGCAGCACCAGTTGCCCCAGTGTTTCCTTGAGGACCTTGTGGTCCAGTTGGACCAGTTACACCTTGAGGACCTTGAGAACCATTAGTAGTTGGCTGAATCCACTGCGAACTATTGCCATCATCAATATAAACATATTCAATACCAGTATCGGAAGCCATCCAACGGTATCCCATTGTAATACCAGGATCTGTTGGTTCTGACAATTGATAGTAGTATGTACTTCCCCCACCACCACCGCCTCCTCCAGAACCACCAACAATACTAATATCTACATTTTTTCTTCTTCTGGTGATTGTAATATTGTCACCAATAAAATTAATCGTATTGGGATTACGAATAATTTTATCACCATTCAAACTTATATCAACACCACCGCCACCAGCAGGTGTTGTCATTGCACCAATACGATCTATTGCCTTTTGAATATCATCATTTTTAAATGTATTCAGAACATTTGTAACGTGTTCTGAATGAAATGACAATACTCCATTATCTAATACAAGAGGAAATTCTGCTTCAAGTACTGGAGATTCTCCCGCAGGACCTTGAGGACCTACGAGCCCATCTTTGCCTCGTTCGCCCTTTGCACCATTAGAACCCGGAATGCCCACAGGTCCTCGATCACCTTTTTCTCCCTTTTCACCACGAAGACCTTGCAGACCAATGGAGCCTTGAGGTCCAATCGGACCTTCAGGACCAACTCTACCTTGCTCACCTTGTGCGCCCGGAACACCTTGTGGACCAACCAATCCTTGATCGCCTTGATCGCCTTTATCACCCTTGTCTCCTTGAATGCCTTGCTTACCTTGTAGCCCTTGTGCTCCTCGTGCACCGATATCTCCGTTATCACCTTTTGGACCTTGTGGACCAACTTCTCCTTGAGGACCGATTTCACCTTGTGGACCAACCTCTCCTTGAATACCACGATCTCCACGAAGACCTTGAATTCCTTGCTTACCTTGAAGACCTTCATCACCCTTAAAACCTTGAACACCCATAACTGGTGTTGTTTCTTTAACTATAGTTCGTTCTATAATTTCAATCTTGGTCTTTGGTGCAACTGGCTTTACTGCTGGTAATTTTACAGGTATAACAACTTCTTCAAACAAATTTTTAATCTGATGAGAGTTACCATAAAATTTAATAACTTTGTTTGTATCTTTTTGAATGAAATAATGCTCACTGATACCGTGACCAAGTTGCATTTTTTCATCATACGGACAAGAAGAAATTTCTTTCAGTACTTGATTCTGTAATAAAGAACCAATAGGTCTTTTAACTTTGAAAGAAGTTCCTTGAAGTCCTTCAAAGGTTTGTACTGGAATGAATAATTCTTTAATTTTAGAAGAATTACCTTCGATTAAATATTCTTCACCATCAGAATTTCTTAGATATAATTGTGATATACCAGACCCAACTCTTATAACTTTTGGATTTGTCAGATATTCGACAATGTGGTATTCACAGCCTTGCAGCAGTTCTGAGTGCTGTTTTGCCAGTTTTAAAGATGTTTTGTTCTTTCCGAAGAACATTTATATTATTTAGGGTCCGATTTCATTAGACTGGAATACACTCAAAGTAAACACCATTATATGTAAATCCTCCACCAGTGCGTATACTACAAGTAATTGGATATAAATCTACACCTTCACCATCACATACACTACCATCTCCTAGAGGCATTTGATTTGGATCTGTACTGCATAATGTACTACCAAATGGACCACCACGACCATCATAGGCATTATATGTAGTTCCACGTATTAACATTGCGAAACCAGCAACATCACGATCTACACCGCCTAAACTTATTGCACTATAAAATGCCGGTGAATTTAATATAGTCAAGCCACTATAGGATCCTTTAAACAGACCAGGATCTATAGAGGCTAGACTTCCATATAGAGAATAATTTAACCACCAAGTACCTACACCTAGAGTAGTACCTCCAACATCATCACCACTTAAACTTAATTGAATTAATTCCCCAACAACTGCAGTTGCACCTTGAATCTGTAATGTACCGTTTCCAGGTATAACAACACTTGAAGACGGGTATCCATTAGAGGATGTTTTTCTTGTCTGCCATATACTAGGTGTAGACAAGAATGTGCGTGGTGTTGGAATCCATCTATCAGATCCATTGTATGAAATTATATCACCAGCACACAATCCGTTTGCTGGAAGATTTGGATATAATCTAGAAATTATTGCAGAACCATCTGTAACACCACTACTTCCACTACTACTACCACTAATTGTAATACTGTTCGATGTAGCACAAGTACCGATGGTAATATTTGATCCGGCAAGTAAAGTAACATCCCCTGTCAGTCCACCAAAACCAGTTGTAAATAAACCATGAACACCTTGATTTGTAATAGTAACATTACCTGTTGCACCTGATACTGAAATAGCGGTTCCAGCAACAGCCGTGCATACACCTTGAAGTGCTCCAGTTTTTCCATTAAAACTTCTTACAACAGTACCAAGATAAGTTCCACTTACATTAAGATTATTACCACCAGTAACTGTGAGAGTTCCATATGCAATTGTACTAACACCTTGACTAGCACCACCAATACTTAAGACAGCATCTTTTAAATTAACATTTGAGGTAACAAAACTACCAACGTGTGATAAACCTATACTTTTAGTAGTATCTGTTGATGTAATGCTATTAATATCAGTAAGATTAGATGATAAACTTAATGTTAAATTTCCTGTTCCTCCAACTGGACTTACATTAATTTGTGATGATGTTCCAATTATTTGACGAACACCAGTATTAGTAATAGTTACATTGCCAGTAGAACCTGTTAAGAAAATTCCAGCTCCTGAGTTAACTGATCCAACACCTACTACATTACCGGTAAGACCATTAAATCTGTTGACAAGATTTCCTTCAATATCATTTACAGATCCATCAAAAGATATATTAGAAGCATACACATTGATAGAATTAGTTTGATTTGTTATCTCTATTCCGGGTACTGTTTTACTTACACCAGATCCAACTTTTGTAACGTTACTACCATAAAGAGTTAATGCATCATTAGTTGTATTGATAAAAATTCCACTTGCATTACACACACCCGTAATATAAACAGTATCATCAAGAATAATTGGACCACATGAGCCACATGCTCCAGTAGATGAGAAGATTATAGAATTACCCGATAAAGTAATTCCCATATTATTTCCAGCAGCTAAAGTTACTGCACCTGTGAGACCATTAATAAAATTAATAATATTAGGTGCACTTATATTTCCGGAGAATGATGCACCAGATGCAGAAATACCTCTACTTGCACTCACAAGACCTGTAAAAGATGCTGTAATACCTTTCAGTGTTCCTGATAAAGTAACACCACGACTTGCAGAAATACCTGCATTAAACGTATTAAGTCCTGTGAAGTTTGCAGTAACACCTGTAAGAGTTCCACTAAGATTTGCACTGGCACCATTGATTAACAGGCTATTAAAATTTACATCGCTTGTGGACACTTCAAGATAAGATCCAGTTTGATCGCCTATTTGTACACTACTGGTGCTATCAAGTACTATAAGAGCACCAGTAGTAAGAGATATATTATTTGCAGAAGGGGTACTTAATACAATTGCACCATCACTATTAATGTTTAAACCCTCAGTCACAATGTTTATCGGATTACCACCAATATAATTACTAATATTATCTGTGTAAATAGTACCAGTAGAATTGATAGTTAGTGCTGTTAAACTTCCTGTTGTTGTAACCATTGACCCTACACTAGGGGTATAAACCCATCTTGGTACAGAAGTATCAACATAAATTCCTGTGTTACCAGTTCCAGTCGCAAGAGCCAAACAGAAACTTCCAGTTCCTGCTTCAGTAATTTGAATTCTAGACGTGCTTCCCGACGTTAATCCACTTGCATTACCTGTGAGATTTGTTCCGAGACCAGAGAAGCCAACCGTAGAGGATACAAGTCCTGTGAATTCAGCACCACCTAATGTTACACCTGTTACTGCACCTGTTAGTCCGTTGAAAGTAATAACATAAGGACCACTTATACCATCGGCACCAGTATTACCAGGGGCACCAGTAGCACCAGTATTTCCTGCTGATCCAGTAGGACCTTGTATACCAGGATCACCTTTATCACCCTTTTGTCCAACAGCACCATTAAGATTTACATTCCAGTCATTAAAATATCCTGTACCTGTAACAGAATTAACGGTAAGAGATAAGTTTATACCAGTATAACCATTAACTGTTGCAATAAAATATTGAGATAAACCGGCTGCAACTAAAACAGTTTGAACTTTAGTATAGGCTAATCCAGTTGGTATGGTTAACGTGACACCAGAACCAGAACAAATACCTGATAGGGTTATACCTACTTTGCTTGTGGTACTATAAATATCCCCAGCCAGACCAGTAGCACCAGTATTTCCAGTAGCACCATTGGCACCAGTAGCACCCGTATTTCCTTGAGGACCAGTAGCACCCGTATTTCCTTGAGCACCCTGTGCTCCGGGATCACCTTGTTCACCGGGATTACCTTTTGCACCAATATTACCTTGAACTCCCTGAGGACCTGTAGGTCCTGGAGGTCCTGTAGGACCCATTAAAGTACTACCAGGTCCAACGGGTCCTTGTGGTCCGGTGGTTCCAGGAACTCCATAAGGAGTTCCGTAAACTATTACATTAATGATGTCTTCCATGTGGTAATATATTTATATCAAGTGCATGTTATTTAATTTTATACTGAAGCATAATTTTGTCCACCGATAAAGCCTAGAAAAGAAACTCCATTATCTACCGTTACAAAGGAGAATACATCAACTTTTTGTACTCCAGCAGATCCTGAAGTTAATGTTGGAGCCACTCCACCAGCCCATCGTACTTTGGATCCCCATGTAACTGTAGATGTTGGAGTATTCATCTGCAATATTAAAGTAAACCCAATAGTACGATTAGCCACTTCTGTTGGAACATTTGTTACTACAAAATTTGTAATACTAGAAGTTAATGCCACAGTAAAGACTTGAGCTTTGGAAAGATCTAAAGTAAGTGTACCACTATCAATCGATACTGCTGCATATGGTTCATTATACCACTGCAATGTTGGTTGGTAAATTGTATTTTTATTAAAATCTGCTGTCAAACCACCAAAACTAGCAGGACCGGTTGGTATAACCGTAAAGCTTTTGGTAAAATTCTGAACTTCAGTAAAATTCTGAACAACATTTAATTTAGCAACATTTGTAATTGCACCAGTATCAGTATTGATACTCAATACACCGCTATTTGTAAATGTGAGAGTATTTCCTGTGCTAGTAATTGATAATCCAGCAGAACCAGTAAACCCAACATTACCTGTTATACCTGTAACAGTATTAACAATATTAATACCAGATATGCCACCAGATCCTACAGTTATTTTTGTTGCAGTAAGATTGGCAGTAGTTAAATTGGCAGCACATACTCCAATAGTACCAAATTGGTTTAATTCTCCAGTAATACCATGAAAGCCATCATTAACTCTTCTATTGTTTACAGAAACTAAATCCAATTCATATCTTTGATAATCACTTTGTGATAATCTATTAATTAATGGAACATAATAAGAAGATCCATGAGAATTATTACTAAGGAATAATTTATTATAAGCAGTACCAGAACCATATGCATGACTACTTAATAACGATCCACCAGTACATCCAGTACTTCCACCCTCAGTCCCATTTGTTATACCTGTATAAGGTGATATCTTGGCAACATAATTATTTGTTATTGTTGTATAAACAGCAGTCTGTGATGGAGTAGAACTAACAGCACCATCGGTATTTGATGATCTTGTACCAATTTGTGCTAATCTTTGAGATTCACCTTTTCCTATAATTGAATTTCCGTCTGCAGTTATAAAGAGTGGTTGAGTTGCTGATGCACCTGCAAGTCCGGAAGATTGAGTGCCATCATTCTCGGCTACAGATATAACACCTCCTCTATATACTCCAATATTTGCAGGAACATTATTAATAATAATATTATCTCTAACTGTATAGTATTTTGGTCTACCCATACTAATATCAGTATAGAATGCTATTGCACTAGAGCTGTCATAAGGAACATTTCTTGTAGCTGCTATTGGCAAACCATCATCTGTAAATGGACTTTTTCCATCAGTAGTAACATCAAAGTGGAATGTATTATTGCTAACATTTCCAACAGCAATTTGAGGATTTATATGGGGTGAACCTCTAGCAATAGATCTAACATTGCAATAAATTTGATTGCCAGTTATTGTAGATTCATCTCCTTGAATTTTTATTGAACGACCTTGGCAATTTGTAAATTTATTATTTGCTACAATACTACTTGCTGGAATAGTATTTGCACCATAAGTTCGTCCACCAAATAATACTACTCCATCTGCATCAGAGTTTCTATCAACATTTCCACCAGAAGTTCCTGTTAAAATATTTTCAAATACATTATTTGTTACATTAACCCATTCTGCGTATGTGATTTCTAAACCTCGGTTTGTCACAACAAAGGCTTGACAACCACCACCAGTTATTCCAAGTGAAGATCTTAGTATATTTTTAAATAATGAATTTGTTACTGTAACACTTTTAAATCCACCCTCAATATAACATCCAAGACTTGCAGTTAAGGTAGAATCAGGTGCAAAAGTATTAAGAAACTGACAATTATTAATAAAAATTCGTGCGGTTGATTGAGAAGCAGAATAAGATTGAAAAATTCTAGAATTTGTATTATTTGCATCAAAAATTATATTTTCTAGATGAATATAATTGGTATCTCCATTTAATGTCAACATCCCAGCACCAGTAGCACCACCATATTTTATAGTGGCATTATCTCCTAAAAGTTTAATATCTTTACTAACAGGTTCAAAACCAAGTGCTGCATTTATTTTATATGTTCCATATGGAAAATATATTGTTCCAGAAGAAATACCGGTAAATCCAAAGATAGCACCTAATGCTGTTTGAATAGCAGCTCTATCGTCTGTAACACCGTCACCAATTGCACCAAAGTCCTTAACAGAAAATACATCTTTCAATTTACTATCTATTGTACGAGCTACTGCGCCACTACCAGATTGTGTAAAGCAAAGACCAGATAGAGTTACATTACCAGTGGCTCCTGTATTACCAGTGGTACCAGGAGAACCAGTAGAACCTTGCAATCCTTGAGGACCAGCTTGCCCAATTGCTCCTGCAAGATTGATATCCCAATTACTAAAATTTCCTGCACCAGAAACACCAGTAACTGTTAAACTTAATGTAACACCAGAATAGTTTACCATGGTGGCATTAAAATATTGAGTAACTGTAGCTGCTATTAATAAACTTTGAACTTTACTATAAGCTAAACCAGAAGGAACTGTTAACGTTACTCCACTTCCAGCCGTTAAGGATCCTAATGTAATTGAGGTAATAGAAGTTGTTCTATATACATCTCCAGTATTTCCTGTAGGTCCTTGTAATCCAGTTGCACCTGTATTTCCTTGTGGTCCTGTAGCACCGGTATTTCCTTGAGGACCAGGAGCCGTTGAACCTGCACCCGTAGCACCAGTATTTCCTTGTGGTCCAGTAGCACCGGTATTTCCTTGTGATCCAGTAGGACCAGGAGCAGTAGAACCTGCACCAGTAGCACCAGTATTACCTTGTTGTCCAGTAGCACCAGTATTACCTTGAGGACCAGCAGGACCTGTAGGACCAGTTGAACCAACTCCACCAATAGAAGATATTGTAATATTTTTACCAGATAAAGTTATACCAACATTGGAACCGGCAACTAAAGTAAGATCACCAGTAAGACCATTAAGTGATGATACCCCACTAGTAATACCACCCGTAGAAGTAATAATTACACTATTTCCACTAATACCTAGTGTGACATTTTCACCGCCAATAAAATCTATAGATCCAGTAATACCATTGATACTACGTACAACAGTTCCTTGATAACTTCCACTAATACCAATATTACCATTAATATATACTAAACCACCACTTGGTGTTAGAATCATATTTCCAGCTGATGAAAGATCTAACGTAGCATTTGTAAGAGCACCATCAGTAACATCGTTGTAAATAAGCTTTAGAATTTTTCCATCACTTTTATTAACTTCTATCGCATGGGTTCTAGCTAAAACACTATTTCTATTAATCACAAGATTGGTATCAGGAGAAAGTGGATTTTGGTTTCGGATCTTAACCATATTAGAACTAGTTGATCCCAATACTTCTAAAACCGTTCCATAATTATTAGATTCTACATCACCCAATTGAACAAGACTACGATCTTGAAAGAATATTCCATCTTGTGCTCTAAAGTAAAAGAAACTAGTTGCAGACAACTCCGCTCCGCTTAGTTCTACTTCAAAACTTCCACTACCTACTAATACTGAATTAAGAGATAATTGTGATGGGTTAGGAGTATATCTAAGAGGAGAGAGTCCTCCATCAATTTTTAATGCTTGGTTACCACATCCACCAGCAAATACAAGATATTGTACATCTTCAGTATTGGTTGTAGTGAGAGCCATCTGTGTAGCAATACCATCATCTGCAGGAATAGTATCGTAAATAATTGTACCAACATTAGACGTATTACCATTAACAGCCGTACCGCTAACTTGAATAAATGTTATTTGATTACCAGAATATGCCGTAACTGTTCCGTAAATATAATTTCCAATATCTGAAAAACTTACTTTTATTGTATGCCCAACAGATATTGCATTAGCATTTGCTGCTAGATTAACAGTTACTGTACTGCTAGTACCATAATTTACGGTAATAGAACCTGTAAAATTTAATAAAAAGAAACCTTGACCTGTATTACCTTGTGGACCAGCAGGTCCAGTTGATCCGGGTACTCCAGGAGCACCTTCAACAGCATACGGTGTTGGATATATAGTTACTTGAACTGTTTTGCTTGGATTTGCCATATTAGGAATTTGCAGTTACATCAGGAAGAGTTTCAATTTTTCCTCGTAATAGAGTTATTATACCACCATTATTTGGATATTGAAGTTGCATATCATAGAAGGAGGGAGTATATTCTGAAAAACTTTTAGTATATTGCGATCCAATAGTAATATAAACCAATCCACCTGTAGCACTTGCTGCTAGCCCACCAGTTACCCCATCAACTGGAATAACTGAAGATCCAACAGGAACTCCAAGTACATATGACACTAATAGACCACTTGGGTGATAACTTTTTCTAACTTGCATCGATAAGGTAGCTCCACCCAAATTAAAGGTGTTTCCTGCTGCATTCGCAAGATTCATTACCCAAGTTAAAGTATCACCTTTTACAACAACTGGATTAAAGTTATCTGACATTAATAGGATTCTCCAAAGAATAATAGCCCTATTAAAGGCTATTATAGATTCTCCTATATTTAGAAGCTTTGAAGATTATCAGAGTTTAACGGTAGCTGCTGTAGGATTCATTACAAGTGTGGTTTTATTAGTTGCTTTAGCAACTTTTTCTGCCCACTCTTTGCTTTGATTTGCAAGAGCTTCTTGCATTTTTTGCATACCTTGCCCATAAATTTTATAATTATTGGCAATTCTTTCTCTATGTTCCTGTGGTAGGTGTGGTTCCTTTAGCAATTTTTCACAAGTTGCAATACCAATTTCTGGTCTTCCAGTGTAATATGCAGTTGTGGCAATTTCATCAAAAATTCCCCATGCATAATTTGCCTTATCAACAAACAAAATATCATTTTCTGGAATAGGAATGCTGAGACCCAATGAAGCCACCAAGAATGCATTTCTTGGTCTATTATACTTGCGGTAGATACAAGAAAGGTGGTATAGTGGTTCTACTCTATTAGGAGCAGTCTCAAATGCCATCATAAAGGCATCTGCGATTTCATGAACAGGCTTACCTTGAAATTCACGACACATACCTACTCGCATCCAAGAAAAGAATACTTCTTCGTGCCAAGATTCTAGTTTGATTCGTGCCATGTATTCAACTTCTGCAACATCATACATTCGTGCATCAAATGCTGATTGAGCAGCATAAAATTGTTTACGAGGTTGATTTGGATCTTTTTCAAGGTATGACTTAAGAATATGATAATCTTTAGTATACTTTTCGATGTCATTGGCAACGGCTCGTGAACGACAACCTTCAGTACGAACTTCCCATCCGTAATTACCTTCAAGCTTTTTGACATTCATGGGCTGTTCGCACATTGCATATTCATGCAATGGTTCTTCGTACCACCACTTCTTTTTGGCAACATTGAAAACCTGTGCACGAAGCCACTGAAACTCGCCTCGTTTGATCTGCACAACATAACCATCCAATTCATCATCAAAAGATGCTACTGGTAATTCTCCAACAAGAAAATCATCAGCATCAATCATCATAACCCACTTGGTTTTTCCCATGCACGCTTCTAATGCTTTTGATCGATTAGTTCCGAAATCAGACCATTCGTGATCTAAAATTTCACCAGGAATTCCCTTTTCATCAAAGAACTTTTTAATTATTTCTTTTGTGTTATCTGTTGAACCTGTATCACAAATAACATAATAATTAATAAATGGTGCGCATGAAGCCAAACATCTTTCGATATTTGGTGCTTCGTCCTTAACAATCATAGATAGTGTCAAATTATACATAGTCATCCTTATGAATTAAAAAATTTACGTAACGATCCGGTATTAAATTTAGGAACTAATTCCCAATTTTGTTTTTCTGTATGTTTTATTACTTTTAAACCATTGATTGGCATACTGTCTTTCACTTTATCTTTATCAATAATTTCTAGTAGTTCCCATTCTTCTAGTAATTTTACTATCGCATTTCTTCTTTTCAAATCTTCTTCAGATACATTTGAAGGAAGACCATCTAATGCAAACAATTCTTTAAAGTGGGCAATTATATAAACTTCATCTTTATGAATTAAATGGCATGATTGATAAAGAACATTTTTTCCTTTTGGTGATACACCAATACGAGAAAGAGTTTCACGTATAACCATGAAATCTTCTTCATCTAAAAGATTAATATGAATGCCAATATTTTTAAATGTTTTATCAGATAGATCAGACATAACAAATCCTTACTAAATTACCTCACACCACCAGTATCAAGGGCTTTGCGTATTTCTTGCAAATCCTCAGTACTCAGTATATTTAGTACTTCCCTAGCCTTGGATTCTGTGTAACCATATGCCTGCTTTATTAGAGTTACATTCTCTTCGGTATCTTTACGCAACCAAGGAGAAAACCGCTTCTTTTTACGCACAGCAAGTCTATAAAAATCAAATTGACTCTTGTTGTCTAACCAAGGAGAACAATTCATCTCGTTAGCATGAAATAAGGTATCTGCAAAATAAGACAAACACCGATTGACTACAAACGGTGTATATGCCTTGACTGCACCCTCATCTGTATCAAGTAGAGGCTTCTTGTCATGGTTTATGCTAGATAGAAAGTCTTTTAGTTGCATCAGTTAAACTCGCAGTCCATCATAAGTTGAACAATCAATGCCATTGTATTAATTTCTTGGTCTGCTGCAAATGCAGACTTATATTGATACTCAGCAATAATAAGAATAGCCTGTGGTATAGAAGGGTTTTTAAGAGATGTATATAGTTCCGTATATAGACGCTTATAAAAATCCGATGTATTCAGATCTAGATTCTGTACCACCCACTTACGGCATGATACAAAATCCTTATTCTTCATAAATCCTAGAAGTTCCTTGTAGGACTCACTGCTACCCTGACCAAGAACTCCGATATCAATACTACCTGCCGATGCATATCTCTGTAGTTCATTGATAATACGGCGAAGATCAGGAAAATGCTTCTTGACAAGATTGACAATTACTGTCTTTTCATATGGAATCTTCTCTTGTGCAAGAATATATTCCACACGCTTCATCATTGCAGATGCAACAGTAGCCTTCTCAGCAGTGGGAACTGTAAAATCAATACCGGTGCAACGAGAGTGCAATGGCTCAATGATACGATTCTTGTAGTTGCAAGTCATGATGAATCTGCAGTTTTTTGCAAATTCTTCAATGGCTCCACGAAGAGCAGGTTGAATTGATTGTGCATTTGCATAATCAAACTCATCTAAAATTACAACCTTGAGATTTCCACTTAGGGAAACCGTTGAGGCATAATTACGAATCTTCGTGCGTAGTGTATCAATACCGTTCTCTTCAGAACAGTTAATAATAATACTTTCGGCACCGATGTCATTGGCAAGAGCACGGGCTACGGTTGTCTTTCCCGTACCCGCCTTGCCGTAGAGCATCATATTAGGAATTGTACCTTCCTTGATCATACCATTAAAAATAGTGGTAAGATCAATAGGAAGAATACAATCAGATAATGACTTGGGTCGATATTTTTCAACCCAGAGCAAACTATTAATATCAGACACAATTAACCCCGCTTGATAGCGATGTAGTAAGCAAGTTCCAGACTCTTATGAGTAAACTTAGAGATAATAGTATCACTTAATTCCACAGTGTATGAACCGGGAATAAACTTAATCTCAGATACATTCAAAGTACCTTCAAAATCTTTTCCAGTATAATTTTCATCAAGAATGATTTCAAAACTATTGGTTGTACTTTGGCTAGAATCGTCAACCATAATACGAAATGAACCATCTTTACCCATCATACGAAGATCACTTACCTGTAGAATACTTGCTGCCTTCAAAATTTCATTTAGATCCTTTTCATCAAGATCAAACTTGATGGTGGTCTTTGGCATCTTCAGTTCTCTAGTAGGAACCGTTAGGAGGCTTGGTTCTGAGTAATAGTATGTAACACTTGACCTACCATTAGAAATCACTACATGGGTATCGTAGAACTCTAAATCGGGGTTTGAGAACATGCTTACAATACCCAAAAACTTGTTCAAATCCCAAATAGGAACATCAACATCAAAGTCTTCTGATATAGTAGCCTCAACGTAAATATTCTTACCAGGAGAGATAGTCTTTAGGACGTTTCCTGGTGAAATAAGAATATTTGAATTGATTGATGCAAAATTCTTGAGAATGTTATAGGTGTCTTTTGATAGACGCATTTTTGTCACAGTTTCCATATATAAATCTTTCTAAAAATTAATCACGTTCTTTACGATAAACGATATCGTTAAGTTGCTGCTTCTGTTCGTGGCGATCACCACGCTTACTTCTCTTCTGTTGCTTCTTGCCTAAACCTGATGGCTTATTCTTGCCTCGGTTACTAAACTTCTGAAAACTTTCCTCGTTCATAGCCCTAGTATATCTCCTGTATTGAAATAGTCAAATCTGAATCCATTGAAATCCTGTAGGATCTTTATACCAAATATATAATATACCTGTATCAGCCATCCACAATTGATTTTCTGATGGTTTTATAGGAGGAACAGAACTTTTAAAAGTTTCTGTTATTCCAGTGAGAGACCAACTATTTGGTTCTTGTAGTGGACTTGATATTGTTGTTGTTTTGCAAATGTATGCTCTTCCTTGATTTATAACAACATCACCTATATTGTAGGTCAGGGATGAGCCATTTGCAGATTTAAATTTAAACTCGCCTCTAAACATTTAAAATATTTAGATATTTGTCTTTATCTTTGAAAAGTTATTTTTCTTTTCAAATTGCATACTTTGATCAAATTTATCTACCAATTGATCTGCCTTGTGACTAATGATATAGATAGAGCATTTGTTGGTCATCTTATTTAAAATTTTCATAAAGGCTTCAGTACCAGCAGCATCAAGAGATGAGTCTAAAATCTCATCAAAGATTAATAGGTTGCAGTTAAGACTATTTTTCATTCGTGCAACTTCACGCCAAGTCAATAGAATTGCCAAGTCAATACGTTGTTTCTCTCCCTCAGAGAAAGAGGAATATGAGAATGCATCTCGGTATCGTGACTTAATTGTTTCCTTGAACTCTTCATCGATGGTGAAGTCAACATAGAGATTAAGCTTTCCGAGGAACTTGTTAACGAGTCCATTGATGATGGGAACATAGTGTGCAATAATGCGACTTTTAAGACCGCCATCTTTGAGTATATCATAGACAATATCATGATGTATTTGTTTTGTAATCAGTGCGTCCAATTGACTAGTAGCATTTTTTTTCTCTAGTTCTGCATCTTTAATTTTTTGTAATAGTGTAGTCTCACTCTCATTAACCAATTTTTTATTCTTTTCTTTTTTCATAAAACTAAGAGAAGATTGATTACTAATAATCTGATATGAGATATCATTATTATCGGACTGATGTTTTTGTTTGAGTGTCTTTAGTTCTTCTATTTCAGTTTGAAGTTCTAAAAGTTCTGCATTTTTCTTTTTGGCAATAATAATTGCTTTACGGCAATCTTCCAACTTAGATTCTTTATCTTGAATATGTTTTTCTTTTTGAAACTTAGGTAGATTCTGACCACAACACTTACATAAGGCAGTTTCCTTAAGAGACATAATCTCTTCAACCAAAGTTGTTTCTAATACCTCTGCCTTGGTTAACATAGCAGGAACATCTTTTAGAGCACTCAGGCTTGTCAACTTCTTGGTAAGTTTAGCAGATACATCTTTCAGATTCTTTTCATGTTTTTCCTGAAGTATAGTATCATCTGAAATCTTAGTTGTATAATCTTGAATAGATGCTTCAATAGACTTAATCTCTTCTACCGCTGTAGTTTGTATTGTTTCTAATACTTCTTTTTGAGACTTAATCTTTTCATGTACAATCTTTAACATACTTTCTTGTTCACCAAGAGACATTTTAAGACTTGATAGTTGTCCCTTAACATACAGATTCATGTCAGCAAGAATATCAAGATTGAGAAGACCTTCAATGATCTTACGTCTTTCAGCAGGAGTTAATTGCATGAAAGGAACAAAGTTAGATTTACCAAGAATAACTACCTGCTTGAATGCTGCGTAATCAAAACCAAGAATATTTTCTTCAAACATTTCTTGGTAGTCTTTAGTCTTTGCATTTTGGTCAAGCATTTCTCCATCTTTATAAATCTCAAAAAGTTTGGGTGCAAGACCACGACGAACTAGAAAATGACAATTGGATTTCTTAAATTCAATTTCGACAACACAATGTTTAGCATTAACTGTATTAACTAGTTGTGGAATATTAATTGGTCTAAATGGTTTGCCAAACAAACCAAAGCACAGAGAGTCTAATAAAGCAAAAGACTTTCCGTTTCCATTAGTACCTGTGACTAAAGTGGTTTTATAATTGTCGAGTTTGATCTCAGAAAAATTATTACCAAAGGAACCAAAGTTTTTAAAACGAACTGTTAGAAAATCTATCAATCTTCATCCTTTGACATTGCGGCATTATATGCTGAGTTTATAATATCAGCAAGCACATTTTTATTAATTGATTTTTCTGTAACCGTATCAATCTCTTCATGAAGTAACTGTAGCGTATCTTTATGAATGTCAACAGCCACTATATCAGGGTTTGCTGTTACATCTTCTGTAACGGCTAACTCTGCTACTCCTGCTTCATAGAACTTGTCCAAGTACTTTTCAAAGGCAGGACCTTTAGTTCGGTTCTTAATAAAAATCTTAACATAAGTATCTTTAAACTTTGAGTATTCTAATTTTTCTGGGTTGGTTTCATCGTAGTCAAACGTATAGAAAAGCTTTTTTGGATTCTCAATAAATTCAAGCGTTCTTGCTGCAAAATCAAATACATGAAACCCTTTGGCTTCCCAAACGTCCGAGAAAGCCATTTGGTACTGAGATCCCAGGTAATGTATATTATCCCGGCTAGATTTAATATGATAATGCCCAGTAAGAACATATTCAAATTTGTCAAAATGTTTTGGGTCATAGCCATGCTCAATAAATATACCACGAATACTCTGAAAACCACACAACTCTAAATGTCCTAATAATAGAGAGCATGTTGTGTTAGTAATAAACTCCGCTGACTGAATCTCATTCTCTGGGTTGATCCAAGGCAATAACGCCACACAACCAGCAGATGTTTGAATCTCTGTTGGTTCTGAATGAATCTCCCAGTTTGAATATTGTTGTGCAATTTCTTGTAAAGAATTTACGGTGTTGTTATTCTTATAATAGGTATCATGATTACCACATATGGCAATACACTTTACGCCAAGTTCTTGTAGTGGTTCAAAGAACCTTGTACGAACCTGTTGAAGAGTCTTAAAATTAATATATTTTCTACGATCAAAGACATCACCTAGGTGAAAGATGGTCTTGATGTCGTTGTCTCTAATATATGGAAATAACTGTCCCTCAAAGAAGGACATGAAGTATTCCAAGACTATTGGGGAATCTGCTTTATACCCAAAGTGGGTATCGTTAAGAATAACTGCTTTCATATATCTAATACGTCTTTTTTACTTTTTCTTTTCTTTTTTACTTTAAGTTGTTTAGGCGGATTTAACATATCATCAAAACGTACCATGTCAAGATCTGTTAAACCAAAGAAATCTCTTCTACCAATATCAATACCAGCATAAGTTTCATTAAACCAATTATGAAAGTCTTTGTCATTTTTCTGTTCAGCAAATTTATATTGAACATATTTTTCTTTCTTTTCTTTGTTTATTATACGAACAAAAGAAAACCAGCAGATTTGGGTCAAATAACCAAAAGGGCTGCTGGACTTTGCTGGATCAAAATTTCCAATATATGTTATGCAATTTAATACTGCATCTGATACCATTTCTTCTCTATATGGATAGTTTGCAAAATTTGGTCTATATGATAATCTTGATGCTATTTTAAGTACACATTCGCCTATGAAATCTGGAAGTTTGGGTTTCTTACGACCTGCATTTTCAGCATCATTTGACTTTTTACGATAATCAACTAAAGCATTATATAAATCAGAATTACTTACGTAATCTGCATCTGATGCTTTTTTTTTCTTGGATGGGTTTTTCACATTAATACTTTACTACATTATAAAGACTAATCAAGCTTTATTTTTTAATTTATCTAACCAATAATCTACCATTTCATCCATCATATCATTAAAAGTAATTTTAGGACTCCATCCTAACTTTATTTTGGCTTTGGTAGAATCACCTCTAAGGTAATGCAATTCTTCTGGACGATGATATTTTTGTGCATTGTCTACGTATAGATTAACATCCAAATTAACACGATCAAAAACATAATTAACCATTTCTCTAACTGATCTGGTTTCTCCAGTTGCTAAAACATAATTGTCAGCAACATCTTCTTGTAACATCATCCACATTCCCTCAATATAATCTTTTGCGTGACCCCAATCACGTTTAGCATCAAGATTTCCTAAAAATAACTTTTTTGACAATCCTAGTTTAATTTTTGCTGCTTCTAATGCAACTTTATTAGTAACAAAGTTAATTCCTCTACGAGGAGATTCGTGATTAAAAAGAATACCAGAACTAATAAAAAGTCCGTATGACTGTGAATAGTTACGACAAAGAGTATGTGCATATAATTTAGAACAACCATATGGACTTACGGGTACGAGTGGTGTGGTCTCTCGTTGAAAGCCATCACTATCTACTGAATTGCCAAACATTTCTGATGTTGCTGCATGATAAACTTTAGAATGTGGTGAAAAACGTCTTACTGCTTCTAAAACAGCTAATGTACCACCGCCATTTACATCTAAAGTATATTGTGGTAGATCAAAAGAAATTTGAACATGTGATTGTGCTGCCAAATGATATATTTCATTTGGTTGTAGTTTATTAATAACAGTTTCAATACTAATTGGATCCGTTAAATCTGCATAATGTAGAGTAATTAAATCTTCATCATGCAAATGTTGAATACGCGTTGTTTGAGATTCTGGTACAGAATTTCTTCTGATTGTTCCGTGAACTGTGTAATTTTTTTTAATTAAAAACTCAGCAAGATAAGAAGCATCTTGACCATTTGCACCGATAATTAAAGCTGTTTTCATATTAATTTATATTCCTGTTAACAATATTACAAATATAATCTATTTCTTCATCAGTCATATCCGGATTATTAGGTAAATATAATCCATTATCATGAATAATATCAGAAAAAGGATATGTTTTTTTACCATACACTGTATAATAAAATGGCTGTCTTGACATAGATCCACAAACCAATGGACGACATTCTACATTATTTTTATTTAAATCTTTTACTATTAAATTTTTATTTAGATGTATTATAGGGTAAGCAAAATTGCTTATAAAATTTGAAAAATCAATTTTCCAATATGAGTTAGAAATATTTTTGTGATATCTTAAAAAATTAGAATATCGTTTTTGATTTTTTTCTTCTAATGTTTTTAACTGTGATAGACCTATATAAGCCTGAAGATCTGTTGATCTTAAATTAAAACCAGGATAATAAAAAGTATAAAGATTTGTAAAATCATCTACATCAAATTTTTCTTTTAAGTTATTTTGTGTTTCTTTACACAAATCACGACTCCATCCATGAGATCGTATTGATTTTAAAATTTCATACGTTTCAAAATCATTTGTAGAAACTAAACCACCTTCTATGGTTGAAAAATGATGACCATAGTACGTTGAAAAAGAAGACATTAAACCAAATGTTCCAGTTTTTTTATCACCATACATTGATCCAACACTTTCACACGAATCTTCTATTAAGATCACATCATATTTTTCACAAATTTCAACAATCTCTTTCATTTTATTTGGAAAACCTAAAACATGAACTAAAATAACACAAGAAGGATTTTCTTTTTTGCATATCTCTTCTAAATGATTTGGATCTAAACCTAAAGTTTCTTTATCGGTATCACAAAGAATTAATTCCATACCTAATTGCATTATAGGTGTAATCGTCGTTACCCAGGAAACACACGGAGCAACAATTTTATTATTTTTTAATTTGTTTGAGACTTTTAACGCCTGAAACATTGCTAAATTGGCTGAAGAACCAGAATTAACAAAAACAGAGTATTTGACACCTAGCCACTTAGACCAAGCCTCTTCAAATTCTTCTGTTAATTTTCCTTTTGTTAGTTGTGGGTAGGTTTTTAACCATAGACACAAATCATCTATTTCATTATTTCTAATAGTATCTTTAACTAATTTGATTGGAAGATTCATCACTTATACCTTTATAAATTTTAACAGAATTTTCTAAAAGTGATTTTTCATTTAAAATGCACTGATCGATCATTGTATTTATTGCCTGTATATATGTCGGACGTTTTTGTTTAAAACAAATATCAATTTTTCTTTTAATATTTGCCAATTCTTCATCTGTTTTTGCTACACCAGCCATATCTTCTAAAAACCACGTTCTTATATGTAAAATACAAAGTTTTTCTATAACTTCTCCCAAATTATCAGTAAATACATATTCATTTGGTAATTCAGGAAGAGACTGACTCAATAATGTTTTTTGTACTGTTTCTTTTATGATGTTTTCGATTTCAATTGCAGTTCTCATAGTGTGTTATTCATTTCTTTGGTTAGTATATCTAATAGCTGACTTTCCGTCCAATCAATTTTTGTTTTATTGTAAAATACATTTTTTCTATAAATGGATTCTTTATCTATATTTTCAGTAACATAATCATTATAGTTCATTCCAAAATTATTATATAATTTTTTAATAAAACTGTTTATAAAAATTGTATTACCTGTACCTATAATAGAATCTGTTTTTTGAGTTAGTGCTTGGTTTACAACAAAACTAGGATGTAGTAATTCTCTATAAAAATGTGTATCTCCTATTTCTATTTTATTTTTAAATCTTATTGAGTCTATAATTTTTCCAAAAAGAAATGGAGGTAGTCTATATATTGAATTAAAATTAAAAGGATACATAATTCTTACATTACTGTAATGTGTTTTCAAGTATGCTGTGATATTTTCTTTAGAAAAAATGTAATCAGAATAATGATAATTAATTGGCGTATCTAGGCTTATTGCTCCATTACAATTATTCCAAAGTTCAGCTGTTGAAAAATATATTATATGATTGGCTTTTAGTTTTTTTATTATACTTTTGGTATAATCTACATTTATTTTATAAAAGGAATCATCATTATTTTTATAAGTTTTTTGTTCTGCAAAACACAAATATACAGAATCCCAAGTAGTATCAAATATATTGGATTCAATATTTCGAGAAGATATCTTTACCATATCGGTAGGAAAATAATGAGCTAATTGAGATGTATTTCCTATAACTAAATTCATAAAAATTTTTTGATTTCTTGTTCTATTATATCATACATAGAATCAAAAGCAAAATTATTTGACCATATTTGTTCTGCACCAAGTAGATTATGTTCTTTCATATCTATCCAATGTGCATCTTCATAAAGTTTGGTAAATCCTATAAGTTTTTTATTTGCATTTAATAAATTTGTTTTTGTAAAACAACAACAATATGGTCCACTACCTCTACCAACTATAATATCACAGTGGGTAGAAAGATATGAGATTTCATTTAAATCATTACCAGTGCTTTGAATGATATCAGAAGTATATTTAATATTTTCTAATATTATTTTATTAGAATTATCAGTTAATAAAAACATACAATTTGTGTATTTTTTTGCTAATCTATCAATTATTATATTCATATCAAAATTTATAGATTGACCAGAAAGAACATTTCCATTACAAACTAGTATTTTTTTTATATGTAAATTTTCTGCAATAAAAGTATCAATGGATTTAGTATTATATAAATTAAAATTTATCTCAGGAACATAAAAAAATGGACTCTCTATTTTTATATTCAATAATTCATACATATTTGTATATTTTTGATAATTTCCATTTAAACAACATCCACCATTAAATAAATATTTTCTCTCTGATGAACCTATCCATGTATTAATTAATACATTGGTTTGATCAACCAATAATTCATGTTCCATACAATGATACAAGTTGTAATCTGAAAATTCTATTTCATTAATATCTTGAAATATTTTTTTATTACAATTAGTTGAATATGTATATGGAGCAGTAGCATTAATTTTTATTATAATATCTTTTATAAATTCTCTTGAATAATGAATATCGCCATAATGACCCATATTATGGAATATAATTTTTTTATTATCTATGTTAGACATTTAAATTTTCCTTTATGATAGTTTCTAGTCTTTTTGAGTAGTTGATAGCGTATTTTTTTGCTTCATTAAAATTATGTTCTATAACTACTTGTTTATCCAAATAATAGGATTTCAAATCAATAGAATTTATTTTATTCAAAAAGTCATTTTCATTCTCAAAGATAATAAAACCATCTAAATCAAAATAATCACCTATATTTGGACATCCCCAGTATATAGGTACAGTTTTGGTAATTAAACAATCTATTAATTTTTCACTAAAATAATTTTTTTCTTGAGAATTTTCTATTATTATAGAAAATTTTGATTTAAATAATTCCATTTTATCATCATTTGGTAAGATACCATCATGTTCATCATGTAACTTCCACTGTAAATGAGTATTACTATAGTAAAATAATGATTTCATATTAATATTTTGTTTAAGGTTCCAGATTTTTTTTCTTAATCTGTAACCCTCAACCATTTCTAATGCACGTTGACTTTTATTTGTTATTAAAAAACTAATAGTATTATCTTTTACGATAGAAAATCCATCAAAATTATCATCAATATAACCCAAATAAGTTGTATCACCAAGATGTTTATTTAACCATGTTGTCCCATATAAAAATAATTTAGAATTAGGTAATAATTTTAAAAGATCTTGATTAGATGTTAGTATCAAATCATAAAAAGAAGAAAATAGTATAATATCATTATCTATTTCTTTCATATAACATACTTTGGGTTCGCTAGAATCAACATACACTTTAAAACTAGGTGAAGTATTGGGATACTCAGCATCTATAATAAATGTATTATCAATACTATTAGAATAATTTTTTAATATATGTTGGGGGTTATTATTCTTTAAAAATCGTGTTACATGTATTTCAACGGATCGATCAAAATCCATTAATTCTGGCTTCAATAAATGTTCAGCATTATAAATTTTAGGTATCATTGTATATTTCTTTTTCTATTTGTTCAAAAAGACAGTCATCAGCAATTTTATGATTTAAACACAGTTCATAGTTCTCTTTAATAGCATCCATTTTTGACCAATAGTATTCTGGAGATAGTTTATTAATATCAAAATTATCATCTAATATTATAATCCCATCTTTATTGAATATGGTATCTATATCAGGAGCACCATAATAAATTGGTATTGTACCTGTAGCAAAGCAATCCATAATTTTTTCTGTGTAATAGGTAGAATATTTTCCATTTTCTATTACTATAGAATAGTAATAATCATTTAATACGTCTTCTTTTTTTATAAATGGATTAAACAATCTACCATAATAATCTATTAGGTAATTTTTTGATTTAAATTCTTCCATTTTTTTATTTCTAAAATTATGTCCCTCTGTTATGGTTTTACCAGAAGAAATCATAGAAATTAATTTATTTTTTTTATGTATTTGTTTATCTATAACCCAAGTCTGATTTGAGGCTGGAGGTATGTATTCAAAAATATCATCTAGTAACAAATAATCCCTATCATGAATAAAGATTTTTTTATAAACACCTTTTAAATCTCTATAATTATTTTTAATAAATTCATACTGCTTATAAGATATACTTTTAGATTCACATAACCATAAAAATTTATTAATAGAAGTACTAGATATTCCTCCAAGAATATCATAGTCTTGATACACCTCAATACCCGAATCAGTTTTATTATTGTGTACCCATACAAACTTAGTTGGATTCAAATATCCACATGATGATGGTGCATGTGTAAATGGACTACCAAATGAAGAAATTTTTATCATTTTAATAAGCTTTTATATACAAGGCATCACCCCAAGTATATCCATCCCACGCAGTAACTTCTCTTTTAAACCCATAATTATTTAAAAAAGAATCTATTTCTTCTACCATAGGACAATTTTTATATAATTCTGCACGATTTACTTCGCATAAAATATAATCTACTTTAAGTAGTATGTCTGTAGATCCTTTTAATACTTCTAATTCATATCCCTGTACATCCAATGTCAGTAAAGTATAATTAAATGATTTATTAGTAAAATATTCATTTAATGTGATAACCTCTACCTGTTCTGTTCCAGTAAATTTTATTCCAGGATATTGCACACAGTGTAATTGTGGTTCAAGTAGTGAACTAGATTGACCATCGTTTACTTGTTCTGTATGCATAGTCATAATACCACTAGAAGACCCTAAGGCTTTATTCTCAATAGTAAGATTTGGCATTGAACCAAGTTTATTAAAAAGTTTGTTATATACTTCTTTTTGTGGTTCAAACATTAAAATATTTTCAGATAATTTTTTTAATGTTTCGTACTCATTTCCATGATGTGCACCAATCTGAATAATTCCAGATATAGGTTTTGTAATATATTTTGTAATATCAAATAGCATTATATTATAATCCAATCTTTGCAATAAATATCTGACCAATTTTTTGGCATATTTGGTTCTGCACCGAACCATTTACTAGGAGCAATAACTTGTTTACTTTCACTCAACCATGCTCCCCACCAACTAAATGAACTATTTGCAATTATATGATAATCACACATAGTCATTAAACACATATCAATATTTTCATTTTTTGTATCGGGAATACAAAAAGGTCTTTTTAAATCTTTAAAAAGTTCTGCTGCTTTTTCATTATCATCACTAATAATAAAAAGAAAAGCATTATCTGGAATTTTATTTAAAGCCTCCTGGTAATATTCCATCGTACATACTGGATGATTATCTGGCAAATTTAAATAATCACCTAACCGTATATGCAATGAGACTGCTAATTTTTTACCAATTTGTCTTATTGTGTCTGCTTTATTTTTTATTTCTGCAGTAAATTCAAATTCTTTTAATAAATCTTGTCTATAATCAATAAAATATTTTTCACTTTGAAAATATCCAATTATATCTGTATTATCTGCAATACCAAATATACCTGCATTATATGTAAAATTACGTTCTTGAGCTCTATGAATATTTTTAATTCCTGAGCTATCTTTTGCAGTCAAATTTAAAAAAGCACTATCTAAATACAAATTTAAATATGAATTATCAGATTTTGTCTTATAAGGAATACCAAATTCATATCCACGAGTTTTAGCAATAGAAAATAATGTTGCATATTGAAACATTTGGTTTCCCATTCTACCATATTTTCCTAACATGTTAAATGTTATCATTGAAAAATAAAATTCCTATTGTGTAAAGGTTTGTCAGTCAATGATTGCCATTTATTGGCACTATCACGATCATTAGATTGATATATAAGTGGAACATTTGGTGTATAAACTTTATACTGGTATTGTATTGCGGCTGTACCGATGTCCCATGGTTTATCTAATGTATATAAACAATGCCGACCAACCGCAGCCATCTGTTGCCGAAATAGTGGGGTAACATATAAAATAGCATGTGCAGCTAAAATCCCACCAATTCGTAAATAATTTTCATGAAGTTGATTAGTATTATAATGCATATTACCATGCGAAATTCCCAAATATACTCCATCAGAATCATCTGGAATTTCAATAATAGGATTAAAATTTTCCATAAACTCAATATCATCTTCTAAAACTAGAAGTGGTGATGAATATCTTATATCTTCCAATATATCGATATGAGATTGCCCACAACCCCTATAATGTGCAATAGATATGTCTGTGTTCGGTGGTGAAGGAATAACTAAACCAGATTTTCTATGAGTATTTTTAAACTCATATTTTTCAAATCTTTGTTTCATGATTTCTGCATTTTTTGTTGCAGAATCTAAATTAATCCATACGACTGGAATTTCACGTAAATCAATAATCATAAGACCTCACAATAAATATAATACATCATATAAAGATGTCAAGTTATTTAGTTGACTTTTTTCTAAAGTACATTATACTTTATCAAATGAATTTAGAAGACCTTAAGAATAATATTACTAAAGATTCCCAAATAGACTCTACAGAATTAGGTGTAGAGGCTCTTAAGATACCTCAAATACACGCCAAGTATCTTAATATGCTTACAGACTTTAAATTGCTTTTGACCAAGCATCAGAATGATTATGCAATTCAAAGATTGCGTAAATGGAAAATTTTGACTGGTAAGGCTTCAAAAGAAGAATTAGAAGCATGGGGAGAAGAACCATTTGATTTGGATCTACTTAAGACTGATGTAGAAAAGTTTATTGACGGTGATCCAAAGATGGTAGACTTAAAGTCTAGGGTGGCTGTTAATGAGATTAAGGTAAAAATGGTGGAAGAATTTTTAAAAGCCATTAATAATCGAAACTTCAACATCAAGTCTGCCATTGACTGGCAAAAAATGATGAATGGCATAGTATAAATATTATGTGGATATTGAAGTCGAATCTGTAGATGAAGTTCGTTACTACGTCAAAACAGAAAAAGGAATCAAGCAAGAATTACGAGATTATTTCTCGTTCATGGTACCTGGTGCCCAGTACATGCCTATGTTCAAACGGCGTATATGGGATGGAAAGATCCGGTTATATGATATCCTTACATCTACTCTTCCTCGTGGTTTAAAAACTTATCTTGATAAGTTTTGTAAAGACCGCCAATACACTTTAAATATTAAAGAGAGCAGGAATCCCCTATGCATAACGGAGGAGAAACTTCTGGACTTCTACGAGACACTAAAAGTTTCTGTAAAGAAACAGCGGGTCAAAATGCACCCCCACCAAAGCCAAGCAATTCTGCACGCTATCAACGCTCACCGGTGTGTAATAGTATCTCCGACAGGTTCTGGAAAAAGTTTAATAATCTACGTCTTGCTCCGCTATCTACTCTCCGTAATAAAATCAGACAGAAAGATTTTAGTTTTGGTTCCAACGGTGGGGCTGGTTACACAGATGGAAACAGACTTCTTTGATTATTCAAAGACAGATCCTTCTTGGCTATCAAGAAAATATATTCATAAAATTAGTGCTGGTTTAGATAAAGATACTAATAAGCAGATAGTAGTCTCTACATGGCAATCAATATATAAGTTGCCAAAAGAATGGTTTGATCAATTTGATGCTATCTTTTTTGATGAGTGTCATCAAGCCAAATCAGAATCAATCAATATGATTGGACAGAAGCTTACCAAGGCATGGTTTCGTATCGGTACTACGGGTACACTAGATCAAACAGAAGCACATCGACTCAGTATAGAAGGTATCCTAGGTCCAGCCATTCAATTTATTCAGACAAAGAGCCTAATGAACAAAGGGTTGCTTGCTACTCTTGCTGTTGACTGTATTGTATTAAAATATACAGACCAAGAGAAACAGGATATGAAGAAGCAAAAATATCCTGATGAAATCAAGACTATAATAAGTAATAGTAGGAGGAATGAATTTGTCAAAGAACTCGCAATTCATACCAAAGGCAACACCCTCATCCTCTTCAACTATGTCGAAGGACACGGGAAACCTCTCCACTCTCTCATTGAGGCAGCAGGAACGGATAAGAAAGTATATCTTATTCACGGAAAAACAGAAGGTGAAGCAAGAGAATCAATTCGCCGTATCGTGGATACACAAACTAATGCCATATTGGTTGCGAGTTACGGTACTACTAGTACTGGCATTAACATTGTCAACATTGATAATATTATCCTTGCCTCTCCTACGAAATCTGTAATTCGTTTACTACAAAGTATTGGCAGAGGTTTAAGGACATCTGCTAAAAAGAAAACTTTGAAAGTTTATGATATTGTTGATGATCTTTGTTACATGTCATACAAGAACCATGTTTATAGACATTTTGAAGAACGAATCAAAATTTATAAAAAAGAAAAATTTGATTACAGAATAATGTCTATGCCACTACCTAGCGATGATAAATAAATTAGGAGGGTTACTATGTCTGACGAAGCACAAGAAACTCCCTGTGATGGTAATGTACGAGTAGTAAAGCTTATTAATGGCGAAGAACTATTAGGAATAGTTCAAGATGTTTGTACAAACCATATTTCAATGATACTTCCAGCAAAAGTTGAAACAGCATATTCAAAAGATGAAAATGGATTATTAATTGAATATGTTAAATTAACAAATTATGCAGCAAGTGTAATAAATAGTGAAATTGTTTTAAATAAAAATGCAATCATGTTTATTGGTGATCCAATTCCAGATATGTTAATTATGTATCAAACATTTTCTGAAGCTATGAAAACAGATCCAGAATCAATTAGAACCAGTACACTGGGTGAAGGTGTATCTAACCCACAAGCTGGACTTATGATGCTAAATGAGCTTTTTAATAATGAAGATTTTGTAAATTTTGTAAATGACATGATTGATAGTTTTGAGGGGTCAGAGGTCATATTGGATGATGAATTAGAAGAAATAGAAGAATCTGAGCAGCAGGAACCCTCTGTAGAGGATCTGTTGGTTGAGGAGGCTCCGAAGCCACCTAAGCCTGTAAAACGCCGTACAATGAATCCTGAAACTAAAAAACTACCATTTAATCCAGATAGCAGCCCAAATTCGGCTGAAAGCTGGTCAGATAATCCAGAAGATTATATTTAAAGCATATTGTTTAAATTTTCTGGTACATCTGGGCAGAAATCATAATAAGCAAATTTAAACTGACATGTTGCTTTTTGTATGATTGCATCCGAACTATCGGATTGAAAAACCAACCCACTCAGTTTACTGGGAACAATATAATTAAATGTTACTTTTGTTACTGGGCAATTAGTAGAAGCACTGTAAATTATTAAATTTGCTTCATGATGCCAATCTTGGTAATCGGCATTATAGTCAGTATCATTTTCTATGTTTGCTAAATTTCGCATCCAAGAATAAATACTTTGCCAATTTTCCAAATTTGAATCAACTATAAATTCTACATTTAAAGTTTCGTAGTTGAACTGCATTGTTGGAATAGGAATTGTTGTACCTAAAGTAGTTGGTTGATTTACTTCTGGAATTGTACAACCTGGTAAATTTGCTTTTTGGCAATTTAATTCAAATTGTTTAGTTCCTCTTCCAAAAAATAAATTAAAGTAACTATTGTATAGTGGATTTAAATTTGTTGTGCAGCTCATAATATTATTTATTTAAAAACAAAGACCTCCCCATTTCTGGGGAGGTCTTGAAGTTTTAATTACTTACTTTCCGTTTGATCAGATGGTGTTACCATGTAGATGGGTAACGTTGGTCAAGCGGTAGTATTGGTTCAAACCAGCAGTCAATGTCTCGCCGTCAGGAATCTTGTTACTATTGATAACAAATGGGTTGGCTACAACACCATAACGAGTCTTGAACGCAATACGTGGTTGGAAAGTGTTAGGATCGACTGCACGTACCATTTGTAGCGGAACGTATGGGCAGTAGAACAGACCAGCATCGTATGGAGATTCACCCTTATAGCCAGCAACGAAGAAGTTGACACCTAGTGGTGAATATGGATCGATATAGACGCGGATCTTACCACTCAGAACACCAGCAAAGGTGCTTTGAGTATCATCAGCACTCATTTGTGGAGCAATACCAGGGCTGAGGCTCATGAAGCCAGACATGGCTAGAGCAGCAGCAGTATCGCTGTCACAGATGATGAAGTTACCCTTACCACGGCGGGTTTCCTTAGCGATTGCATTGCATTCACGTTCGATTTGGAAACTGAGACCACGGAAACGTTCAGCAGACCAACGACCATCAGAGTCGTTATCTAGATCGTATACACCCTTTGTTACAAGGTCATTTTGTTGTGAACCAGCTCTAGCAACATAGTAAATGGTCCTGACGATTTCACGATTGATTTCGGCAAGAATTTCTGTGCTGAGAAGATTGGCCAACTCTGCTTCGGCATCAAGACCGTGAACGGCCTTAAGGTCTTGTGCAAGTTCGACAGTGTAATTACTGCTTAGTGCACGAGTCTTGGCTTGTACTGCAACACGGTCAATGCTGAAGTTCATTTGGTTCCAAGATGCATATTGTGCACCACCTGCACCACCAGCACTACCAATACCTTCACCATAATTGGTGAGGATACCACGTAAAGAAGCAAGTTGAGCAGCGGTTGAAGTTACACCTGCAGCAGCATTCCAACCTGAAGAAAGACCCGATCCAGCGGTGATACCACCGAAGGCACCGAGAGTCCAACCCGAACCACCGAATTGTGCTTGTGGCTCTTGGAACATAGCTTCAGTATAAGCATTGCTACCATATGAACCACCTGCACCAGATCCGCCATAATTAGAGCGCATGGCAAAAATTAGGCCTGTTGGAGCGGTCATTGGTTGAACGCCACAGATATCGTATGCCATTAGATTCGGCATAGCACGACGAATCAATGAAATGAGTACTGGGTCGTAACCGGAAACTTGACCAGTGTTGTAACCAGATGAGGTGGATGGACCACCAAGGTTATTGTTGCCACCCATATCTTCATAGAGGTGCTGTTGACGAATGGACTGCTCTTGGTTCTCTAAAAGAACAGCAGTAACCTTTTTACGATAATCATCCTTAATTGCAGGAAGAGCCTCGTGATTGAGGACTGGATTCCATTTTTCTGTTAAAATATCATACGGTGTGTTTTCTTGAAATTGCATAGTAGTTAATTCTCCTAATGAGTTAAATTATTTAGTAAAGTGAAATATTAGACTCTTTTGTTAAGTCTACCTAGTGCTCCAATGTAGCTTTCGACTAGTGTTGTTGGAGCTTGTTTTACGGATGAGAACGTTTGCTCAGGATCAGCTTGACGAACTGGAGCTGGGCGACGATTCATGTAATTCTCACGAATAGCAACGAGCTTTTCGCGATATTCTTCTGGTGTAGTGAAGTTTACGTTTTCCATTAAATTTTGAAGCTTAGAAATTTGAGTATCTGCCAAATCGCGGGTCTCGGCAACAAAGATGCCAGCGCATTCGGTTAGCGATACTTCCTTGCGAAGATCCATGGTGTACTTAACGGATTCATTGAGTTTGTTTTCTAAGTCTCTATTTTGAGCATAAAGTTCATCTAGAACGTTGTACTTCTCTGAAGGGACATCAATGTAATGATTCTCAAAAAGATTCTTCAGACCACCGATAAAGTTTTCGGCAATTTGAGTCTTGATGCCTTGTTCAACGGCGACAGCATTGTCTGTCATCCATTCTTCGACAACATAGTCTAGATAATCGTCAACCTTCTCAACAAGAGATTCGGTTACGGTATCAAGATAGTTCTTAACGTTTTCATCAACTTCTTCAACGATAGATGCTACTTTTCTTTCTACGCGGTCTGAAACTGCGGCTTCAAAGATTGCATCTAGTTGATTGACCAAAGAAGCAGGAACATCTTCGCCTAAAAGAGAAATCAAAGCATCATGGAATTGTGCTCTAGTTTCTTCAGTGGTTTCGACTGGTTCGTCTTCGCCACCTTCTTCCATTTCTTCTTCATCTGAATCTTCATCAGAAGATTGTGTTGGGGCTGCACGCATACCAGCGGAGGCTGACATTGTAGCTGGAACTCCTGGCTTACCCATACCACCAAAGGTAGCAGGCATTGCATTGATGACTGGTTGGGCAATCATATCAGAGCCACCAAGTGCATCATTTACACCACCTCCGGCACTTTGTGAATAGCCACTTGCCATACCGGTAGAGTTTGCTTCAGAAATCATATTATTTTTCTTGTTTTTCATGTGAAAGGAATCCTTGTAAATTATTTATATATTTATTAACTTTACGGGTAACCAGGTAATTTATATCCTAGAGCCGATAACCGTTTTGCTTCTTCTGCTTCTTTAGCTGCTTTGATTGCTTTAGCTATTGGAGATTCTTCATCTGCAGAAGCACTTTGTGGAATTTCAAGTGGAACCCAAGGTTTTCCAGCTCCCTGTGCGGCGAGTGCAACTTGATTGATACCCATTTTTTTAACATTTGCATCAAAGTAATTTGCACCACTTAAATCAGCAAGATTATTCAACATACCTGCTGCTAAATCTCCAGGCAATCCAGCTGCAAATTTGGCTGCAGTTCCAATTATTGGTAAATCAGTTACAGCTCTTGGAAGCATTTTACCAAGTAATCCACCTGTTGCTCTAGCCGCGCCAGCAAGATCACCCAATACTTTGCCTGCTCCATACATACCCATTGCACCAGTCATGTTAATACCTGAATCACCAAACAAAGTAGACTTTGATCCTATACCAGTTTTTCTAACTTTAACTCCGGGAACTGGAAGAGCAGCAGATCCAGTAGATCCACTTGTTATTGGAGTAATTCCAGTACCACCACCAGATCCAGTGGGAGGTACAGCCTCAGTTAAAATAAATGCTTCTAGAAATTCACGATCCAAATTACAAGTAATTCTTTTGTTTAAAGATTCTATCAAGTAATTTTGAGTTTTAACTGAGAGTGTTGATTTCATGATAATTTGCGAAAGTAATCGTTAAATACTTTAACGATATTTTTGTTTAAATTTCTCTTTGAAGATTCATGAATTAATTTTTTAGCAGCAGAGTGTTCTCTTTCTTGCCAACTACCATGCACAAACATCCATTCGCGACCTTCCATGATTCCATTTACAAATGCATTTGGAGCAGATGGATCAGCAACGATGTCAATAGCGGCTAACATAAAGTCTTCTTGAACTTCTTGGTAACCATTCTTGGATTTTAAAGAACCCATACCACGAGTGGATACGCCAAGTTGTGCACCTTCATCAATGAGATTCTTTACAATCTTGCCCATTGGAGTATCAAGAACTTTAGCTTTGCCATAGACGTTTTTGCCGTCTTCGTACAGTTCTTTTACAATGTGTGAAACTCTATCCAAATTTACAGTAGGACCAGTTGGGTGGTTAAGTTCACCCATTGCTCTTCCCTTTGCAACATATTCAGTGATATACCGTTTGCACTCTTTGAGCAAAGTGTTTTGTGGGTATATACGACCATTTCGGTTTTTAGTATCAGATTGCATGAAAACACCTTCAATAAAGTAGGTCTTCTCGCCGTTTCCGAGATTTTCCTTAACGTACTTGATGTCTTCAGTTATTTCCGTAATTAATTTCATTGTTTAGTCTTTGGCTTTAAAATAGCTTTTGCTACGTTCTTGTATTGTTCTTCTAAACGTTGTGCAGCTTTTCCAAACAAAACTTTACCAGTTTGTTCTTTAAAAGCAACAGCATTTTCTTCTACGATATTTTTTAGCATTTGCCGAACGTTGTTTTTCATAATAGTTTCGTTACCTTCTGTGAAAAATTGATGTGCTCTTTGAATTTAATTCCGTCTTCAAATATTTCTGAAATCATTTTTTGTCTATTTTGTGGATTCAAAGATTCAAACAATTGTTTCAAACTATGGATTTCAGATTCAGTAATATTTATACTTGAACCATTTTTAAAGTTATAAACCCCACCCTTAAAATCATTAATAAAGTCTATAAATTCTTTTAGTTCTCTGGTATTTTCAGTGTTAGTAACTCTAGAAAATAACTTACGTTCTACTAAACTTTTGGACTCTTTTACGGTTTTATCTAATTTTATAGCCAGAGTTTGAATAATATTTTGTTTAAAAAAATTATTGTTTTCGGCTAATAGACTTCTAACTCCGTGTTTTAGTAATAATTTTGTGGTAGGTATCATTGTTGTTGTCCTGCGTCCTCGGCTGACATTCCTTGTGCTGCTTGTTGTGCAGCCATAGCAGCCTGTTCCTGTGCAATACGTTGACGATCAATTGCCATTTCTTTCTCAAGACCTTTGAGTTCTTCAGGAGTGTATCGCAATATATTTCGTTTAATGTATTCTGTTGAGAAATATTTACCAACATAGGGTTCAACATACGACAACATTTTAACACGTTCTGCAAGTATTTCTGCTTCTTTTAAATCCCAGAAATAATTATCAGTAGTAAAAATAACATTGATGTCATTCTTTAAATGTCGCCAGTCTTCATCCGTCATTACACCTTTAAGCAACAACTGAACTCTTAATGTATCAAGGAATAACCTTGAGAATTGAAAACGAAGACGATCAATAAACTTATAGAATTTAATTTCTTCACGAGATATTTCTGTAGATCTACCCATGTTGAAACCATTTGTTTCTGGTTGCAAACGACTCATTGGAACGTTTAAGCAACCATATAGTTTCTTTTTGAAGTATTCTGCATCTTCAATTTGTGAAAGAGATTGGGCTCCAGGAAGCGTAGTAATTTCTGTACCACGTGAACCTTCACGGCGAGGTAACCAGTAATCTTCCAGTACAGACATGTGCTTACGCTCATCTCTTACTTCACCGGTATCTTGATTATAAGTAAGGCGTGTGCGGAAACGGCTCATCATGTCGCGCATGTACTGTTCAGCTTTTTGTTTTGGTAACTGACCAACGTCTACGTAAAAAATACGACGTTCTGGTGCACGAGCAATTCTATAAACCAACAAGGCATCTTCCATTTGACGCAACATGTTTAGTGGACGAATTGCTTTATGTAAATAACCTAAAACACGTTTGCTATTTAAATCAACCAATCCAGATGGAACATATACAACACTGTCTAACGATAAATGAAGACCTTGTGGACCAGTAAGTACATAAGATTCTTTATCAGTATTTGTATAAATGTAATATTCTTCGATATCTTTAATGATAGATACCATTTGATTTTTTGAAGATTTGTCAACTTCTTTATGAACCTTACGAACTTTTTTAATCTTTAAAGGATCAATTGGTATAATATCTTTGATACCTTCATTTGGTAGGTCTTTATCAATAACCAAATTATAATAAATTTTAGAATCAATATACCATCGTCTAAAAATTTCATATGATTTATGATTAAAATCTAATAGATGTAAGATTGTATCAAATTCTTTATATATTTTTGTTTTGATTTGATCGGAAACTGGACAATGTGTTAAATCTAATTTAACTGGTTTATGATCAGTTCCTTGAACTATCGACGCATTTACAATTTCATCAATCGCATTATCTAATTCAGGATATACAGACATATTTCTGTACATGATAATTGACTGTGTTTCATCACGTGTTGATGCTGCATAATCTAAAGCTGTACCAAAAAAACCACCAGCCTCAATTGTAACCGTACCGTCATAAACTTCTGGTGCAGTTATAGCCTGTACAGGACTAGCCTGTTCTAGGCTTTTCTTGTTCTCATCTTTTTTCTTACCAAAATAAAATCCTAAAAGCGGTAGTTCCATGTTTCACCTTGTTAATCTTTTGTAATATCACTAATTTCAATATAATCAAACGCAATAATAACGTTAAAACTATTTAACGTATTTGGATTACCCATATTAAGTGGAATCGGTTGAATTCCGGTAGGCCAACAACCATTCAAAATCCATTCTTTTTGTGGATTCTGGTTACCATTTATATCTAAATGTTGAATTTTCCAGTTATATGCTTTATAATCATCTGGATCTATCGTGCTAACATTTGTATCATGATTATTAATAAAATCTTGCCATTTTTGGATTCTACCCCAAATGTTGTTGCTACCAGTATCATCCCAAACATTGAAAGACCATGTACCGTAATCTCTTTCTCCAGGATAGTGATAAAATCTTCCAAAATGTTGATAACTAATTGTTTTTACTGCTGAATTTGGAATTGTTGTAGCGCGAACATGATAATCTGTAAAACCACCACCAGTTGGAAAACTGCCCGTAATACGAAAACGGTTTTTTCTATTTCCACCAAAGAAGTTATTTTTAAAATCATTAATTAGCATTTTAAGTATTATAGTTGTCTTGTATTTTTAAGTAATCAAAAGTTAAAGTAGTACTAAAAGAACTAAATCCTGCATCTCCCATGTTTAATTCCACTTCACCCACAACCGATGGCCAACATTTGTAAAGTGTTATTGTTTTTAATAAACCACCATTTGCATCTAATTGTTTTACTATCCATGTTTTTTGTAAAGAATCATAATTAAAATCATCAGAATCTACTAAATGTGTGTAATGTCCATCCATCAATTCTGACCATGTATGCATAGATTTCCACAAATTCTGAGTATTATTATCATCGTATATACCAACTGCCCACGTACTATATTGTCTATCTCCGGGTAACAATAACATTCTACCGCGATAAGGAACCGGAATTGTATTTATTTGAGTTCCCGGTAAAGATGCAGATACCATTTTAAATGTAGCATCGGATTGAGTAAATGGAACTTTTGTAGGCCATGAAGGAACAACAACAAAGCGGTTTGCACGGGTTCCTCCATTAAACCCGTTTTTAAAATTGATTATGGAGTTTCTATTTGCCATTATTGTGTTACAACAGTTAGTGATACTTCAAAACTATCCAAGCTCAAAATTGGTTGAACGACAACTGTCATATTAAGTGACGTGCTAAAATCATCATTGTTCGTACTATCACATGTAATTTGTGTAGCTGCTGTAAACAAAAATTGACTATACTTACTGAGAGCCGTTCTTATTTCAGATGTTACATACGTTCTTGTTTGTGTATCGTTGGGTTGGAACAAATATTTCATACCAATATTTGTTAAATCTTGGTATATTGCAGATTTAAGTTTCGACACACCAATTCGATCTTCAGCTATAATTGTTGCATTTGCTGTTACACCAACCAAATCCGCTCCCAAGAAATTAGGAGCACTTTGATTGTTTACAAAGAAATTTAAACGATTTGTTTTTAATGATTCTTTTAAACTGCTATTCCATTCAATAGCATTACTTATATTTCCATTTAATACTTTTGCAAGATTTATACCAGCAACAGTTAAATATAGTTGATTTCTGTTTTTAGATCTAGCAAAGAACCCACCAACATCACCTACTGCTGGGATATTGTAAGTAATTTTACTACCATTAACTAAAGATGCAGTATCTAAGTCTGCAACTGTTTTAATACCATACACATTAAACATTCTATCTGCTATTTCTCCGGTGCAGTTACCAGATAAAGATACATAATCACCCATAGTTAAACCATTTCCGGTAACTCCTGATGAATCAGCTATGGATGGGAAAATACCAGTAGAATAGTCTTGAGAAATTAACCATTGGACTAAATTACTTGTTGCAGCTTGACCAATAATAACATCTAATTTTTTATTTGTATCTGTTTGATATTTGGTAAATCCAGTCGGTCCGCCTGCAACAACTAATGTTCCACCATATGCCAAATAATTAATTGCATGTAAAAAATCATTACCAACGGTTCTTGGAGTTATACGAGTAACATTTTGTACAACACCTGTTTTTTCAAACATTCCAAAAGTGCCACCTGAATTTTGTGCACTTATCATAAAACCAGTAATTCCAGAAAGTTTATTTAAATCTCCTGCCAAATCTTGAGGATTTGTGTATACAATATAAGTATCGCCTGTAGTTCCTTTTGGTGGGGTATATCGATATCGTCTGGAATACACTAGCCATCCAAATAAACCACCTGGATCATTGCCTGCTGCACCCGAAACACCGTTAAATGTGACACCAGCATATCCTGTTCCGAGCTGCATGCCTGCTAAAAGAACTACAGATGTACTTTCTTTAGTATATTGATTAGTGCTGAGAAATGAGCTTAATGATGGCATTTAGATTCCTTATTCTGTCAAAATATTTAGCATTTTATGCTGGGTACCAAATTAAACCACCTTGCACAAACTCTTCACCATCATCTTCATTTTTTTGTTGTGGTGATATTAATATGTTATCATCTTCTGGATTTGATCCTTCTTCATAATTAAATTTACCTTGTTCGATCAAATCTGCAAAATAATCTTGTCTCGTTAACCATGCAAAAAACACTAAAGACATGACTAAATCGTCATGGTGACCATCTTCGGCTTTAAAAGTATTAGATTTTGATACAAATGCCGTAAGTTCTGCAATTATTCTTTCATCATTTAATAAAATTTTGTCGTCTTCAATAAGTCGCTTTAAAATAGCACATCCAATTTTTTTAGTTTGTGCTGTAGTACGTATTCCCATTTCATTTTTACCAACTCCACCAAAACCCTGTGATAGAATTTGTCCTTTTCTTCCAAGAACTTTTGTCATTAAAACATTTTCATATTCTAAATCGGTATGCAATATACCGGAAACTTGCCCCCCCAGATCATTTGTTTCTATTAAAACAAATGCATTATTATATAATTTTGCTGCAGAATTTAATACAGTTGGATAATGAAATGGACTTATTGTATTATTTCTGTATGTGGACACAACTTGATAAGGAGTAGTTGTAGCATCTATAATGGTATAGGCAGAGTAATCAGCACCTTGCCCACGTGACACGTCTGCCTGCAAGAAATACGTATGATCTTTTTCAGGATATGCAAATGTTCGCAAACCTTCATTTGTTTCATATAAAGGTTCTTCACCAGCCAAAACATTTAATTTACTAGTATTAATTAATGTATTACTAGAACCTAAAAAACTACATCCATACTCTTGTTCAAACTGTTCAGGGCTTGTATTAGCAATCTGCTCTTCTGCCCATACATCGTCTCTTTTTGGTCCACCCGGAGATATAGGAACGTCTCTCCAACTTACTTCTACTGGAATAAATTTATTTTTTTGTTTATGACCATCAACTCTATTTGCATCAATCCATAATTTATGAAAATGATTGAGTCCATTAGGTGTAGATACAATTACAAGTTTTGTAGTGGTACCAGCTGAAATTGTTGGATATGTTGATGCATAGAATTCTTCTGCAATATGTGAGGGCAAGAAGGCGTATTCGTCTAAAAGAAGAAAGTTAAATGAACCACCACGGATTGCAGCAGATGATGTTGCATCACACATTACTCTAGATCCGTTTTCTAGCTTCATTGATGTCTTATTCCATTCTACGACACCTTGTTGTAAAAACTGTGGTAAGTTTTCATATGCTAATTGCAGTTTAGAATATAGTTCATCTTTTGCTGTTTTTAATCTGTTAGCTAAAATTGCTACACTAACGCTTTGATTAAATGTTATGTAATGACAAATATATCCAATAACCGAAGTAGACTTTCCAGACTGACGAGGCCATTTAGAAATAACAAATCGATTTTTGTGAATTTGATTAACAAATTTTTGTTGATAATCATATAACTGTAAAGGCATAATACCTTTATCAAGAGTTTTTACTTTTACGTATTTACTACAAAAATAGACAGGATCATTAGCACACTTGATATATTCTTCAAGCTGCTCTTTTGAATATTGTATATCTACACCAGGTGGTTTTAATTTTGAGTTATTTCTATACCCAATATTATTGCTGTTTTGCGCCTTCATTTATAACCTCCACATCAATTACTTTTTCAGTACTTCTCTCTTTATTTAACAGATTTTGTAGATCTTTTGTTGATCCAACAAATACTGAATTATTAGTTTGAGTCAATTTAGTGGCAGTGGCAGAGGTAATATCTTTGGCACTTTTATGTACAGAAAGCACATTGTTATTTAAATCTGCCATAGTTTTTAACATTATGGCAACTACTTCAAATGCACGCGGACTATCTGATTCGGTTGCTACTTTTAATACACTTTCTAAAGCAAGGTTACCATTTTGAATTAAATCTTTGAGATTATTTTGAACCATCTCATAGTCTTTACCAAAATTATTAGAATTAAAAGTTCCACCAACTAAATTCTTAGAAGACTCTGGTTTAGATGGTTCAACATCAAATAGTTTTGCTAAATTTTTATTTAAAGTCATTATCTTAATCTATTTCTATAATTGGATTGATAGTAGTAATTGTAGTAAAACTTTGTACTTCACCAAATATCCATGATTTAGCTACAAATTGAAATGAAGCAATATTTAAACGACGAGAAGAAAAATCACCTTCATATTTTTCTGTTATACTATTACTTTGCATAATAATAGGAATATCAAGATTTGTTTGTACATCATTCATATCAAGCCTAATAGTATGATCTGGCACAAAATATGGCATTATTTGTTCAACAATTTGAAGTAAATCATCAGTATGTCGGGTATACGCATATAAATTAAATACAACATTTACAGGAATCTGACTTTTAATTTTATTTCCATTAGCCTGACATACATCATTAACACTTTGATTTGTATTAAGCGCATACCTACCCAATCTTCTTGATGGATCCGGTGAAATATTAGACATCATAAAACTTATAATAGGTACTTGGACTTCAATACGAGTACCGTCTGTTATTGATGACGGTTGCAATAACCGTTGAATAAATTTTTCTTGAGCAGCATAATGCACTGGAACGCGAATTAAAAATGGATTGCCAGTATCTGGATCTTTATGTTGTATTTCAATATTACTAAACAAAGAACCAAATCCAACAACCAATTTTCTTAAATTTTCATTATAAAAGTTTCCAAACATTTAAGCTCCTTTATGAACAACTAATATCCGAGTTACATTCATCAAACGGATTATTGGGATCAAATCCGTAACTTATTCCCTCTTGTTTAAGGATGTCGTTAACTCCCATAGTTGTGCCCAGTATATTATTTAAAGGAATTACAGTAGAGCCAGAAAGACCTCTTGTTGTTGTATATGGTGAATTGATTGCAGTATTTGGTGTGTCAATCTTTTCGTAGCTATAAGTAAACAACTCTGCAGTTATTTGATATGAATATAATTTACCTAATGGATATAAAGGGTTTTCATGTTCTACAAAGTTAATTTCAAATAACGATTTTGATAATGGAAAATATATAAGATCACCTTCTCTGGGTCTTATAATTGTAGCATCATATGTTGTTACTTCTTCTTTAAATCTTTTACGCGCAAGTAATAAAGATATTTTATCACGAATTTCTAATCCGAATTGACTTATTACATCGGTGCCGTCAAATCCTTTATAAGATTGAATATACATTTCTATAGTATAAATCTGTTCAAAAGAAGACGCTGGATCTTCACCAAAAATTTTATCTATACTAAAATATTTTCTAGGTACATAATAACAATCCTGACCCATAGCTTGTATCAATTCAACGGTAAAACTTTCAACTAATGATTGTTCTGGGCCAAAACTTGTAAGATTAAGATATCTATTTGTTGCCATTTTAACCTATCATGGGATCTACTGGTAATTCATGGGTTTTGAGTAATGTCGCCTCAATTACATCTAATTCTTTTTGAGCATCTTGCATTATTGCTGCGGAGTTTATAGAAGCTCCACCTGGAAGTGGTATACCAGCATATTTCATTAAATTTTGAGCCCACTGTTTCTTTAATAGTGCTCCATAATGTCTCTGAAAAATACGATCACTCCAAACTGTTGGATGATACTCAGGATTTACTTTTACATATGCTTCAACCATCAAATATGACCCAGCTGGAATTAAACTTTGTTGAGTTTCTAAAAATAATCTTTGAGTAGTATTTGTATACGTAAATGAATATGGGTAATTAAATACATCATTTATTAGTTCAAGATAACTCATAGCTTCCATATAAGTTGCCATTGGACCTTGAGCCAAACCACCTTGATTAAAGTACAAACCAAAAAAATCAAATAAAGTCATCTGATACCGCAAATCAAACATATAATCACCAACAAGATTGCCGGGAGCATATACTTTGCTTATAGTGCGTATATCACTAGCCATTGGCCAAAATCCTGTAGCTCCAGTCTCGGATGATGTAACTGACTGTGCACCCAATCCATAACCAAATTGTGATACGTCAAAATACTTTTTTGCAACATTTTCTACAGTTACTGGAACAACAAACTGTGCTCGTTCATTAAAATTATAATGACGTTCATACAAATACTCCAAAGATTCGTCTAAACGATCATGTGCCTGTTCTGCATCAACATTTATTTGAATTACAGGAGCACCGAGTTTTCTATATGTAAAATCAATAAATTCTTGACGGGTAGTTATGGCCATAGAAATATTTATGAATTCTCAATAATTTTATTAACTTGAGAAATCAATTTTTCTTTTTCTTCACTATGACCAATAGTTACTTGAATAAGTTCCAATTCGTTAGGATCAAATGCTTCAATCATCTCTTTTCGCAATTTAACTTCTATTGGTTTAAAATTTGGGTCATAATTGCTAAATCCAGGCATTTGCATTGGACAATTTAATACTGGATAATCTAATTTTGAATAATCTGTACTTTCTGCCATTAGCCATGTGTGTGGTTTGTCACCGCAACCACACCCTCCACAATAGTGTTTTGTAGAATCTACATCACTTTGTTTTAAAAATGGACAGGTGGTAGTTAAAGTACCTCCACCAAAACAAGAAAGAATTCTTAATTGTTTAGTTGGAATATCTGTTTTAGTATTTGATAAGCCACGTGAAGCTAAAGACGCAGCAAACATAATCATTTTAGTAAACATAAATTTAAAAAGTCGAATAATTGACTGACATACCGGCAGGAACTATATATTTTTCAATAAATGATTTATATGAAGTTAAGTTTGACTGTTCTGCAGTGCTTATTTTAATTTCTATAGTGGTATATGCACCAGTATCTATGAACACGCTATTCCAAGGTATTCCTAATAAAGAACATATTGCATATTTTATTGCTGCAGGAGTACCCTTACAATTAAAATAATTTGTATCAGATTTAATTAAAAAAGTTCTTAAATTTTGAATAATTCTTTGAAACTCTGTTGTACTAAAATCAGCACCAGGAAAATAAAAATCTGCCAATGCTTCTAAAAATATATCATTTGTAAAAAGTGGAACTCGTATTGTTTCCCAATTTAATTGTGCGCCATATCCATACTCTTGACTCAATAACCATCTTAAATAATTTTTTATCAAAGGAACAATAGTTACATTATTTGGATTGTCAGAGTATTCTTTTAGTATCCATTGTGGAAATAATGATTCTACTGTTAGCTTATCACCCAACCAAGGTTTATCTAAATTTATATAATAATCACTACCTGCTGCAGTAGAAGCAGTTTCTGACAATAAATTCATTTTAGTGTCAAGAGATAAAGCTAAATTATTTAATAGTAATATCATTGTGTATATACTAAACGTATTCCAGCAAGTTTTCTAGCATTTAAATAAGTCATTAATGCTGTTTGATTTGATGCAGATAAGTTTGTAACATATACATTTACTGTACCAGGTACACAACAATCATTAACAACAGTAATATAATCTTCGCTTTCAGTGCCACTTATACCAGATCCTAAAATTGCATTAATATAATCTGATATGGTTACACAACGATCTTGACCAGTGGCTTGAAAAAGTAAACTATATCTTGCACGATCAACACCAATTAAATTATATCCACCTGTTGGCAAATCAGTTGTATTAAATTGTGCATCAGATCTAGATGTAATGCTTGCATTATTTGAATCAGTTCCATTTGTTAAAACAGCTTTAATTAAAACAGTACTTGATGACGTTAATGTTTTAGCACTTGGAAAATTATTTGTAACAATATATCCTTGTGGTCCGTTTATTACTGTAAACGTATTTTGATTTCCTGTTGCTGCTGTTGAAGATTTATCAACCCTAGTCCATTTATTCACTACACCAGAATTGGTTGTGCTTTCATAAAATGTAATTGTCCGGGGATCCACTGTATACGGAAGTTGACATGATTGTGTATCATAGTCATAATTTGTATAACTAACAACCTGTGTTCCAGAATAAAGAGTAGTTGTTTTTGCATTTCCAGCAGGAACAGAATTTATATTGAAAAAATATGCAATAGCTCCAGAACTTGTTGTAGCTTGGAATGTTGTATAATCTTGTAACGTTGCTCCAACAGCTGTAATAGTTCTCGTAGTACTTGCTCCTTGGACTGGAGCTATGAGAACCGAATTATTAGCTGCAATACCCAGTAAACTATTTAATAAGGTAGTTGTGGTAGCAAAAGAATTAACATAACCAAACTGTGCATATACACCATTATATGCTGTTACAGTGGATAGCAAATTAATTAATAAATTTGCTGTGCTTGCATTGTTTGCAAAATCTATATCAGCCAATTCAGGTTGTTTGGATAAAAAAGAAATTAATGATGTTTTAATATCATCAAAATCTAAAGAAGCGACTGATAAATTTTTAAGTTGGTAGGTCATTATAGATTAACCTCTACAAAGGTAGTAGCATCTGTTTGAGTTGATATTCCATCTGTTATTGAATAAGTTACTGTAAATTGAAAGCTATCTTGAGAAGCGTATGTTGTATAAACAGATATATTATACAATTTTGGAATAGCAGCTTGAATAGATCCAGCTAAAGATGCTTGTAGGGCTGGAAGGTTAGCTTGACCATTAAAAATATAATCAAAATAATTAGACCCAAGATTCATACTTGATAGTAGTTCACCTTTTTGTGTTTTTAATACAACTTCTATGTACTGTGCATAGGCATTAAAACCACTTACTGTACCAATATCTTTTTTTGGTCCAGATACATTGATTTTTTCTAATAATATTGAAAAATCTTTTTTAGCCATCAGAATATTTAGATCATGGATAATATGGACCACCATCATCAGAACCACTATAGTCTGGAGCTATATTAGATAATGATAATGCAGTTTCATGCGTTCCAGAATTTGTAAACACATGTTTGATTCCCATAACGTAATATAAACCATTTAATACAGAATTTTCTTTTGAATAGGGATATCCACTTATTCCGTTTAAACGAACAAGCATAACTTGACCAACTTTTAAATTAAAATCTCCAGCTACAGTAACATTTACTTTTCTTCCGTATTGTAAAGCATCAACAAATTCTGCACGTTTAACTGGAGTTTCTACTGGAGTATTCCAAAAAGAAGCAACATTTAATCTGTGTTTAATATATGCTTCATATCTTGGTGCTAATTCCGGACAGGTACAACTGTATGGAGCATCTGGAGTTCCCCAAAGACATCCAAGCCAATCTAGTCCCAAAGAAGAACTAGCAGCTACTTGATTACATTCTTCTGGTGGATCATTTAATAAAAGATCTACAGGCGTAAAAGTATTTAATAGATTAATAGTCGGAACCCCGGCTCCTGTCCATAAAGTATAACTACTAGCAGTACCTCCAGAACTACCACTGCTACCGCTGCTACCTGAACTCGTTGAAGTTCCAGTATAAAATCCTATAGCAGTAGCAATTTCTTGAACTCCAGGAAATCGTGTAAAACAATCATCTAAACTAGATGGTGCATTGGTAACTCCTCTGGTAATGGAAGAATTGGCACACTGATAAGAATCTTTACTCGTTACAGAATATAATGCAGTTTGTGGATGATTTGATCCATATGTTAATATTTGTCCTGACATAAATTAATCCTATTTTTATTGATTATTACCATTAACTGTAGTTGATGTAGTTTGACAGCTACCATCTACAACATTTTCTGCCCAGAAATAACTTAAAAATTTATTTTGATATTCTGGATAAACTTGATTGCCACTTTCTGATAATAATGTAGTTAATGGAATCTGATACATTTTTACAATATGAAATATGTCAGCAGAATCTGGTGGAGTAGCACTTCCATTAGTTCCTATTGCTCTATATTGAAATCCAGATGGAATATTAGAAGGACTCCAACCAGGTGGAAGATAGGATGATGTTAAACCGCGTTCATTTACATTTATTGCCCATGTATCATCTTGTGTTGCACTAGATGCAACTGAATCTAAACTCCAATTTTCTAATTGATGAAAATAATATGACGCTGCACCTGATGATCCACCTGATCCTCCAGAAGAACCAGACATTCCAGCTGGACCACATGCTCCATATATGGCATTAAATTTAAGTTTATTCCATTTATATCTGTATTTTTTTGCATTTCCTGGTACAGATCCACTTATTCCAGAAACGCTATCTGGTTCATAACGTTGTAATAAAGCAAAAAAATCTTGTTCTGGTTGTTTGCCCATACAACATAAAGAATACATTACAAAATTTTGAGCTTCTATTTCTCTTAATTTTTTTAATCTGTCTTCAGATGCTCCTGTTAGGGTAGATTGAAATACATCATAACGAATGTCAATAACTTTTTGTAAATACGTATCTATTCCATTTATTCCAAGAGAAGTGCTTGTAGCAGGAAGATCTTTATCATCTGGATAGTGGGGATGTATCGGAGTCATATCAAACATGTTTTTCCACATATCTGGACTATCCAGATATGGCATGTAGCCACTCTCACCCATCAATACCATATTATAATAGCTCTTCTCAGTACCATATTGATTTCCTAACAAATTTGATATTGATTTATCATTTGTAGGTAATTGACCATCAAAATATCCCCAAGGATGATCAATAAAGATATTATCTCCACCTTTAGGGGCAGTTGTTCCACGTCCATATATACTTACTACATCAATATTATATTTTTGTCCATCATCTTGAAAATGAAAAGTTAAATTTTTTGTAGTATTACGTTCTGATTCAATAATAGCATCTGATAAAGCATCTCCAGTAAGACCTAAATTTACTTCTACTGTATTTGTATCCAAATACTTTGGAGTTTTTCTTATGTAATAATAATTTTTAGAAATCCATTGATATGCTGGATTAGTAGCAGCAAAGTATGCTTTTCTATAATATCTACCATCAATATTTCTTGTAACTTGATCACCATCAAAAACTGCCACACTTCTCACTTCATCTATTACAGTTGCAGCAGAAATATCATCAGCTAAGTTACGTTCAAAAGATTTAAAATTCATTGCCCCATCAAAAGAAGTCCAAAATGCAAAATTTGCATCTCCCTTATTATTTACTGCACCATTGCACAAATACTGCATAAATTCAATAACATTATCTGGTATTGCTTCTTCACCACTATTATATGGAATTAAAGGACGATATAAGAAAAAATTTGATGCAAAATCATTATATCCATAAGTTGGAGCATTACACACAGTTCTTAATTTAACTATTAATTCATTTATACCAAAAACAGTTGGTTTTTTAATTCCTAATAAATTATTTACAGAATTTTTAGATAAAAAGGTATAATGCTGATTAGTAAAATTAATTGCAACTAAAGTTATTTCGCTATCTGACGCCGCATTATTAATATAAGAAACACTTGTTATAGGAAAAGTATAACTATTTCCATTAAAAAATTGAAGAATAATATTTTGTATATCATTTTTTTGTATAAATGATACAATATCATTTAAGTCCGTTACAACAAGAGTACCTGCTGGTAAGGTATCTGTTACATTTTCTACCATTTCAACTTTTTCAAAACGACATTCTGTGTTTTGTTTTACTATATCAATAGCAAAATTAGTTGATGTTGCGGGTGATTGTAAAAATAAAGATTTTACACTAGAATATGCCGGATTAAAATTCTTAGTATTTGCCATATCAACTATACTTAGCCGTCACAAATGAAGACTGAAGCACTCCCAACTGAGAAGGAATAAAAACTTGAATTTGTTTAGAGTTATTTTTTACAGTTTGCAAGGCTGTGTATAATACAGGAGAAGTAATACCTAATAATGGTGTAGATGCTGGCAAATATGTATCTAATGTGGGATTGGATGCCGTGCTTTCTTTATCTATTATTTTTGCATCATATTCTAATACCTGTGAAAGTACTTTATTTGAATATAATTTTTTGTTTCCAGTATAATAAGTTCCTGCCCATGTAAATGTTTCATCATCATTTTTTTTCAATACTGTTACATTTTCGGCAGTACCAGTAACATTTATAAATGGTCCTGTTCCACCATATTGTGTTCCAATAATCATATTTCCATCATAATATGATGTGCTTTCAATTAACGCAAACTGCCCCTGAATATTAAAATTTCCAGTATAACCAAATGTATATGATCCACCAGTATTACCAGTTACAGGAACAATTATACTTCCAATTGGAAATGCTGTTCCTCCAGTTACTGCTCCAGGTGAGGGTAATAATATTAAATTAATTTTATCAGCATTGTTTTTAGAAAACAAAAATGGATTTAGTGTTAATAAATCAAAAGGATTTATTGTTTTATTAGCACTTAAAAAAGTCCAAAAATTATTAGTATCAATATATGTCTGATAAGACGCTTCAATTAACGTAGTTTTATCATCTACTGAAATAGTATTTGTATCTAATTGTTTTTTGGTAATATCAAGATAAGTAAAAAAATCAGAAATTACAAAATCACCGATTGAAGTGGTAAATGTTGTTTTTGGTAAGTTATTAAAAAATTTCATTATCTACTCCTTGGGTCTGGACCGGGAGATGAAAGGAAGAAATCATTTCCACCCTGTGAATATACCGTAGATACTTCTGATTTAGACAATACAGTATTCATAGTCGGATCATATGTTCCGGTTTCAAACTCTGTGAATAGTAATCCAAGCAATGTAATACTAGATCCACCATTTGGTAAGTATCTTACAATTGGATCAGATGCATCATTTTTTTCAACTTTAATAGTTTCAAGAACACAGACTAAAGGCTCACCCATCCAATTTGCTGATAAAGGACCATTTGAATTACCACCTACATTTAAAGGTATTTGATTTCCGGGAGATACTTGTAAAACCCATAAATTTTGAGGATATGATCTTTCAGGCAAACCTTCTACTACCGTAGGATATGAACACTTTCTAAAGGTTCCTACAATATTTTCAATTTCTATACTTTCTTTTTCATTTTTTGGAACCAGTACATATTGAAAAAAGTATTTTTTTCTACCTTCAGATACCATAGTATATTCAGCAATATTACTAAATCTTCTAAAAGTAGAGGTGGCAAACATTCTTTCCCAGTAAAATGTAGCTGGCTGCAACATGCGCTTCAACACATTGATTGTGCCTTTGACACCACCGCCTGCGTTAGCAATGCCTGCTGCCGTCAGGACGGGTCCCACTGGATTATTGTTACTTTCACCGTATTCATGTGCAACTTGGAAGCCTGGTTCCTTTGGCATCGGAAGCATTATATGCTGTTGATTACGTTGAATAACACCACCTCTGGTTCGTTCATAGTTTACCAAAGAATATGGTGCACTATAAAAATTTAACCAAAGAGGTTGTTCAGCTGCTGAATTTGACCCACTGCTAGAAGGATATTGATAGAAACCCATATAAAATATTTAGATATATTCTCTAAATATTAGGATGGCGTACAAAACAATCTTTAATCCAAAGAATCCTAAAAAGTATGCAGGAGACGCATCAAAGATCGTTTGTAGATCTCTTTGGGAGCGAAATGTATGTAATTTTTGTGACGAACACCCAAATATTTTAAAATGGGCTTCTGAAGAAATTGCCATTCCATATTTTAGCCCGGTAGATAAAAAAATTCACAATTATTTTCCTGATTTTTTAATTCAATTTAAAAATACAAACGGGATACAAACATGGATGGTGGAAGTTAAACCAAAAAAACAAACCTATTTAAAAGAAAATGCATCTAAAAAAGAACAAATTATTTGGAGTATAAACAGCGCAAAATGGGAAGCTGCAAAAAAGTATTGCGAGACAAACAAAATACAGTTTAAAATTTTTACAGAAAAAGAACTATTCAGTAATGGCAAACACAAATAATTCAAATAATTCAATTATAGGTATTAAAGATTTCTTTTCAAGACATAGGGGTTTACAAAGAAATAATAGATTTTCTATGTCTTTTTTAAATCTACCAGAAAAAATACCTCAAATTCAAAACTTTGATTTCAATCCTTTATCTGTAGCAATATCTGGAAGAGCTATCGATGGTGTTGCTGACAATCTTGCTGGATATGGTCTTGGACGTACTGTGCCAAGATCACAAAAATTTCCAGAAGGCGTTATGCTAAATTTTCCAATAACAAATGATCACCAAATAACATATTTTTTTAATGAATGGTTTAATGCAATTTATGCTGGTGGTAGACAAAAAGGTGATTATACTAAACCATTTCAATTATCATATTATGATGATATCATTTATAATACTCAAATGAATATAAATTTTTTAGATCCAAACGGAAATATAAATGCTACCTATGAATTTTATGAAGTATATCCCGTAGAATGTCTTCCTATGGAATTAAGTATGTTAAAAAACGATCTTTATTCTGTGTACAGTGTTTTAATGATGTTTAGAGATTTTAATTTTGTGTTACCAGTTATCCCAACAATTTAAATAAGTATTAATTATGGATCCAAATATTTTACAATCAATAGAACAATTAATGCCTCGTTATGAGGCTGAACTTCCTTTTAGTAAAGAAAAGGTTACATTTACACCGTTTAGAGTTAAAGATGCAAAAAATATATCAATAATTCTTCAAGAAGAAAATAAAAAATTATCTTTAATAGCATTAGTTGAAATTTTAAAAACAAATACACATGGTGTGAATGTATTAGATTTATGTCTTGCAGATGCTGAATATCTATTTTTACAAATAAGATCAAAAAGTGTTGATGAACGATTAAACCTAATACGAAACGAAGAAAAACTTCAACTGTATATTTTTGATATTAAACATAAAAATGAGATAGTAACAGAAACTATAAACATTTCACCTGAAATAAATTTAGTATTAGAAACACCAACAATCAATAATTTAATTAAACTAAACTCTTTAGAAAAAGAAGACTTAATAAAAAGTTGTATTAAAAAGATTGTTGTAAAAAACGAAATATATTATCCAAACAAATTTCTTCCAAAAGATTTAAAAGATATATTAGATAATCTTCCAATGTCTATGCTTGGTAAATTTGAAAACTTTTTATCAAATCAACCAGAACTTTATGCTATATTGGAAACAAAAGAAGGTCCAAAGGAGGTCAGCGGGTTTTTAAATTTTTTTATCTTTCGGTAAAGTTTTTTGATTTAAAAGATTATTTTACAACAAACTTTACCTTAATAAATAATTTTAATTGGAACCTGTATGATTTAGATAATATGCTTTGGTGGGAACGTGAAATATATGTATCGCTGCTAATAGATTACCAAGAACAAAAAAAATACAAAGAAACAAATAATAAAATTCAAGGTTTTTAATATATGATAGACAATCCAAATGATTTTGTATTAGATATATCTGCTGAACAACAAGCATTTAGCAATTCTATTATGTCTTCTTCTGAGCAGATGCAAGAGATACAAAGTAATCCAGATGCTATTCGACTTCCTGATTCAATGTCATATACTCCAGCCAATGTGGATGTTAGTAATGCCACGACCGCAGAAGCATCAAAAGTTGCTATGGATTTAACTATTAAATTTGATCCAGAAGAACAATATAAAGCGTTAAAGGAAACAGTTGATGGTATGCAAAAAGGAATACAGGAACTTGGCAATGAGCAACAGTCTAAATGGATTCCTTTTCCAAAAGCAGTAAACAACTTTGAAGAAAAACCAATATTAGAACAAACTAATTTAATTTTTGAAGAAAGACGTTCTAAATTTTCTGAATATCCTCGTTGGGCATAAAAAAAGCCCCTTGCGGGGCTTTTTTCAGTCATTCTCCATTTCGGAGAAGTACTTCAGCGGGTCTTTTTCTTCAACATCATGTTCAGCAAGTGTATCCTTAACATCATCTTCGATGCTATTGGACTCGGTAAACTGAGCACGAATATCATCTCCAGTAGCCTTCTTTAGACGAGCCTGAAGTTCTTCATAACTCTTAAACTGACTCTTGTCAGTAAACTCCTTAAGAGAATACTGCTTCTTCCAAAGCTCTTCTAGCTTCTTGTCATCACCACCAAGAAGTGGTACTGGAGCAGCAAACTCTGAACGATCATAGTTTACGTAACCACCAACATTACGAATCTTGATCTTAAAGTCTGCACCAGTCCAGAAGTTAAATGGATCAACTGCAACTTCATCCTTATACTCTGGGTGAGCAAGACTCTGAATCTTTTGAAAGATCTTTGTACCATATTGATAAAGGAAGTTCTTTCCCTTGTTTTCTGGATTTGCTGGATCTTCAATAACAAGAATATTAGAGATATAAGTCAACTTGCGCTTACGAGTGCGTGCAATATTCTTATCATCTTCAATACCACTATTCCACAGTTCTGTGTTTGCCTGACAGATTGGGCACTTCTCCCCTAGAGTTGTAAGGCAGTTTTCAAACAGCCACCCACCCTTACCTTTAAATGCGTGACTATAAACTGCTACAAATGGTGTGTCATCTCCCTCAACTTCTGGGAGAAACCGAATTACTGCATAGCCGTTGCCAGCCTTGTCAATACCCGGCTTCCACAGCCGATCATCCTTGTAGCTGTCCTTTGAAGACATCTTATCAAGACGTTCCGTTAGAGATGCGACTGAGTTCTTACTCTTCTTCTTAAAATCTGAAAAACCTGCCATAATAAATCTTTCCCCAAGGAACTACCTTGGCCTAATAGTTGTTATTAGTATATAACCTATTTCTTGTTAGTCAACCGGAAGTTGTTTGTTTTTTCCTTTTTTCAACAAGTGAAGATTTTGTGCTTCTTGTTGAATTTTTTCAATTATGGGTTTTGTTAAAAGTTTACCGGTAGCCGATGGGTCTAAACCCATTTCGTCACCTGCAGACAAAACACAATCCATAAAAGACAATTTTGTTTTTTTAACTAAGTAGAGAACTTTATTTGAAAATTTTTCTTTAGCTGTATCATCTATGTACATAATATACAGTATATACCGAATTTACAGGAAATCCAATAAATTAAAGAGTATAAATATTGATGATAAACAATCTTTAAAGGATAACAGATGAGCCTATCACCTTATTTCGGAAGCAATTACTTAGGATTAAACACTGGAGCCACCGCATTTATTGGTGCAGATCCAATTTATGATGTAGGTGGTAGTTATACGTATTATGTACAATATTATAAGGCTGTATTTGGTGCGTCTGGTGCATTTGATGCTGTAAGTGCATCTAATCCTTTTCCTGTAACAGTTACCAATGGACTAACTGCAACGATAGCTGGAATTACAGGTACAGTTACAATTCAAGGTACTCCTAGCGGAACTGCAGTCCCTGTTTCCGGTAGTGTAGTTGTAACTGGTCTTACTGCTTCTCCTGTACCAGTTTATACACCACCAGGATGTCGTGTAGAAGTTACCGGTGGACGATATTTAAATAAATTGACAGATACTGTTTCTGTATTTGGTCCAAGTGGAAATACTTGGATTTATTCTAATATGGTTAATGCCAGTGGCGTTGCTATTGGAACTACTGCAAATCCAATGCAAGTAAGTTTTAGTGGAATTACAATTACTGCAAACATTGCTGCAACTGTAGGTGTAACTAATGATTCTGCTGGTAATGGATTAAGAATCCAAGGCATGTCAGGTGGAACGAATGTTCCAGTACAAATACAAAATACAGTAACAATAGATGATGCTGATATTTTATCTGGTATGACTGCTATTTACACACAAGTAGTATCTTTAAATAGCAATTTAAGTGCAATCGGTGCAGCAAGACCTTCATCATTCAAGACTGGTAGAGCCTCTTCAACATTCTCTAGTGTTACTCAGGTTGATAGTGGTGGGTTTACATGTCAAAATGGTATAAACATCAAAGCACTATCTACTAATACAGATTTTATCTATATTGGAAATACTGGAGCATTTACAGGTTCTTCTACTGGCTACGCCTTAGATCCAGGTGATGAAACTTTCCTGTCTTTAGTAAATACAAATAAATTATGGGTTGTTGCTGCCAGTGGAACTCAAACTATAACTTATATGGCATCATAATATGCCCGTATATCCATCATCACCATTTACATTAAATACAGTAAGATCATATAAAAATTATGGTCTTATAATACAAGGTAATACCTATGACCCAATTTGGTCTAAAGGGTGGTTGTTATCTTCACCAAATATTTCAATACAAGGAACAACTTGTTATATTGATTATTCTCAATCATTTGATACTTCAGATAGAATATATTTAAAAAGAACATTTGGTGGATTGTCTGCAGGAGGAACATTTTATGTTTCACCAACAGAATATTATGATGCGTTAACAGATACTAGAACTACTTTAGGTGGTACTTGTAACTTTAACAGTACATTAAATGAAGGTAAAATAATTGTAGCAAATGTTGCTTCTGGTTTAACTTATACATCTGGATATAATTTTTATAATAAAGAAAATTTTATTAAACCTATACAGTATACTTTTACTACTAGTGGTTCAACATCTAATAATTTTATTATTAATACTATACCAGCAACATCATCTTTAACATTTAAAAAAATGGGATTTCTTGGAAATGCTTTAGGTTTTCAAGAATATATTGATATATCTGGTGCAACTAGTACTAATACTGGTCGCATACAAATTGACAGTGTGGCTACATTAAAAGATAATCAAGAAGTATTATACTTTACAACTGGAGTTACAAATCAATCTTTAGTATCTTCATCTACTGAAGTAAAGATGTATATTCGTGGAAGATCCTTTGTAGAACAAATACAAGAACCAGAAAATATTAACGGAATCTACCGAATACACAATTCAAACAATCAAATAATTGATTGTTATGAAAATCAAAATTTTTATCAAACTTATTTAAGAAAACAAACATTAGGTGCAACATATACTGGATACTGGGTACAATGCGAAACATGCCCAAACAGTATCTACAGTCAGTCACTTTCAGCAGATAGTGCTCAATCAAATCTAGTATTTGATAATAATTTATTTTTGTTTATTAGTCAGATAATAACAAACGTAGCATCTACGGTATTACCAACATACACATATGGTGTGTTTACACAAAGAACTTTATCTGGAAGTGCACAAAGTGCTGCTAGACTTACATTTTCTGTTAATGTTGGTTTAAAAATAGATTTAAGTCATGCATCTTTGCAAGGATGGGCGTTTGAAGTATTTGCAGATTCACAATTTACTTTACCTTTGTCAAATAACATTTATTTTTCTGGTCAACCAGGATACGGTCAAGCATATGTTTTGGTTGTAAGCGCAACTGATGTTCCTCGGACACTGTATTGTAGATTAGTTGGTCCACAAACGTTGACCATGGTTATCAATATATAAAAAAATAAACCTCCCATTTCTGGGAGGTTTATATGTCGTTAATTACAATTTGTATTAACGAGATCGATTACGGGTTACCCGGTAATACGAACGACCATTCTTTGTTTCGCGAACTACAGTATAGTTCAAATCAAAACGATCAAAGGCCTCACGAAGATCACTCATAGTTGCACGCATGTTTGTAACACGGAAACGCTTACGAGCCTCTCCAGCAGTCAGTGGGGAACCACTGCGCATATAATCAAACACCTTTTGAATCATAGTCGGACGATCAACATTAGTAATTTCCATAACACTTTCCTTTCTTATAAGAAGTTACTACATAATACACCATATATCTGATCTGTCAAGTAATTCCCTAAATAATTCTGACTGAAGGAGGCTTTATGGAACAGAAGAGTCATCAGTTTATAAAATTTGTACGCAAACATCTTGCCCAATATGGTATGAAACTTATACTTGGACGTGGTAAATCTGTAAATGTAGACGGTTTTCGCTGTTCTGGATGCTTTGACGAGTCTGGAAAGGCAATTCGGGTAGCCAGACACTGTAATGAATTTTTACATGTTCTAGTTCATGAATATTGTCATTTTTTACAGTATATTAATAGCAGTAAAGTATATGAAAAGTCATATAAAGCCTCAAATATTGTAGATGGATGGTTAAAAGGTAAAAATTATGCTCCAAAAGATGTCAAAAGAGCATTTTTTATTGTTCGATCAATGGAAAGAGACTGTGAAAAGCGTGCTGTACGTATTATTAATGAATTTAAATTAAAAATTGATACCAAAATGTATTCCAAACGGGCTCACGTATACATCTATAGCCATTTCATGATGGAAAAATCACGAAAGTTCTATTCTTTCAAACAAAATCCATATTATAGCAAATGCGTTCTACGCATCATGCCTTCTAACATGGCTGTTCTGAGTCATGTATCTATTCCATCAAAGATTTATTCTGTTTTAGAATCTTTGATGAAATGACTCTGAGCATATTTTGCAACAAACTTGGTAAATGGTTGTTCACCATAGGGCCAACGATCAATTGGATCCATAAACCCATGTTGAATTAGATCATCAATGTGTTCATCCATCATTGATAGAGTTACATCATCTACATTCCATTTAAGTTCATCATCATGATCAACAGACGGTTCGTCTGCAGCATTGTGTTCTGCAACTGCAAGATCGGATATCTTTGCAAGATTTCCAAGAATTTCTAATGATTTAGCACATTGATAAAAAAGATCCTTGTTGATAGGATCTTCTTCTTTGCGTGCTAGTTTTCGGACTTCGTATACTAGTTCTGAAATTTTCATATTAACTCCTAGGACAAGGTTAGTAAGTACTTGGTTTGTTGTACCAAACCGAGCATCTCATCCCGTATATTTAACAAGGCAGTTTGATCTCCACCAATTTCTTTTGGTAATTCTTGAGTTAAATATTCTTCAAATGAACTTAATACTTGCATAGCAGTTGTTTTATGTGGTCCATTTAAAGTTAACTCATTAACATCTTTCAATTCATCTTTACCAAAAGTTCCCATATATGTTTCTGCAAAGGTATCAAGAAGAGCATCAATACCTGTATAGGCAGCTCCTAGTGCTATATGTGCGGCATATGATTTAGTTCCCCAGTGGTGGAGGCGTAATTCATTTTGAAAATTTAAGATTATTTTAATGCATGACATAGTATACTATTTATTCTTTCTGGTCTGTATTGATTTCTTCATCTGATTCTTTTTTCTTAAAAAGATCCCCAACAGATTGAATAATTCCTTTTACAGAATCTATTGCATCTGCTGTATTAAAGCCTTCACCAGCCTCTTTAGGAAATTTATTTAAAGGACATACAAGATCTGGCATCCATAATTTGTGAGAAAGGGCTGCTCTTGGATTCTTTGCACTACAACCACAACTAGAACACCAACCAATAGATTCAGAATCTGGTTTAAAATTATTTCTTCGTGGGCATCCCATACATAATGCTTTTCTTTTTTCAAAAACTTCTTCAGATACTTTACCAGTTAATAACTGAGATCCCTCTATTTTTGTATATGAGATTGCATTTTTTAAGAATGGTTTATTCTCTTGAACGGGTGTTTGTTCAATAGTAAGTTCAGTTACATTTAATTGTTTTCTTTCTTTACAAACAAAACAATTTACTGATTGTGGATTTATGTTTTTTAAAGAACAAAATGTTTTACATTCTTCTACATTTACACTCCAATATTCACAATTTATTTTTTCATATGAAATATTTGGAGGACACTTATATCTATCTTTTAAAAATAAATTATCTGACATATATCACCCTTAAATTAACGTTACATTACAAATTTGTGGATTATCAAAATCATCCCATATTTCTGGACACGAAAATCCATCAACACCACTCCAACATTTTGGATTAATCATTTGTGTTTGTGGATCGGCTTCCCATTGTTGTAATGTTTTAAAAGTTGAAACTACATAACTATTATCAAAATCAGGACAATTAGTTGGATTCGGAATACAAGCTGCATATTGTGGTGTTTTTCTTCCACATAAACTGTGACCCCATGTCATTCTAATATCACTATCACAACAATTTGTAAGTCTTTTAGATTCAACATATACATATATTGAATATACTGGAGAATTGACGTATACAGTATATTCTATTCTTCGTATTAATTTATCTCCACTTGGTATATCTGTTACAATGGCATCACCTATATCAACTCGATCTCCGGGAATACCTTGTATGATATCTCGTGGACCACCAATCCAGTATGTGTCTGGGGCTCCCAAATCTATTACTGTATATTTACCTTCTGATGCTGCTTGTAATGCAGCAATGTATGTACTTAATCTACACCCATTGGCTTTAACTAATGGACCAAGATCAAGCGGTCCTGGAGGAATTCCATCACATGTACCTTCAGCATAAATGTTAAATGGATAAGGTGAACCTGTGCCTGCAGTACATTCTGGATCAACTATAACACACTCAGTTATTATTTTATATGCTGCATCTCTAAGAACATTTGGTTGATTTAAATCACTTTCAAGATCTGGCAAACCTACATCATTTTTTATACCACATTCTGTTTGTCTACCATAACATTGTTGTCCCAGTCCAGATCCCCATATAGCACTACCTACATTAGGCAGATTATATGGTCCAGTTTGTGGTTCACCATTATTAAAAAATATTGAAAAGGGTGACAATGTATAAACACATAGTCTAGGTTTAGATGAATTTGGAACATCTGATCCTGGAAGAGGTGGGCACTGTGGAGTGCGACAATTTCCTCCAACAGTTTGTTCTTCAGAGTAATAATAACTATTGGATAAACTTAATTTTGCTGTAAAACTACTACTATCAATAAATGGTGTTTCTCTAAAGTCATAAGAACAACTACAGTCGTTTGTAATAAGAGTACAATCTGACAAAAATGTTCCTTGACCAGTATAATTTATACTAAAATTAACATTAGCATTAAATGGTGACTTTCCATTCCATGGTTCTGAAACTTCTGTGCAACAGTTTTTTGGTTCAGTATCACCAGAATTATTTGATCCTAGTCCACCACTATTTCCAGTATTATTGCAATCTTGATTTGGTGCAGAACACTCTGTGCAAGGATTTTCTAAAATAACATCATTAATAGTTCCACGTTCTTGAATACTGTCACCAAATGGTTCCCACAAACTTGTTTTAAACGCCAGATAATACCATCCATTTTTCCTAGTATAAAATATTTCTGGATAAGAATCTACATCATCACAAGAATAAAATGAATTGGGGCAAGTTGTTTTATTGCAAGGACAATATTCAAAACCCCAGCATGATTGTGGTGTGTTATTATTTGGAATTTCACATATTGGAAAGGCGTATATACCTTCACAACAGTTAGCCCAAGGTTTACATGCAACTTCAGTTATTTCTGCATCTTCTGGTAACATATAATCGGGATCACATGGAGCACCGCATTGAAATAACAAATAATATAATTCACCATTGTACTTAAAAGTTTTATATAAAACTTCTGATAATTCACCTGTACGAGATAACTCTTGGAATCCAGTTGCACCTGAACCACCTGATAAACCAAAAGTGCTATCTGGACATGTAAATGCTCCTAATCCACCTCCACCATATCCACCACCTAAACCTATATCTCGTATGGATGCAGTTCCTCCAGTTGTTCCGGCAGTAGATCCTCTACGTTCTATAACTGTATTAAAGTTAGCTAAACTGTTACAAGGATTATATCCTGTACTTCCAGTTGAACCAGTTCCACCAGATGCACCTGTTGCGCCTGTTATACCTTGTGTATTACCAGTACAACAATCTTGTGTTAAACTACAAATATAATCTGCTTGTGCATTTGTTAAACAATAATACGTTTGTTCAGGAATACTGCTTAATGATTGATTGCATGGACAACGCAATGAAGCAAAATTTAAATTAATTTTACCACTTAAACCAGTTCCATCTGAATTTATATTTGTTGGAATCCATCCACCACTACCGGCAACATTTTGATAACCTGCTAGTCCAGCAACATCAACTACCCAATAATCTGGATCACACATGTGTGCTGTTCCAGAAGTATTTGCAGGACGAGATTTATCTGTTACGGTACTACTTCCTCCTCCACCACCAGATCCACTAAATCCACCTCCACCACCACCTCTTAATCCACCACCGCCGCCACCTCCACCACCAATAATATTTAAAATATCAAATGCTCCGCGACCACCTTTTGATCCTTGACCATCTTGTGCACCAGTTCCACCTTTACCTCCGGAAGTCTGTGTTCCTCCCGAACCACCTGCATCACCACCGCCCATACCACCAAGAGTAACTCCGGCTTGTCCACCATTAGCAGAATATCTTCCTGCACCACCACCACCGCCTGCTATAAGAAATGCAGATTCTGGGTCTTCTATACTTGTAGCAAGATAAGCTGCGCCACCACCCCATGCCCCATAGCCTTGTCCACCTCCTGCAGGTACTGTATCTACAGCAGCCGTCCATCCGGTAAAAGATCTACCAGGATCACTACCTATACCACCATACCCAACAACAGCAATATAATCTTTGTTGTAAGTTCCTGTTTTTTGTGCATATGCACCATTACCACCGGGAGTAACATTATTTACTCCTCCACCACCCGCACCCCATGCTTTATAAACAATTTGACGTTGTGTATCTAATTCTAGTTCAAAACACTTTTGTTTATCATTTTCGCATTCAGAACCCGATCCATATCCACCATTATATCCACCAAATATTCCTCCAGTTGGTTGATTATCACATGTAATACCTTTAAGTTTCATTGGAGGATTTCCATATCCAACAAATACAAAACTTGAATATGGTAATTGATAATATGGATGGCCATCTTTATAATAACCAGATGCGCCATATACAGGATGACCTGATAAACCGGAAACAAAATTGTTTAATTGTGCTGATGTGTCGGATCCAGTAAATCCTGTGGCTCCAGTATAATGGTATCCAACAAATCCCATACCACCATAATATCTACATGGAACTGCAATCCAGTTGCCACCACAACAACAAGCTTTTTTAGGCATTATCAATCCTCATGGTATTTAGAGGCTATGTACACCATCATCATTGGTGTAATAAATTTTATGAAAAGCTTCGTTGCACCACTTGGCACACACTGAACATGGCTTAGAGTTTCGATAGTGACCAAATCTATTAAAACGAAAATTAAGAAGAATTAGTTTTTCTCCTCTTAATGATTTTGGAATTTTTCGGTAGGCATCTAGTTCTGAGTGCATATCAGAACCACGATATCCCAAACGAAAAGTATCGGGGTGGGTCTTAAATACATTCTGACCCACCGCGATAATTTTCCGCTTATAGATTACTAATGAGATATGCTTCTTTTGTCTCTCCATTGCCATTGAAAGGGGTTTGGCAATAGGAACAAAATTTTCAATCACATGATCTATATTCATAATTTACACAGATAACTTCAGCTTACTCAGTGGATCAACACCACGAGAAGGAGTTACAATGCCCTTATTCAAACTAGAATCGTATTGTGCCTTAAACTCATCAAGTGGTTCAACAGTAAAGGCTATAAATGACTTTGGAATATTTACACCTTTAGCAGCCTTTGTATACTGCATCCATGGCATTAAACCAATCTGCCCTTGTTGCATAGGAATCAAGATTGCTGGATCTTTAAGAGTCCAAAAATCTGTTTCTTCTTCAAATCTTGCGATAATTTCTTCACCCGAATTTAATCTAAATAGTTTTACATTACTCATTTTGGTATCCTTTGTTAGTTACACTATAACATAAAAAATAACAAAAGCAAATAAATGTTACGATTTAAACAATACCTTATAGAAAATAATAATTCAGATGATACAGGTATAAAAGTTGGTGAATATTCAATTTCTCCAATGGATGCTTTATCTAACAGATTAGGATCACCGCAAAAGGCACTTGATTACTTAGAACTAATAAAACAAAGGCGAGCACAACATTCATCTGAAATTGATCCACAGTGGGTTCTTCCATCAGTAGAATCAGAGGATTATTCTGAAAAATTAAAAGTAGGAGTAAGACCAGGAAGACCTTCAGGTGAGATGGGACTTTCACCTGCTACTTTGATGGTAAATAAAGAAAAAAATACTGTTATAGATTATAAGAGACCAGATAGTCAAGATGTAGATTTGACAATAAACACAAATGCTCGTTCTCCATATCCTGCTGGCCAGGAAGCAATTAAAAAAGATTTAACTAAAGCATCAAATGAATTGCAAGCTAATGGGCAATATAAAAAAGATACTGGTGCTTTATCAGATACTCTTTGGCACGAATTACAACATGTATTACAATTTAAAGGTCTTAAAAAGCATAATAGACCATCATCTGATATGTCAGCTCAAGGTTATGATTATAGTTCAAAAGATCCTAAAATAACTCCTCAGATGTCTACGTATGTAACATCTCCTATGGAATTACCAGCAAATATGAGTGAAAATAAAATGAGATTTTATGAAGCATCAGGAATTTTATTAGATCCTAAGTTTACAGATGAGCATTTTGAAAAATATAAAGGTTGGCTAAAAACCGACCAAAATAAACAATCAAAAATTCTTTTACAATTATTTGATGATCCTGAAAAAGGAAAACAAGCAAAAGAATTATTAAGACAAATTGCACAAACAAATAAACGTAATAATGGTGAAATGATGGCTTAATTAAAAAGCCACAAGTTCTTTATGAAAAGAATCTTTTAGTATAAACCATTCTGGAACATTTCCTAATTTCCATTTAGCAAACTTAGTTTTTTCGCCAAGATAATATGCACGGTATGCAGTTACTGCATCTGCGTTCTTATATTGTTCTGGCATTGCCTGTGCAAAGTCAGTACAAATAGTATTAGGAAGATTGCTTGGTGCATTTTTAGTAAACCATTGTGACATACTAGTAGACTTATGGATTTTACCATAACGGCTAGTATATTCATTAGTCAATTCATATGTATGATTGGCTAACCAATAATAATTGGACTTAGATGCTCTTGCCCAAATAGTACATGGATGATTGTGAAAGCATGGTTTATATAATTCTGGTTTGTTGCCTTGCACTATATCTAAAGAATGAACTGTTGAAAGCATCTGACATCCTTCAAGAATCATTTTGACAACATGCTTATCACACATCATCTGTGCAGCAACATACGGATCTTTATCTAAAACAAAAATGTTCATATTTCATGTTCCTCAAAAATGTTATTGATTGTACGATTAACCTTTACCAAGGTACCATTGGAGTATAGAGAAGGCAAATCAAAAGCACCAACATAAGAACAAGCCGAGCGCAAACCACCAAGAATTTCTTGTATCGTATTGTATACAGGTCCACGGTAAGGAACCTCCACTGTGCGTCCCTCTGACGCACGATATGTGGATAGACCACCATTGTATTTGTCATTTGCAGTTTTGCTGCTCATTCCATAATGCAACATTGTGAGCTGTCCATGCTCTTTATGACGAATTTCACCACCACACTCATCGTGCCCTGCAAACATTCCACCAACCATAACAAATGCTGCACCGGCAACGAATGCTTTTGCAATATCCCCAGAGTGCACTACTCCACCATCAGCAACGATCCCAATATCTAATGCTGCTGCGGTTTCTGCACACTCTACTACTGCGGATAACTGGGGGTATCCCACTCCCGCTATTCTCCGTGTCAGGCACATTGACCCGGCTCCGATTCCTATTTTCACTAAGTCTGCACCAGCAAGCGACAAGGCTTCCACTCCTTCTGGTGTCACTACATTCCCTGCTACAATTATCGACGTTGGACATTTCTCTCTTACCTTTCTAACAAAAGAATGAAACTCTTTCATATAACCATTTGCTACATCTAAGCAAATAAACGTTGGATCTTTTATAGATGGGGTATCAACCCATAATTTACTTTGTGCATCTAAACCTAGACTAAGTGCAACATTATGTTCTTTATCGGGATATTGTGTAATAAAAGAATCATAATAATCAAAACCTTTTTTGAGACAAGTTACCATATTATGTTTGGAAAGAGCAAGTGCCATATCATGTGTACCAATGGTAGACATATTCGTAGCCATGACGGGCATACCTTTCCAAACTCTACCACATTTAAAAGTTGTTGAAACTTCTAAACTTACATCGTTTCTAGACTTTACATCAGAAAGTCTTGGAACAATCAGAACATCAGAGTAATCAAGTTTTGGTTCGTAATTAATAGTCATCGACGCTAGTATAGCACCAACATAGTATATGTCAATTATTTATTTTGAGTCTTCTATTCTTTTAATTGCATCACGAAGATTTAACATTAGTCTTGCTAATTCTTTAGATGTAATTTTATCCCGAAGATAGTCTTCATATTTTGAAAGAATGATCTTCGCTTCTCTGAAAAGTATTGCATGTATATGATCAGAGCTTTTGGAATCATTTGACATCAATATTATTTATTTATTCTAAAGATTCGCTATCGTCTCTTACAAATCTGAATACGTTTCCCATATAAAACGATTTCCATTTTTGTTCGTTTAGATCCCATACACCTACTCTAGCATTAGGCATAGGACTAAAAAATTTATTACGAGTATCAAATTCTCCGGATGGAATACTTAACGAAGATAAAGTGCAATTTAATCTTCGGGTATTTCCATTTTTTTTCAAAAACCATATTGAACATACTCCGCTCAAATTTTCCATTATAACTTCTGCTGCAGAAATATGATCTGTTTTAAATACGTTATCTTTTTTAACTACAGATACATCAATAATAAAATCGACTGATGGATCAAATACGTTTACGTCTCTTTTAATTTTACTTTTTCTCAAATATGTTTCATAATCTCCATATATTTTTTTAATATATGTCATGAATTCATCATCTTGACCTTCAACTGCTTTATAACGGTCATTACGAACACCATCAGAACGATAATCTAAAACAGTTTTAGATGTTACAAAGTTAAAAGGATCCAGAATTTGCTTGGTAATTCTATCATTAAATTCTTTTGAAAAACTTTCATTAGGATTTGAAGTTGGATTTTCTGCCATTAGAATTCCAATCTTAACATGTTTTTATCTGTTATGATACTTTTTATATCAATCTCATGTTTTTTTAAAAAATTTATCATATCAGGAAAAAGTATGAGATGTATAAAGATATACAATTTTCCATAAGGTTGTTTTTTATTTTGTTGAATGCTATCTAAAATTTTATTAAAGATTTTTTTATCAAATTTTAATGTCTCTGGCAACACCAAAGATTTGTAGTCAAGTTTTTCGGTTTCGATAATCATAAAATTATTTATTTGCAAATCAAAAGATCTGTGGTACCTTACAGTCTTTTAAGACCTTAAAGGGTACAAGTACCTCTAGAGATACTATAGATAAACATATAAAGTAATATATAAAGTATTATCTAAAGGTATCTTTAGATGGTATAAAGTTACCTAATAAGTTACTTCTAATATCTTTAGGTACTTTAAGTTCTTGTGAAATTTGAGAAGGAGCAAAGCCAATATTCTCATTCATTAATTGAAGAGGGCTTGGTCTGTTCTTATATTGTGCTTGAACATTTCTGATGGCATCTTCTAAGGAATTTTTCGGTCTAGATCTCATAAATTTATTTATATTGTATTCAAACACATATGTTTCATAAATATTTTTATTACATCAAAAGGATTCTCATGGATTACATGACAAACTATTATAAAAATTTATCTGAACAACTTCAAGAACAAATTAATTTAATAGAAGCAGGATTAAAAAGAGCACTCAGTTCTGGCAATCCTGAACTAATGAAAAAAGAACTTGCAAAAAGAAGAGCAAAAAAAGATAGACTTCAAGACGAAGAAGCAAAACTTAATAGACTTCCTAATTTTAGAGGTGCAGGTGCTGCTCATGGAAAATTTATGCAAGGACAAGCCTTAAAGCAAGGAATTGAAGATCTTGCTATGCCACTAGACTCTATGGGTGTTCGTACCGGTATCAGAATCGATGAACTTCCACCAGAAAAATCTCGGAAGTATTAAATAATTTACTCAAGAAAGAAAGAAACTAAATAATATTATGAATTACCTAACAAACTATTACAAAAACTTGTCCGAACAACTCCAAGAAGAACTCAACAACCTTGAGAACGTAATTTTGGAATATCGAAAAACCAAAACACAACGTGTTGATATTACTGACATCGAAAATGATGGAGAAGAAGTTCCGCTAATTCACGGCAGAGTTGTCACCAAGAAAGGCAAGCCTGCAGGTAAAGGTGCAGCCAAGGAGAGAGATGTAGCCTTCTATCCCGGTATGGGCTCAATGCCAAACTATCGTGGAAATGATGAAGCCGATGCAGAGGAAGCAATTGCTGACTGGGGTCGTCCAACCGTAGACAATAATCCAATCTGGGCAAATATGATGGGTAGAGGACCAGCCCAAGATGTAAGACGAGCAGAACTTTTTAATCCTAACCGATTTGGTCCCGATAGAGGTCATAATAGACCAGGAACTGGACAAAAAGCAAAGAAAAAGGCACAAGCAATTCGTTCAGCCGAGTATGATAGAAAACATCCTCGTTAAGTTTTAAAAATTTAAAAATACAAAAAGAAAGGGATCCAAATTTTGGATCCCTTTTTCATTCCTAGAATGGCTTGTGAGCTTACTTGGCTGCAGGAGCCTGTACAGCCGGTTTAACCACAACGGGTTCCGTAGCGTGGCTATTAGCCCAGGTAAACACAATTACAGCAAGAACACCGACTGCAACAAGAATCCAGGTAGTGGACGAAACGTTCTTCACAAAGTTCTTAATCTTATCAATCATAGTATCTCCTTTAAAAGACTATTTAGGTCTCTCAGCACCCACCCCCTTTTTTCGGTTTTATAAATATTTTCATGAAATCCTTCAAACAATATCTGCTTGAGTATGACACAAATAACAAACCCATGCCAGGATATTCCTATGATGAGCAGGAACCAGAACTTCGATCAGATGAAGACGCAGAAAAGACCAAAGAATGGTACACAAATGTAGCAGGTGATGGCGAACCATCAAGAACCCGCTCTGGTGATACACAAGTATATCAATCAGAGGTTGATTTAGAAGGAAGACCAACAGGACGTACAATGTCTTCAACCGTAATGTCTCCTGAAAATAAAGCTAGAGAAGAAGAAATGGAAAGTGCTTATTTAAAACAAAAATGGGAAGGTGATGTAAATACAAGAATCTTAGATAATCAAAGAAAACCTAAGTTTAAAACTGAAGATGACAGAAATAATGAATTTCTTCGTATAAAATTTAAAGAAGAACCAATACGAGCAAGAGATATTCCACGAACAACAGGTGTTCCAATGGATGACTTAGCATAATCCTTCAAAATTTATAAATAATTTTATGTCATACTCATTTTTCCCTAACGATTTTACCAGTCTTCCAAATCTTCAAGATCAAGCCTTCTTGATGAAGCAGAAGCAAGTAAATGAAGCAAGCCGTCCAACTTTCATTCCTCTCACTACTGCCTATGATGACAGTAATGATCCAGCACCAAATATTGCAGCCCGAACAGACGAAGAAGAACAAGATCTTCGTGTAGATCAGGTAGATAACTTTGGTGGGGAGTATCCAGGTGCTGAGTATGCTCAAATGGCTAGATCACTTAATCATTATAATGATGCTCATCTACGAACTGGATCTAAAATATTCTTAGATAGACAACAAGCTTTACGTGATGCTTTATCTAAACCACATAGAGGTCGTCCACTGTCAACTTACGGAAACCATACACCAACACATCAAAAAGCAGTAGCTGATTTTTATCAATCCTATAAGACACCACAAGAGTTAATAGATCAAGGTGAAGGACAAAAGATAATGAGTGATGTAAGTAGGCAAGTACTAAGAGCACACCCACAGTATGGAGCCTTTGTACAGTTACAAAATTCACGTCCAAGAGTTGATTAAGTAATACTTTAAAAATTTTAAATAAACTTTTGGGCTCCTTCTGGGGGCCCAAATTTTTTTATGGCATATGAGGTATTTGGCTATAGGGGGCCCGGGAAATTTTTAAGGCATATGAGGTATTTTGAGAATTTTAAAGAAAATCTGAGAAGGCCGGGAGCTAGCCCGTCCGATAACCGGAATCCTATATGGGACCCGCTGCACTGTTTGGACACGGCCACCCCCCCACCCCTAATATTAATTTAATAATAATATAACACCACAGCCCCTTGCGGGGCTGTGGTGTGTGGGTAGGTTATGAGTCGAACTCGGGACAGTCATACCCATCGCGGTCATCGCCATAGGGGTCCGTGTCGTCATCGTCCTGCGTGCTACGCGGGTCGGCGTCCCAACACGCCTCTGCGCGAACGTCCTCATAACATTCCTCGCATGCGCCGAACTGGGGGTCCAGCTGTACGTCTGGGGCGTGACCGCAGTACTGGCAGGTGCGAGGGGTTTCAGCGTTAGTGGTGGTGCAGCTCATGCACATATGATACCACAAATTTCATGGTAAGTCAAGCGCATGGGTGAATTTATTTAATATCCACAGCCCCCCCTCAGAGGGGGGGGCTGTGGTTGGCTAGGCAATGCAGGTCACAGCCCAAGCGGCCTTGCTAGGCTCACATCTCGCCCCATCCTGCACTCTCTAGCCATGCGTTGTCTGCATCCCAATCATCCTGGCTCATGCGGCCGCAGGCGTCAGCGAATCGCTGAGTGTCCAACTCAGCCTCCTGCTCGCGTGCGTTCCATTCAGCCTCGCGCTGATTATCCTCCGCGATACGGTCGCGCTCATCGCGCTCCGCGTCACATGACGGGCAGGCGGTGCCGTGGTTGGCATACTCGGGGCGGTGGCAGATGCAATTGTCGTTGTTGGTGCTCATGCACCAATTGTAACCGATGATTGAATGAAAGTCAATACCACTACAATAATATATTTCATGCGGCCATGTTATCGGCCATACAAATTGTTATAATATTCCGTTGCCTGCTATTGACTTTCATTTAATTCTGTGTTACAATATATTCGTGCTACAGAACACCACCTCCACCCGTCCGATCCACTTCCACCTCTCAGCCTCGACCGCGAAGCCTGAATGCCGTGCCATCCTGCTCGACCTGCCGACTTCGCCGATTGATCGCTCCGCGTACCTCTACAGCGTCCTCGACTCCGGTTGGCTGCGCGTGATGTACCGCAAGTCAGACGGTACGCAGACGAGCCGACTCTGCACTCGCAACCCTACGCTTGTGGCTAGCCTCGGAGACAAGCGCGATCTCTCCGCGATCAAGAACTCGGAGTTCAGTCAGACGGCACTTGAAACCATCGTGTACTACGATTACTGCGCGGGTGCCATCCGTGCCTTCCGCGTGGATCGGGTTGACT